GCACCAGCGGAAGGGGCACCAGCGGAAGGGGCACCAGCGGAAGGGGCACCAGCGGAAGGGGCACCAGCGGAAGGGGCACCAGCGGAAGGGGCACCAGCGGAAGGAGCACCAGCGGAAGGGGCACCAGCGGAAGGGGCACCAGCGGAAGGGGCACCAGCGGAAGGAGCACCAGCGGAAGGAGCACCAGCGGAAGGAGCACCAGCAGAAGGCGCAGATAAAACACCACCAGCACCAACAGAATCAGATAAAACAAAACCACCCGCACCACCAGCGGAAAAAAAAGAAGGAGGCAAAAGATATAAATACAAACGAGTGAAAAATACCAAAAAGAACAAAAAATCCAAATCCAAAAAATCCAAACGTTCAAAGAAATAAAACAATTTCTATGTAATTTGATATAACGAATACCAAATTACAAAATGTTCTCCCATCTATTATTGAATTTCATAATAACCATCCTCATTTCCATCGGAATTATTATGTCGATTCATTCTTTATGGAATTATTTAAAAGATACGTATACTACTAAAAAAACAAAAGATTTAGTCAATAGTCAAATTGAAAAATACAAAAAAATGTTAGAAATACAAAAACAACAAACCGAATTTATTACCGAGCAAGAGCAAGAAACGATGAAGAATGATTTATTACAATACGTAGAAACGTTATAATGGGGTCTATCCCATAAATAATATTTACAAAAGAATATAAATACTACACCATATATACAGTAATCGTATAATGGAGATTACACCGATACAGTTAAATGATTTGATGCGACGATTTCCCAATTTCGAACTTTCCTATGAAACAATTTCCCATAAGAAAGTTTCTTCATCTTACAATATTTGTTTAGCCATACCACAAGGTAAAAAATGCTTTGCGTGGTTTACCTTTTTCGGCGACAAAGATGTATGTATATTATTAGATATCAATAGGGAAAAAAAGATTTGTAAAGGCACAATATTAGATGTTGATTTTAAAAACCATTTAGAATTAGGAACATTAGTCTACGGCTCTCTGGTCGAAAATGAACAAAATGAATTTACATTCTTCGTCATTGAAGATATCATCTTCTATAAAGGGATTCAATTTAAAAAATCCAGTTTTCAAGAAAAATTAGGTTTTATGAATGAATTTATGAACTCCGTTACTCAACAATTTAAAACTAAAAAATCAGTGGTTTTCACTCTACCTGTAATGTGGGACGTTCAATCCACCGAAGATTTCGACGCAATGACTACCCTTCCTGAACATATAAATAAAATATTGCCTTATCCTACGCATCACGTTCAATATAGATGTTTAATTGATATCAAACCCTATTTGAATTCAGTGATTGTTAAAAAAATATCATTTACTCCCGTTGTATCGGAAACTAAAAAAGTATCAAAACATAAATTTGAAACCATACCACTTCGCATGGATTTTAGCAAACCTCAATATCGTTATCCAACTGTATTTCAAATAACGGCGGATATACAATACGATATTTATCATATGTTTGCTTATGGAAAAAACTCCAAACCAGTGTATTATAATGTCGCCTATATACCAAATTATAAAACGAGCGTTTTTATGAATAGTTTATATCGTAAAATCAAGGAAAATCAAAATTTAGATTTTATTGAAGAAAGCGATGATGAAGAAGATTTTCAAAATACAGAAGAAGACAAGTATGTCGACATTGATAAAGTATTATTAGTAGAATGTGTATTTAATACGAAATTTAAAAAATGGATACCATTGCGTGTAGTAGATAATTCCCATAAAATTGTCCATATATCAAAATTGTGTAATGATTTCGAACATTTTACAGAAAAACCTCGTTATACACAACAACACGCACAACACAATACAAACCATCACGCGCCATACCATGGCCAGCAACAACAACGAAAACCAAATTACAATCGCAATTGATATATATTATAATCTGTGTATAATATATAATGCCTGCGTTATCTTTTAGCGAAATTGGTAATTCCAATGTTCTCCCTCTTGATAAACCCACATCTACTGGTGGAAATATCGCTCAGTTTGAAAGCAAACAAGCTGGTGGAAAAAGTAAGAAAAATAAAAAGTCAGCAAAAAAACCAAAATCGGCAAAAAAAAGAACCGCAAAACGTTCTAGAAAATCAGCCAAGAAATCTTTCCTAGCCAAATTGAAATTTTGGTAAATTTATGATAAATCACTTATATTGATAAGACATTTACCACCAAATACACTTTTCGGTTCATCATCCTCCTGAATTCCAGCAGAACAATCCGCAGTAGTATTTGCGGTAGGTTCATATATTCGTTTCCACGTTTTATCTTCCGCCCAATCAATCGACATATTGGTATAAGTTTTACTATCTATTTGACGTATACGATAATTACATTTTTTATAAAATCGTTTTCTTTGATTCCATTGATTTTGAAATATATCATGCGAATCCACAATATCTACGACGATCGGTTTTTCGTGTTTCGTTCTTAAAATACGGCCAACCGATTGAACAATATCGGTTTTCGGTGTAATCATCACTAACGTAGACAATGTTTTTATATCTAATGCTTCCGCAGCCATCGCATATGTCGCCAATACAATTTGTTTGGTTTCAGATTCTTGTAATTTTTCTTGTTTCATACCACCAATATAGAAACCCACACTGGCTATTTTACGATGAACTACCGCATCGTATAAATAATTTAATAACGAACGATTATGTCCCAATATCATTATTTGTTTTTCTGGTTCTTCTATAATTAAATCGCCAATAACGCGCACAATAAAATCACTACGACGATTATAATCGCATAATTTAGATATCATAGTACTATATTTTGGATTCCCGCGAAAATCGATGGCCGTTTCATTAAATACCGCATCGTCCACTTTATATTGTATCGCCCGAACACATACCGGGTCTTCCGCTTCACGCGGTTTGCTATATATTTTATCGCCAATAAACATATACAATACCCTCGTTAATTTATCTTTTCGGTCGACTGTTGCCGAAATTCCCAACATATAAGGGGTGATAGTTTTAAATAAAGTTTTGGAAAATTGTTCACTACCTATACGATGAACTTCGTCAATAATCGTTAAACCGAAACTAGAAAACGCATTCGTCGCATATTCTTTATCATATAAGGTTTGAACCATTCCGATGACTATATCTTTGTCTACGATATCAAATTGAGGACCTTGTATTTTACCGATTTTCGCCGTTGGTAAAAACTCGGCGATACGTTCTATCCATTGGTTCATTAAGAATTCTTTATGAACAATGATGATGGTCTTTTTTTTTAACAATGAAATGATTTTTAAAGCCATAACAGTATTATGAGTGACTGTAAAATCATCTAATACAAAACGACGATTTCCATCAATTTCAAAACCATAGTAATCATCTATTTCTAATTTTTCTAATTTAATTCTATATTTTAAAGCGTCGCGTGTTAATGAACGAGAATGAACTGTCTTACGAGTACAATTTACAGGTATTTCTTCTAATCCACGACCATATATTCTTGTTCTATAATACATTCCCCTTGTACGACTATTTACTTTTGTTTTAAAAGCAGCAAATCCCAATGACCTGGATATAAATATAATATCATCTAATAGTGTTTCATTTTTGTGTGTTAATTCAAAACAATTTTGATTATAATATCCATCTGAATCAATTAAACCAGCTAATAATTCTAATTGAACTTTTCTAGAATTACATTTATAATGTTGAGGAATATATTTATTATTAATTAAATTGTATTTTCGTAAGAAATTCATAAGAATATTATTTTTATTCGCGGTAGTTGAATAAGTAATTTCTTGTTTTGATGTATCTCCATTGGAAGAACTATCACCTAACCAATTACCGAATAAATATGGGTCGATTTCTACGTCTTTTTCTTTGAATTGTATAGGAACTCGATATCCTAACAATGGTTCTCCTCCATCATGATAACATTTTGGTAATTGTAAATATTCTAACACTGGGATATCTATCACTGTTCCTTTTGGTAAATTTTTATTTATATAACTGCTAGTTTTCAATGATAATATATGACTTTCATTCACTATATATCCTTCACTATTTGAAGAACATACTTTATACATCATTTCTCTACCTCTAGCTAACGATAACACATTTCTAGGAGTAGAATCATCACCCATTAAAATATCTCCTACAACGATGTCTTGAACTAGTTTAATAGAACCATCAAACATTAAAATTTTGGTGTCTTTACCTAAACATTTACCCGCACCACACGGCACTTCCAGTATGCCGCCATTGCCTTGATCAGTAGAACCGCAGCATAATGGGTTTCGAACGTGTTTCATATAAATATCTATAATTTCTTCTTGATAATCACGCAAAGGTTTGGTAAATTCCACCGCAATATCATCGCCAGAACAAATTTCAGTTTTGGAAGGTAAACCATATCGTTCAATCCCATAAAAACGAGGAATATATATTTTATTCGGACTTTCACGATACACGTGAAACGCGTTGGATTCTTCGCCAGTCGCCGCCCCGTATTGAACGCCCATGACTACTGGTTTTACATATAGATCCTTGTGTAAATATTCATAATCTTCTTTAGATAATAAAGATAAAGGAATAGTATAACCCTTTTTTCCAAGATAAGACTGAGAACATATCGTATTTTTATATTCGGCGGTTAGTAATAACGGTTCGTCTTTTTTAGGTGGAACTTTGACGATTTTTTTTTTAGAATACATATTAGAGAATCACTACATTATTTTTATATTTAGCACTTTTAAATCAATTTTTCCGAAAAGATTATTCATATCTTTGTGTAATTTTTATATATATCTATCTTATATATGCAAATCATTAATTCTTTAAAAAGTTTAGTTAACGGTCTCAAACTATCCAATTTGGCTAGCCCTTTTAAATCATTTTCTAATGTGGAATCCTCCTTATTGGCTATTTTCATTCTTTATTTGGTTTTACCTATTCAAACCCCTTCTTTCTTAGTAGGTTTAGTAAATTCAACTGTTAGTATGATTATTATTTTCGCCATTACTGTGTATTTATTTTTATACTCCAACCCTATTTTAGCTATCTTGTATATTTTCGTCGCTTATGAATTATTACGTCGCAGTGCGAATGTCCATTCCGTTAAAATGGCGGCATATACACCAACCCAAGCGAAAAAAGACAGTGATTTAATCAAAATGAATCCTTCAAAAGAACGCACATTGGAAGAGGAAGTCGTTGAACAAATGGCTCCAGTAGGCAAAAGCGACCCTAGTGTGTATTTATCCAGTTCATACAAACCAGTTGCCGAAAATGTTCAAGGGGCTTCTGTGTTCTAAACGTTCTTTGTATGTTCTCAACTTCAATAATTATTTTCAATACGGAAATAATTATTATGTAATTATAGTTATTATGATTTGGGTTTATCACTATTTGGTATCATAGTTATTGATATGATAGATACTCCAGGTAGAATAATAAATACTGGTATAAACCACATTAAAAATATGAATACTGTTTTGCTTATTTTTTTGGTGAGCCAAATAGGTAAAATAATAATCAAAAATAATATAAATGTCGCAAACATCGCGATAATTGGTTTTGTTTCACCTTTACCGAAAACATCAAATTGGACAACCTCTATGATATATTGTCCTAATTCCTTCAATATATCTATGAATTTTAAGATTTCCGGTTTATCTTTGTTTGCTGGGTCTTCCGCAAATTTTTTATATTCGTCTCTATATTTATCTTTGAAAAAACCAATTTCGCGATTATAACCTACAACACTGGCCGATAATCCGAAAAAGACAAAGAAATAAACCGCATACATTACAAATTCGAAATTTTTGTTCATACCATAACCTAACATTGTGAAAAACAAAACCACCGCAACAATAGAGATAAAGACATCCACCGCAACATTTCTTCTATTTAGAACATGGAAATCTCCAGAGATTAATTTATAAATATTATCGACGACTACTGTTTTATAAAAAAAAGGAACGGTGAAATAGGTAAGCAAAATAAATATGAAAAACATCATGACGTTAATAAGCGTCTTCATAAAATCCAATTTACTAGCATCACGGGTATATTCACTTTGTATAGGAACATTATAAGTAGCGATAGTTTCAGCACTTTCGCCAGTAGGGGTACAGTCAATATATATTTCATCTTCTCCTTGTTGTGTTATATTGTTTTTAGGTAAAACTATATATTTTTGATTCGTTGGAAATTTTGAAAACCATGATGCTGGAGTTCCCGTTATTTTTTCAGTAATATACTTATAACTCGCGTTATTCACATAAATCATATTTGTAAATACAAACACTTTATCGCTCGTATTAATATCATATACAATACAATTATTTTGAGAAGGTATACTCGTATTCAACGCAAATGATATATTGTTCTCTTTTTTACTTATTTTATTTATCAATTCATCTACCGAATTACTGTCTGTAAATTTAATATTTGGATTGGATTCTAATAAAAAACACGTATAGTATTTTCCAGAACCAGTAATTGGCGCATGTTCAATGATAAGTTCTCCTATTACATTTTGAGATTGTATTTGGGCTATATTATCATGGATTAAATCAGTTATATATATTTTAGAACCATTATATGAATTCATTGTATCAGGATATAACAAATTCGGCGCGTTTGGCTTGAAAACACTATTTATTTTTAGATACTTAGGTTCATTTGTGTAATATGTATAATCATCTGTATTGAGAATGATTGGATAATAATCATATATTAATTTTTTATTTGTAGTATCTATATTTTTTGTAATATCAAATGTGGAAGACATATAAACTATATAATCTAGTGATATAGTTTATTTTGCGTAAATACTCTAAATATTTGTTATATTTATAAATATGGAATATAATTAAATGATGAATTTTCATATATAGTTACGCGGAATGTATCATTATATCCTTCTACATATACATTATCCCCATTGTTTATATCATCACAACCATATTCGCCCGTACAACTTTTTCCATTCAAACTAATTGGTAATTTTGTATTCATATTTCCAGTATTGGACATTGTATAATACGACCATTTATCACGGCCATTCATCAATTTACGTCCCATTAATGGTAATATCATTTCGTCGGATTTTCCATTTTGTCTTGTTAATATGCCTACCTGTTGATAAGCCATATTTGTTCCACGTGTTTGAACATTGACTGGAATTCCTCTAACATCGCCGCTATCGCTTGGAAAATACAAACCGTCTTTTTTTAAAGGTGGTGAATAGGGGTCGTTCATAGGGTCATTGCGGGTACTTATAGTTGCTAAAGAAGAGATAGCTGCCGAAGTAGAAGGAGGTGCTACAACAATGATATTCGCGCCACTTGTAGAATTCATTTTCGTATGTTGTTGATAAAATAAATATCCGACTAAAAGAACGATAATAAATAAAATGAATAAAGTCATATTTTCAATACAAAAAACCCCTGGAATACATTTTTTACCCATGTTTATACTATATGATTATATTTTATCGCGGTTATTTGAAGGCCCCCATAAATGTTTTTCCGCCTTTTGCTATTTGTTTCGCTCCTTTATTCATAATTTTTGGAATATTCTTCTTGAAATCGTAATCAATTTCTTTCGCTTTTTTCATCAATACACTTTGTTTTAAACGCTTACAGTTATAGCACTGGTCTCTCACATTTTTAGGCCATCTTATAATGTTAAATCCCGCAGCAGCGTATACTTTTCCATTTACCCACTCCACCACTTTCCATATACTTCTTTGTGTTCCGTATAAATTTATTCTTAAAAAAGTAGCTAGAAACCATAATGTTATTCGGATAGGTAAATAAACTATTTGTATAACACTATCTACCATATAATACAAGATACAATTGGGTATATTTGATACGTATTTCACACCACACATTAAATAGGAAAACAAATATTGACTAACATATGCGAAGAGTAATCCTATATCGGATACTCCTCGTCCTAAACCAATACCTAAATATTGAAATTCTTTTCCAATCCCGGTAAATATATCCCTTAAACCCTTACCCATCATATTAAAACGTTTTGTAACTGGTTTCATTGCGGATTTAAGACTTGATGTGAATGCTTTTTTTATTTCTTTACCAATATTAATAGCTCCTTCCTTAAAACCTTCTTTCTTATCGTCAATATGCGGGTAAACAAATTTTATACATATGAATATTAGAATGAGAAGAAAGAAAATATAATAATAAATTTTGTTATCCATTATAATTGTAAACGTATACTATAATATTATAATATTATAATATTATACACTTATTTATATTTTTCAAATTTTTCAATGAAACCTTCGGCTCTTTGCATTAAAGGTTCTAATTCAGACATACGCTTTATGATTTTATCTTGTACTTCCATAAATTCTTTCATTTCACCAGTCATTTGTTCTGTGCTTACTTCTGTTTCTCCTTCTTTTTCCTTTTCTTCAAAATTTTCGTCCTCATCTATTTCAATTTCCTCATCTTCTCCTTCTTCCATATCTTCAAGTCCTTCTAAACTTTTGGTATGTTTCAACATATAAGTAATACATATCGCAACAAATAAGACAACTATCATATTTTTACTAAAAAATGTAGTTAATACACCTACTAATATAAATACAATAACAGATTTGAAATCGCGTGTATTTAATAAATACAATACATCAATTAAAGCTATCGCTAATAACGCATATAATAAAGCGCGGTTATGTAAAATAGAATTCGATGTACTTTTTGAAATGCTAGGTAAACTAGGCAATAATGATTTTACTTTATTCATAAATTTTGGAAACATTTATAGAATACTATGTTATTTTTTTTCCACACGATTTTTTATTCCTAAATTTGTTCTTCTGTATCATTATCAAATTCTTCGTCTATTTCTTCCTTGGTCGGCAAATAATTCATCGTATGTTCAGCACTATAAATCTCCAATATTTCTTTCACTACTTCTTCTCGTTGTATATCATCTCGGCTAAATTGGAAACTCGTAATACTGGACGAACGTTTGCCTTTAAATTTACTTAAAAAATCTTCTAAACCATTCAACTCATTAATTCTATCATATTGTTCCAAATCACCCGTAATAACCAAACGACTGTTCTCTCCTAAACGAGTTAGTAACATTTTCATTTGTGATATGGTCGAGTTCTGCATTTCGTCGGCAACGATCCAACAGTTTTTAAATGTTCTACCGCGCATATATCCTAATGGTGCGATTTCGATGACTTTGTCTTCCATCATAGCAAACACTTCACGGGGTGATACAAAATTATATAAAATATCATAAATAGGCCTAACCCACGGCGCCATTTTTTCTTCTAATGTTCCCGGTAAAAACCCCAATTCTTCATCTACTGAAACTGATGGACGTGTAAATATCAATTTCTCATAATTACCTAATAAAAAATTACGAACTCCATATTCAGTAGCGAATAAAGTTTTACCTGTTCCGGCAGGTCCGGTAGCAACCACTATCTTTTTATTTTTATTTTTCAATAGATTGATATACTCATCCTGGCTAATATTTTTTGGTTTGGTGAATTTATTTTCAAATTGATTCTTTTCACTATGAGATAAATGATTGATATTTTCATATAATTTCCTTTGTCTTGTTGCGGATTTTTCACGTTCTCTTTCAACATCAGAATAAAATTCATTCATTAATTGTTTTTCACTTTGCTTTTTGAATTTTCGTGATTTTCTACGAGTGTCTTCCTTGGGTTCTCCCAATTCGTTTATAACACTGTCGAAATCTTCTCTTTTCATTAAAGTATACTGTTATAAAAATTTATACAGACTTTTCTATTTCTTTTATATTGTTATACTTTTATATTTATTATAGCATAATGTGTATTTTTACCAATAAAATAATCTATACAGAATGTATAATGGAATATTTCAACCAATATATATTTATAAAAACAAATAATGAAACAAACAAACCTAGAACCGCTTTACACTCTTTTCAATATTTTATACAAAATAGTCGTATTGAATTAATTAGTGATAGTTCAGCATTCGGCATTGTATTCAAATGTATGTTTCAAAAAAAAGAGAACAAATCCCCATATTTTTATATCAATTCACAGGGCGAATTATCAAATGTAAAAACAATCGCAATCAAATTATTGTTATTATGTGATTATAATTATACGATAAATAATGATGAACCTGAACAAAATACTCGTCTTTCGTGGGACTATATAGATAAAACAAATAAAAAAGGGATTAAATTATATGAAAAAAGAGACGCGTTCATGAATGAAATTCAAATGTTATTAGATGTATCCGAAAAAGGAATTTATGCGTTAAATCGCAATACACCTATCTCTCTGTATTCTAGAATATATAGCCATACATCCGCCCAATATAAATTACTTGAATATATTTTACATAGAAATTGTGCGGATAAAATAAGTAGAAACTCTATATCACAAATCACTTCTACGTTTCGCAATGTTCAACAAAAATACAATACAAATATTTATTTTGGAGTTGCCGCCATGGAATATATTGAGAGTGATTACATCGTATATTGCGATATTATAAAACCTATTATATTTGATGAAATAAAAGTAATTCCTGGAAATGAGAACATTCATAAATATGATAGTATAAATTTATCCAAATATTCGAAACGATTACGATGGATGTATAATACAACTCGCTATGAATTATTACGATTGGCGATAGATACTGGTTATTCTCAAGGGGATTATCATACTGAAAACTTATTGGTAAATGAAAAAAAAAGATTGACGATGATTATTGATTTCGGGAAAGGGAAAGAAATAATTGATAATCGGGATAATATCGATTTATGGATGAAAATTAAAAAAAGTAATAGCGATGAAGAATCTTTACAATATTTGCGAGACATTTTATTGAATATTTTTGAAACAACATTTGTCGAAAATGAAAAGAATAGCGCGGAATATAAATGGTTGAAAAATATAGATATGGAAGATTATCGTATCATACTGTTTATACATCAATTAAGAGAACTTTATACAGAAAAAAAGACGACGAAAGTATTTGATATGTATTTTGAAAGTAGGAGCGAATACGTGTTCAATGGATATATTTATATCGATGATAAACCATTTACTCAAGTAGAAAAATATAGATATTATTTTTGTAAAATTCCTATGCGAATGTTGATGCGTTTGTTTTGAATTATTTTTTTTGGTAAATCACTTTGAATTTGAAAATCATTATTTACAAACGGTATAAAATCTAACTAATATATTATTTAGAAAGAAATGTCCGAGCCTACTTTTGTTGAACCTTTACTAAAAGCTGACGATAACAGATACGTTTTATTTCCTATCAAAGACAATGATATATGGCTAATGTATAAAAAAAGTGTGGATTCCTTTTGGGTCGTGCCTGAAGTAGATTTATCGAAGGATTTGGGCGACTGGGATAAGCTAACACAGGACGAACAAAATTTTATAAAAATGATATTGGCGTTTTTTGCCGCAAGTGATGGATTAGTATTAGAAAATTTGGCTTCTCGCTTCATGTCTGATGTTCAATTAGCCGAAGCACGCGCATTTTATGGATTTCAAATAGCTATCGAAAATATTCATTCCGAAATGTATTCTACATTGATTGATACCTATATTCGTGATGGAAATGAAAAAGAAAAATTGTTTAAAGCGTTGGAACATTATCCTTGTATCGCCAAAAAGGCGAACTGGGCCAAAAAATGGATTAATGATAATCGCAGTTCATTTGCTTCTAGATTGGTCGCATTTGCTTGTGTAGAGGGCATTTTCTTCTCCAGTGCGTTCAGTTCTATTTATTGGATTAAAAAACGCGGTTTACTACCTGGTCTTACTTTTTCGAATGAATTGATTTCGCGCGATGAAGCATTACACACCGAATTCGCTATTTTGTTATACAGTAAATTACAAAAAAAATTAAACAAAAAACGGGTCTATGAGATTTTACAAGAAGCCGTTGAAATTGAAAAAGAATTCATTACCGAGGCTATCCCTTGTCGTATGATTGGTATGAACGCCAAATTAATGACCCAATATATTGAATTTGTCGCTGACCGTTTATGTTTACAATTAGGATATGATAAAATATATAATTCTACCAATCCATTTGATTTTATGGAATTAATTAGTGTAGAAACCAAAGTGAATTTCTTTGAACGCACCAACTCGGAATATGCGTTGGCGAATAAAACAGTGGACGCCGATGTCTTTGAGTTTAATGCTGATTTCTAGAGGGATGTAAATAAATAATGTTTTACACAATACATTATTTATTATTATATTTTATTTTCAACAACAACAATCTTTAGTAGGTTCAGTTTTCGCATATATCGCCAATGTCCTCGCACTCGCATCTTTCGCCTCTACATATTTGGGCATCCAAAAATACGGAACAACTTTTCCCAATCCTTTATATTCTTGTTCAAATATACATCGATAATACTGTTGCTCGCTAGTAGTTGGTAATAAATGTTCTTTTAAATTATTCATGAAAATCCGAACCTTATACTGTTCGTGGTGCATCTTTTCGTACGTATATTCTTGAATAATTTCATATAACGACCTAGTTTGTTTTGATACACCATCACTAAATGCTTCTTTTCTTCTCCACAATATTTCTTCCGGCAACAATGGTTCACCCTCACTATTTTTAAAATGTTCATAGGAAAAAGCGGTTCGCAATAAATATTTCTCACAATTATCCTCATTTGGATGATATCTTACATGTAAAGGTATAGACAAATAATATTGAACCCAAGTTCTATCCAAAAATGGGGTTCGCGGTTCTAATCCGTGACTCGATATTGATTTATCGGACCGTAATACATCAAACATATGTATATCTTTCAATAATCGTCGACATTCACTATCAAATTCTATCATATCTGGCGCTTTATGCATATATAAATATCCACCCGTTAATTCATCTGAACCATCACCGTTAAATATTACTTTGGCTTCACTATGTTCCGCGATGTATTTGCCCAATAACCAATTACCCAAACTAGCCCTTACCGTTGTAGTATCATATGATTCTATGGATTTTACTACGTGCGGTATCGCATTTATAAAATCGCATTCTGTTACAATTATCTCGGTATGTTTTGTTCCCAAATAATCGGCTACAATCTTCGCATATTTCAAATCTTCCGAACCTTCTAACCCGATACTATAGGTTTCGATTATAAATTTGTGATTAAACCGTTTATGATATTCTACCACTAATGCGGTAATTAAACTACTATCTAATCCTCCTGATAACAAACACGCAATTGGTCTTTCCGTGGTTGAACAACGCTTTTCTACCGCGGTTGTTAAATAATATTGAATATTACGCATAATACTATCCATATTACATAAATGCGAATGTATAATACTGGTAAATCCGGTAGAATGATACCTTCTTTCTATTTTTAAATCCCATTGGGGCGATACTTTGGTTGGTAATTCATATACCGAATAGGTTCCTGGTTCAAAATGATTTAATGAATATTTTTCTTCGGTTTTATTCATTTCTTGATAAAATTTATTTAATACTTTTAATTCCGACGCAAAACCCACTATGTTTTCATTCTCCGCATTCAACGATTTTAACGAATATAATGGACGAACTCCATAAGGGTCTCGTGCTACATATATTCTGGATTGCTCATTCGTGATTCGATAATCAATCAATATAAACGCAAATACACCATCTAACATTTGTAAAGTTTGTTCTATTCCATATTCACGATATAAATGTAAAATAACTTCGCAATCACTATCGGATGTGGGGTCTATATCCATCATTTCATACAAATCCCGATAATTATAAATTTCACCATTACATATTAATGCGATATCGCCCATAATCATTGGTTGATTGGACTCAGAATTCAACCCATTAATTGCTAAACGATGAAACCCGAATTCGGCTTTTATCATTACTTTGGTCAATTTTGAGAATTCTGGACCTCTCCCTTTACCTTTTTCAAATTGTTCTTTTACAAATTGTTCATCAAAATGATTATCGTTATTTAAGAGAGCAAATATACCACACATAGTAGATATAATATTATAAATAGATAATTCTATATCATTTTATTTTGTAAAAAAAATATGTATTATATATATTACATATGAGTTTTTCATCCGATAGTTTATTATCCTATAGTCAATACAATATACATGATGTTCGCGCAATTAATGACTTAATTGAAGGTGGCAATAGTTATCTAGTTCTTCCACCTTTACAACCTTTAGGAAATCCTACAGTCAATGTAAAGATTGAAAAACAACAAGGTATCGATGTTTTACCCAGTATCCCAAATAGTTTATTTTCAAACGATAATGAAAGCAAACAACCAGTGGTATTTGAAACCGATAAAAATAATAATTTTTATGTAGTAGTGGATGATGATAAACAAAAACCAGAAATCTCTATCAATCATTTTAATGAAAATGCGGATACATATGAAAAAATGAAATTTACCAAAGACCCTATAGAAAAGACGGAGACGAATTATACAACTGGATTATTTATAACATCTATTACTATCGTAGGTTTATTTGTCGTTTATAGAATGATACAAAAAAGTAAATAATTAATTTCTTGGCCAAATATATAGATATGTATAACTATTTAGCTGAATTTTTAGGAACTTTGTTTTTCGTGTATGTTATTCTAGCAACCGGAAACCCTCTAGCAATCGGTATTACATTAGCGTTAGTCCTTTTATTATTAACGAAATCATCTGGCGGACATGTGAACCCAGCAGTTTCTATTGTTATGGCTTCTGTTGGTAAATTAAACATGAATGATTTATTACCTTATATCATCGCACAAATTTTGGGTGGTCTAACAGCCGTTCAAATTTATAAGAGATTTCATGTGTAATCCAGGGAACCTACGGTTCCCCCGGACGCCCCCTCCCTTTTCTTTTATGCTTTTGGGAAAATATATTGATGAGAAATCATTCGCATGATATACTTTCCATTATTTATAATTTATTATCATTGTAATAAATTATATTCACACCTTTCACACAAAACCAAACCAAAGAAGGGAGGGTTCGTCCAAGGGAACCGTAGGTTCCCTGGATTTAGTGATACAATACTGGATATTTAATTCCTCTTATATCATTCGATGGTATTGCTGGCGCATACGTTGGTGTTGGCGCATTATTCCTCTTTGCGTTTTTCTTTGGTGGCGCTACTGCTCCTCCTGCTCTTACTCGTCTCAAAGCATCATTGGTAGTATTCACTTCGCGGTACGTGGTAAACGCCATCAAGTTCTTAGAAGCGTTCAAACTCCCTGTTCCGATTTCCGTATTTCTACGATTCGCGGTTACTTGTGAAGCATCCCGATTTCCAAACCATTTTTTCTGATATTTTTCAGCAATGGTTGGTGCGGTAGCTGGATTGGTTTGAATATATGTTTGACGTGATAATTCAAATGTGCTTCCTGAATCACTTGTACTATCTTTCTGCGGCATCGCTTTCTGCCCAGTTAAAGCACCATTATTGATATTTTGAACACTATACATAAAACGAAACATTTCTATGATATTATATACAATATATAATATAATATTCCTAAAGATTAACGACGACGAACAGCCATCAATGCTACATATGAACCATTACTATCATCTCCACCATTCTTGGAATCATTGTATGTTTTGTTAATAGCAATCTCTTTTTTGAATCGAGTATAATTCGATGAATCTGGAACATGGCGCATATTTCCACTTCCTGCGGCAACTCCGGTTCCATCACATTGGGAAATAATACTTCCGATTCTTCCTTTCCAACCTGGTTTATCCGCATGAACCTGGTTGGCTCCACCGCATACATAATTTTGACGGGATAAAAAGTCGCCTAAATTATTTACTGCGCGGTATGGTGTAATGATACGTTTGCGACCATTTACTGTTCCATTTGCTTGTTGCGTATTCCACGAACGTCTCAATACACGTCTCGTTAATGCTTGTTCTCCATGTTTAAAATTGGTTAATGTTTGAGCTGGTGAATAACCGTTATAAGGACCTCCTAATACAGACATTATAATATAACTTATATATATATAATATATTTTAATGTCTAAAATGGTTAATATCACTAAAAATTTAGGAGAGTTCATGGATGATATTGATAATTCAGACAGCAGCAGTGCGGAATCCGTGGAAAAAATAGACGAAGAAATAGAAGAAAATAATCCTTGGTTTGCGCATATTCCTAAAAATTTGAATGAATTTATCGAAGAAAATGGTATTGCGTCTTTTGATTCCGATTGTGTTCGAAAAAAAACCAATATGAGCAAATCTTCCAATATTTATAAATTCGACCATCCAGATTTCGATCCTAAAACATTACTAAATGATATAACTACGCATAGTCCTAAACTTGTCGCATTATTAAATAAAATAGAAGAACTTGACCAAAATGACCGTAGAAAATACGGAAAAGCATTTAAACATTTTATTTTTTCCGATGTTAAATCGAATTCTTCCGGTGTAAAATTATTAGCATCTGCTCTTTTAGCCAAAAATTATAACTTGGGTTATACCGCCGAACTACTCAATCAAAAGACTATAACTAAAGATTCTAATACTGTTGACGAGAATAAGAAAAAAGAGAAAAAATACAAAAAGATTGAACTCATGTCTGAGAACCAATTATCCAATACCGCATATAACAATTTCTTTTTGTTAACTTCTATCGGTGTATATGACCAAAATATCACCGTTTCTTTGAAAAAACAAATCCTCAAATTATTTAATCAACGTCCAGAGAACTCTTATGGAGAACTAGCACGCATCATTATTATGGACGGCGGTTTTAAAGAAGGTATTGATTTATTTGATATCAAATATATACATATTTTTGAACCATCTGTCGTCGCCGCAGACCAAAAACAAGTCATCGGCCGTGGAACACGCACCTGCGGACAAAAAGGTTTGGAGTTTCACCCTACGAAAGGTTGGCCACTACACGTATTTGTCTATGATATGGATATTCCCGACAAACTACAACCTTCTTTATTTGATAGTAAAACAACATTTGATTTATATTTAAAATCAATGAACATCAATGTACGTTTAATGAATTTCGCCCACGAATTGGAAAAAACCGCGGTATATGGTTCGATAGATTATGAATTAAACCAAAATATTCATTCCTTTGCTATTCCCAATTTAGATGATGAAGAAGAATATTTACCCTATGGTAGTGAATTTATTTACGGCGGTGTTCGCAAAACCAAACCTCGATTAATCATTCGCGATGAACCTCCTATTGTTATAAACACTACCAATATTGTAAAGGGAACACATTTGGCGCATTCTCAATGCGTAATTGAAAACCAAGTAAATGAACATATGAATTTTACAGAATTAAGAGAACATATTCGCAAAGATTATTCACAATTCGCCTGGGATGCGGTGAAAATGGAAAATCTATGTGCTGATAAAACAAACGGCGGTGCGGGCAATTTATTGACCTATACTCCTACCCAAGATTTTGTTCGTCATTATTTCACTCCACAAAATGATTTGAAGGGTATGTTATTGTGGCATTCGGTCGGTACCGGTAAAACATGTAGTGCTATTGCCGCTGCTACCAGTTCATTTGAAAAACTGGGTTATACGATTTTATGGGTTACACGCACTACTTTGAAGAGTGATATTTGGAAAAATATGTTTGAACAAGTATGTAATGAAGATATACGCGATAAAATACAAAATGAAGGTTTAGTTATTCCGGACGACCCTAAAAAACGCATTCGTTTGGTATCTAAATCGTGGAGAATACGCCCCATGTCTTATAAACAATTCAGTAATTTAGTTTCGAAACAAAATGCTTTTTATAAATCCTTAGTCAAAATCAATGGCGAACTCGACCCTTTACATAAAACCCTATTGATTATCGATGAAGCACATAAATTATACGGCGGCGGAGATTTATCTTCCATTGAACGCCCTGATATGGACGCTTTACATCAAGCTTTGATGAATTCCTATCAAATTTCGGGCAAAGATTCGGTCAAATTGCTTTTGATGACTGCTACCCCCATTACCCAAGACCCTATGGAATTAATCAAGTTAATGAATTTATGTAAACCCCCACAACAACAAATTGTTAGTGATTTTTCCGTCTTTTCTAGTTTGTATTTGAATGAAACGGGCGAATTTACCGAAAAGGGAAGAGAACAATTCTTAGATGCGATTTCCGGACATATTAGTTATTTAAATCGTGAAAAAGACGCTAGACAATTCGCCCAACCCATTGTCGAACGTATTGCGGTTCCGATTGTGAATAATATCAATGATGTCGAAACCTTTGATAAAAAAGTGGTGAAAAACTATTTTGAAAGTGATATCCATGAATTAAAAAATCAAGTGGAAGAGCAGACCCGATTGTTAGAGAATGAATTCAAAGAAAAAAGCGAAATCGATAGTAAATCATTTGATTCCTTTTATGATAAATGCGATGATATTGAGAACCCAAAAGTCGAAAAAGCTTGTAAAAAGGTGGTTCGAGAACATATCAAAGAGTTAGTCAGTCAAATCAAGGAAGATATTGTGAATATTAAAAACCAAGTGAAAACCATCAAGGAAGAAATCAAAAACAAACAATTATTACAAAAATCTCATTTGTCTGGAATAAGTGAAAATGTAAAAGACCGCGCGGAAGATTATGAAAATTATAAACGTTCTCTTTATTATCAATTGAAAAATCAATGTAGTGGAACAATGAAAACGGATACGCCATTGAAAGCATTAATCAATAGTCATCCAGAAATACAAGCGTATGGTGAAAAATTAACCTATTACAATAATCATATTCAAGACTTACAAAATACCCTGAAAAACGATACCGCGAATTATAAGAAACGTATGATACAATTACGCGAATTATTAAAAACCGATTTAAATGATTTGGAAAAAAGGGTGGTGAAAATGACGATGAAAGAAGAGAAAAGAACCGTTCGTAAATTAATACGCGAAAAAACAAAAGAAACCACTTCTGCCGTTGCGAATATTCAGAAAATCATGAAGGCTACTCAGAAAAATAGAGAGAAGAAATATAAAAAAATTAATAAAACGATTAGAAAAATAAAAAAACTTCAACAGAAAGAGAACAAAGAGGTTGAACGTGCCGAAAAGAAATTGCGCAAAACATTGAGAAAAGCGGGCGAATATACAGAAGATTTTGCGGACCAATCTTTACGCGATTTAAAAAATACTTATTCGGGAATAATTGACGCAGAATTAGCACAATTAGACAATCGTATCATGTCTGAAGAATTGGTGAAAGTTGAAGCAAAACGAGCGAAACAACGTGAAAAAGAGGAATTACGTGCGAATAAAAAAGCAGAAAAAGAACATGTTCGTGCTACGAAAAAAGCAATGAAAGAAGTGGAAAAATTAGCAAAAAAACAAGAACGCGCTACGAAAAAAGCGAAGCCAGTATAATATATTCATATTGATTTAGGAGATAGCTATAATATATTTTATATATTTTTCAAAAAAATGTATAAACTTACGGGTTATACAGATTGACTTATAAACGATTAAACTTAATAATCTCATCATGTATATGTTAAAAACGAAGAAAAAGATATATACATATATATATATATAATATATAATGGCGTGTCCACTAAAGCCTGAAACCCTAATTGAGATAGGTATAATACTTTTAACAGGAAAAAAACTTGATAAAAAGGATGCATTAGTAGAAGATTATAAATTTTGCTACGAAACATTGTGTGATAAAACAGGTACAGAAAAAAAAAAATTAATATCATCATCATACAGGTTAGAAGCTTGTAAAATATTTGATAATTTAAATGACTGTAATCTATTTGGGTTATTAACCCCAACAAAAATAAAACAATCATTAGCTTTAGATACTGTGATTAGAGGTAATGCTAATCGTGCTAAAGAGATAATCAGATTAAAATTTATAGAATATCTAGAACACCCTACTCTGAACATCAATTCGTTTGGAACAGACACAGACGTAAGAAAAAATACGATAACAAATACATACAATATATTGAAAGATTCTACTGCTAGTGCTAGTATGGATAATTTAAATAAATTAGTTGTGTCAAACCCATTTTATTTGCAAATATGTGATGTATTAAAAATAACAGCGGATGAATTATTAAAAGCGAATTCAAAAGTGTATTATTTTGCTATATTTTTCATATTATTTAATTTATTTCCAATAATTTCTTCTAAAACAGCAAAACTTGCCGACATTGTAAAGAATATAGATACGAATATTAATTTGGCTGAGATGAACGAAGTATTTGACGTAATCAATGATGAATCCCGAGCAAAACTTGACACTAGACAATACCTAACAGTAAATAGATTTTCTAAATTTCGTTATCGGTCGATTGATAAAGCATGTTTTTTATTTCATGGTGTAGGAACGGGCAAAACAATTACTTCAGTGTCTATCGCACTAAGCCATTTAAGCGATAAGCATTTATTTAATATGGATGGGCCCATATCAGAAAATAACGAACCATTAAAAATAGTTATTGTAGCGCCTAGTGGTCTATTTAGAGCTTCCTTTATAGGCGATTTTAGAAAATTGGCTATTTATACAAATAATATTATGATAAATACGTTAGACAATGGAGGAATTATTGAAAGTTGTAATGGATATGTAAAAAAAGACGACAAATCATTTTACAAATTAGAAATTATTGGATATGATTATGATTCTTTCTTTAAGAATACTTCAATCGTAAATACGGCCAATGTTACATCTATTGATAAAACAGTCGTCGCTCAAACTCAAGAATCTACTATTGTTGATGTAAATTTTGATGAGATGACTTATAAAGAGATAGTCAAATATATGAAAGATAACAAAATCAAGATAGTAAAACAGAAAAACAAAAGTCAGACAAAGAGCTATTTAATTGGATTAATAAATGCGTATCGAAAACAAAATAACCTTCCGATTGCTACCCGGCTTGATAGTAATATACAGGTTGCTACTGAAAATACATATAAAAAATCAGCATTAGATTATTTAGAATCTGAAAAATACGATGTGTTAATATGCGACGAAGCACACCGATTATTAACAAATAAACTTAAACCAGAAAAACATTATTTTGGTTTTTCAGTGGATTGTGTAAATATTAATGATGAAACCGAAACTCTGAGTCCTAGTAATAAATACGTTAATATAGAAACAATTGAAAATGCGGTCACTATATATGATAGAGAAACTGATAGCAATTTTAAATTTGGTACAATCTTTAAAATTAATCCTGGAAATACTTATACAATAATTTATGATGATGGAACAACAGATACAAAGCTAAAAAGCGAATTATTGAGTTTGAATAATGACTTATTTGTAGAACATAGAGACGAAGAAGACAGATTTGCCTTAGGACAAACAGTAGTCGTTGATAATAGAAAAGGACATGAAGATAAAGACGAGAAAGACAGATTAGCATTCGGACAACAAGTAGTCGTTGATAATAGAGAAAATAATGAGGCAAACCTAAAAATCATGTATAAATCTAATCCAGCGTTAAGACGCGGTACTATTTCCTATTTCGGAGATAATCTGTATACAATAACATATCCGGAAATTGAGAATTGGTCCGATTTCAAGAGCGAAAAGGTAGAAAAACAAAAATTAATGGCATTGAATGAAGACTTAAAAATGACCGGTCAGAATAATGATATGATTGTATTACAACAATCCGCTCTCGTTGAAACGAAGGACCCTAAATATATTAGCATATCCAAATCATTTAATGAAGATACAAACAGGAGGAATGTAATGAACAATTTATCCGGTTCCAAACAAAGTACTGACCTAAATATTGGCAAGATTACTAGTTTTAATCTAGAAAATAATAAGTATACAATAACATATCATGACGGAACAACTGTAGAAAGAACAAAAGAAGAATTATTGAAATTAAATAATACCTTAGATACAAACTTTAATAAGCAAACAAAGAATTTATTGGACAATTTTTCCAAGGAAGACGGCGACAAATATAATACTACAGGCAAGATTACTAGCTTTGATGAAAAAAGTAATAAGTATATAATAAGATTTAATGACGGAACAACCGCGGAAAGAACAAAAGAAGAATTATCGAGATTGAATAGAAACTTACGTATAGAAGATAGCCAAGAAAAAGAAGATAGATTTGTAGTAGGACACACAGTTATGGTAGATTATAGCACCAAATATTCAAAAGGACATAGAATAAACACTTTTACCGACGGCAGGTTTTTACGTTTTTGTGAAAAATTTTCACAAATCATATTATTAACAGGAACCCCTTTTCAATCGAGTGAATCAGATATTGTTGATATTACTTATTTCTTGACGAATCCAAGGATTAATAAAAGCAGTTTCAGCCATTTATGTTATGATTCTAAAACAGCGGGTGGTATTAATAACATATTCACAACTTTTAAAACGAATGATACACAAGGTGAAGCATTCATTCCTACACTTTGTAAAAATGCCTTTCATTTTTTAATGTCTTTACCTGGTTCGGATACTGGGCAATATGGTGGTAGTAAAGAAGCAATAGAAGAACAAAATAGAGAAATTTCGCTTAAAGCGGCTGGTATAGGCGTTACTACCGATACTATTTTGTCGAGTTTTGATAAAGTGATCGATAATTCAATCAGCGCGGTAGAAATGGCTAAAAAAACAGTTGAATTATTAAAAAATATTCAAAGTACAATTGAATCCGCAAATACATTAGTAAAGGATTTTGAAAGTAGTAAAGATGAAACAAAAGACCTAGGTGATAATATATATAGTTATATTAATGAATTATTAACTGGAAATAAAAGTATAAAACAAATCAAGAAAAGTGATAAAGCCGTTGTAGCTAACACTGCTAATAATGTTGTTTTAGCGAATAATAATAATATTCGTTTAGTTTGTAAAATAGAAAATATCAATAATGTAGACGATAATGCGGATAATGATAATAATTCCGAAAATAATTTCACACAAAAAGGTGGATTATTGATAGAATTGGGACTCGTTACTACTGCTATTGGAGCTTTTTTAACTTATCAATATGGTAAACCAGCCGCAAAAAATTTACTGTTAGGCATAGGTGCGTATGAAACTTGGGCGCTAAGTACTACTGGTAGAAGTTGGTTGGTCGGTCTTTCTCAATATTTCGCAAATTCTGATAGATATCTTCCACAAAGTCTTAGAGTAGCTATTGCTAAATTCGGAAATAATTTGGATAATATAGAACAAGTGTTTGGAACAATGTTTAATGCGAATGATTGGAAAAATTCATTCAAATGGGCAAGTATCGGTATTCGTGTTTTTTCAAAAATAATGACCCAAATCTTAATAATGATGTATTCATATATTCAATACGCAAAAAATAATTATGAATCGTGGATTGAATCATTTAACGGATTGATTAAAGAAAAAGTTGAAGAATTACAAAAATTATCTTTAAATCAAGTTATTGTTTATTTAACCAATGAAATTAAATCAGTAATATCCGCAGCAATTGATAAATTAACTGTATTAGACGCAGAAAGTCAAGCAGCAATAAAAGCAGCCATGCATGCTTCTTGGTTTTCAATAGTTAGAATGGTATTCTTTGATATTTTAAAATTCAAAAAGTTTGATCTGGATGCTATTGTTAAATACACCGCACCATATATTTCTATTTATAATTATGACCACTCACAATACGCTATCGATAATACAACTTTTTTCAATAAATTAACGAAATACAACTATTCAATAAATACAAATATAAAACCCGATGGAAATACTTTTGCTTTTCCTCATAAATATGTAGAACAGATTTTAGTTCCATTTACACCCGGTCAAGAAGATAAATTAATTAATAAAAAAACTAAAATCCAAAATACTGATATAAAAACCGCATTCCGAGTTGGTTGTGGTATATACAATGAAAATGAAGAATTAGTTATTGGTACCTCTGTGCCTTTTTACGATGATGATAAAAAAAATATATTGATAAAAGCTTATGTAGACACTATGTTAACTGACTATGTTACTCTTGCTAAAAATTTAAAAGCGAATGGTAGATTTGAAGAAATTCAATTAAAAGAACCGTATATTCAAGTTGATAGTTTAAAAAGAGATTGGGAATTAGACAAAAGTACAACTGGAAAAGACATTGCTATAAATATTACAAATTCATTTAATATGTTAGATATCAGACCATCCACTAATGTAGTACCATGGCCAGGTGCTCATCAACAATTAACCGAATTACAACAAATAATACATAATAACTTAACAACATATCATGCTGAAAACGTGAAATTTGAATATAATGATACCAATAAAAATTTAAGATTTGATAATATTTTGTTATTATTGAAAATTATTAGATGCGGCGCAATATACCAGGAGCGCAAATATTATTTACAACCGCATTATATAAAAAAACAAAACTCCACTTATGAATATTATTTACCATTAATTTATCCAACAACAGAAGATATAATGTATGGGTTTTGCGACTATTTGAATAAAAAAGGAATGAAATATATTTGGATGTGCAATAAATTTGATAAAGTCTCGTTAGATAATAACTGTAATTATGGTAAATTTCTGACCTTTCCTATTTCTGAAAAAGATAATAATAATCCATTATGTATCATTATTTCACCTGACCATACGGAAGGATTTAGTTTTACATTTAATCCGGCATTATTCGCTCCTTCACTTTGTAATACATCTGGAGATGAAGAACAAGTTTATGGACGTATATTGAGAAAATATGGTCAACCAGGCAGCATCGGTAATTACAACAAAAAAATCTACCAATATTTTGGTGCTTCATTAGCTGACGCTCAAAACTTAAAATATTATGCTGCTAGTTATGGTGTTAATAAAATGAATATATGGCGAGATATTACATATAATACTATTCCGCAAAATAAAATAGATATATCAATCAAAAATAATGTATTTTCGAATATGGTAGGAGAAAAATTAACTTCAGATACTTCTCATATCATTAGTAAATTAGGGCAAACATTTTACGGCAAAATAGATATATTGTTAAAAAATAATATTTTACAAGAGACAATAGAAGAATCTAAAATCAAAAATTCAACTGATGTAACAATCATACCTAATACTTTTTTGTTTAATAACAAGGGCGTAAAGAATGATATAAAAGAAATAAACCCATATAATCCGTCGTCATTAAATCCAATAATTTCGGAAGAATTTCAATTATCTACGATATACAGTGTCAAACAATTATGTAAAGCATATTTCAATAAATTAGTAAATATTGAAAATAATAACAATCAATTTATACCATTTGATATTCAATACTGCGATAAACAATTATCGAATACGCTATGCTCAATTGAGGGTAAGGTGAATAATATATTATGTATGTATAATGAATTACCAAATACAGATACTGAAGCATATAAAAAGCTTCTAAAAACAAAAATAACACCTATTAGACAGTTAGACCCAGAATATTTACAACAATTAACACAAATAGACAATGAAAATATCGAAAACACAATAATGCCGTTAATTGATGATTATAATGATAACATAAATATATTACTTACTTATGATAAAGATCGAAACTATGCTATGGATATTGAAAGCTCATATTTTACTCATTGGAATAGCGTAACAGGTATTTACATAATTAAAGAAGAATTAAAGCAAAGATCTAAAGAAATCAATATAATAGCAAGGTTGTCAAATAATTATTCAAAAACACCTGAATGGCTAAAAAAAGAAATTAAAGATAAGTACGATTCAATTTATGATCAACTACTCAGCGGTAATTTTCATTATGTAGAAGTATTAAAATTTTATATTTTACATAAAGAATTTTTTAAACATTTACTATTTATTTATCCTGAAAAATCAATTATATCTGAGCATACACTTCGGGCGTATTATCTAAGATTTTTCTATATAATTGATCACTATTGGAAAAGTGGAAAAATAAATGAAAAAAGGAATACAACATATGAAGATTTAAAACGATTTGTTTATCCTCTTGTATTAGATGGTAAAGTATTTATAATAGATAAAACAAATCCTTTTGTAGATAACAAATCTCAATGGTATTCAAATATACTTAAGGTATCAGGAGGGGTCATTGATGGAATGGACACACTTCTTGGCGCAGATTTATCTAAATTACTAGTACCTTTACTTATGAGTGGAAACATATACGTTATATCCGCATATAAATTTTATTTAATGGTTAAATCAATGGCTGCTGGTGATGCGTTAAAGGCTGCTGGTGATGCGTTAAAGGCTGCTGGTGATGCGTTAAAGCAATGTATAATAAATGAGCAACATTCAGGTGTGAAAGGAGAACAAATATTATCAGACTTTACTAATACAGAATCCGAAATTAAATTTTTATTTCCTGATTATATTTTAGAATGTATGAATATGGGTCAATATAAAAATGATAACAAAACAACAATAACATATGATGATAGTACATACACTGGTGATGTAATCGTTAAAGATGGAAAACAAATAAGAGACGGTTACGGAACACAACAGTGGAATGATGATGATAAATCATATTATGAAGGTGAATGGACAAATGATAAACGCCATGGTAAAGGTACTTATGTAATGTACGAACATAGTGGAGTTGCTGGAACCGATCAGTATGAATTGAAATGGGAATACGAAGGTGAATGGAAAAATAATAAAAAAAATGGTGAAGGAACGCAAACATACTTTGATGATAAAAAATTAACTAGATACACTGGTATCTGGAAGGATGATAAATTTGATGGTCGGGGAAAATTATTTTTTAAGGACGGTTCAATGTATGAAGGTCGATTCAAAAACGGTCAAGCGGATACTGATCAGGGCGAAACAGCAAAACTTATATTCGAGGATGGTTCATACATCAAGTCGGAATGGTTGAAAGGTAACCCATGGATTAATGGAGACCCAGATTTCACTACTGGTAAAGATATTTATTTCGATAAGAATGGTAAACCTACAGATTGGAATAAACGTAATGAAAACAAGGGGTACTTTACATATTTAAAAAATATATTTATTGATCAAGCTGAATTACCTACAATTGAAAAAATTAATGGTGGTAAACGAAAATTTACAATGAAACGTAAAAAACATAGAACAAGAAAATACAAAAGTAAACATAATAGAAAAACAAAACAAGCAAAATATAAGCAAACCAAAAAATATACATCAAATATGTAAATAGTTTACTATCATTATAATATTTCTAACAACATATTATAATGGAAAATTCTATCGATAAATTAACCCTCGAACTCTTAATCAACAAACAACAATATTCCAAATATTTGTCTAAAACTGACCCCAAAAAATACGATGAATTCAAAGAATATAAATCCAAATTACGTAAATATGCCGTCGATATTGTTGATATGACCTCTCAATTAATTGAGAACCCCAATCATCCTTACTCCGTAGAAATCGAAGAAACCTTCAATGCTTTTTCTAAATCCATTTTCAGATATTTTGAAATGAAAGAATTAGAAAAATCCAATGAATACAATCAAGATTATAAAAAAGATGAAGATATGATGTTTGCTCATTGTGAAACACCTCTTCTTGAAGAAGAGGAAACCGATAGTTTAGAAGAAACTCCTACCAAAACGATGAAATCATTTTGGGGTGGTCAGCGTGTTATCAAACAAAAATCCACTATTCTCCCCTATGATATCGGTATTTTCGCCAAGAAACACGTATAAATTTTGGCGAATGTTTTTTTCACATCCTATAGTAGATATGCCTAACCCAAATAGAAAACGTAATCGCCAAACGAAAAAACAATTTAGAAAGAAATCACATCGCAAACGTGCTCGTATCAGCAAACGCAGGGGAGGTGAACCACCATTCAAGCCAATGAATTGTAGTCCTGCAGTGAAAGGTAAAATTTCGAATCAAAACAGTTGTTTACCTGAAGATGTTCTCTTAAAAATTCGCAAAGAATATAATAAAGACCATCCCGATAAAAAAATTACCGCTACCAATTTCAGAGAATTATGGGAAATTATTAGAGACCGTTTACATGAAGACCTAAAATGTAAAACCGAAGATTGTTGGTTAAAAATCATTGATGACGAAAATGTTCGAAAAATGTATGATGATATGCTATTCGCTCCTGATAAACCTCCTGAATGGACCCATAATCCAGATGAATGGTTGTCTAATTATGATATTAGTGATGTGTTAAAGCAATACGAGAGTACTTACCCCGATTTCAAATATTTTGATCCTTCACCAATCGATTTTGATAGTAAACCAACTGGGGAAAATGGAAGATGCGTTACGGATGAATTATGTAAATTTAATTTAAAAGATTATTATCATGATGAAACTTCTAATAAAAATAAAACCAAATTTGGTATGGTTTTTAATTTAGATAAACACGATGAACCAGGTTCTCATTGGGTTTCTTTATTTACCGATTTAAAAGACAAACAAAAACCTTTTATTATGTATTTTGATAGTGCGGGTGATGAAATACAACCCGAGATTAAAGAATTAGCCGATAGAATCATAATACAAGCCAAAGATTTAGGAATTCAATTAACCTCGAATTATGAACGAGTTGAACACCAAAGAGGCAACAGCGAATGTGGTATGTATTGTCTTTATTATATTATTTCATTATTAACCGGAAAAGCGGGCAAACTTAAAAACACTGGTGGAAACCCAGATAATTCTAGTAGTGAACTTATCAATTTACACGATTATGCCGCCAAAGTGGAGTATTTTAAAGGTGGGCAGCGAATTCCCGACCAATATGTATTTAAGAAAAGAGATGAATACTTCAATAACCAAAAATAATGTATCATAATATTATAGAAAAATAATATTATGGCCGAAGATAAAGAACATAAACTTGAAATTATTACCAATATTTTTGCGCAAAAATTACCAGATAAACAAGCAACGATTGGTGATATTACCATTGATGTCGTTGACCACATATTATCTCCATTTCATCAAGTAGAAACCGTGTTAAGTGGTTTATTTGAAGGCGCCAATATCGTAAATAAAGAAAATATAGCTGATTTAAAATATGTAGAAAAACGATCAGACGGTCAAGATACTATTAAGGATAATGAAAAAGAATTGAAAAAACTCACAGAAGAGAAAAAGAAACTGTTTCCCAAATATACTAAGAAATTTACTATTACAAAAACTGGCGGACGAGGTAAAAAAAGAAAGGTTGCGAAAAAAACGGCAAAACGAAAATAAATTATATATGCGAATATAACATAAATAGTTTCTGATATTTATGTTATACTATGTCTTTGTTTATTCACGTAAAAAATCAAGAATTATTATGGTCAATTATTCATCAAACACCACAATTTAATTTGGTATTTAAAAGTAGTAAAAATAATGAACCGGAATTATGGTTTCGAGGTCATATTCAACAATATTTTCAAAAAATTCAATACGCTCAACTGTCTCCCCAGGAATTGAATGATTGTAATCGCGAAATCATTACCATTATGGTGAATCAATTAAAAATGTTTATTGATAATACATATACTCCCAAAATTCAAGAACCCGTTTCATCTGGCTTGAATGGCGTGAATTTACCTTTCACCATGGACAAAAAACAGGATTCATATCAACATTCTTTGTCTGAACGTCAAAAAGAATATGAACAAATGAATTCGAAATATACGCCCCCACCCGCGAATTTTTCGGATGGTAAAGATGAAGCCATTACAAATATGGATGAATTGATACTAAAACATAAACTACAACGGGAAGCCGAATTGAAACAATTTGCGCCGGCTTCTGTAGTGCCTCCTCCTGGTAATAATATGTTAAATGAACCACTGAAATTGGCTTCTTCGAATGAGAACATTACATTAACCCCCGATGTAGTGGTAGATGTTCCGGAAAATAAACCGAAAAAAGTATCTTGGTCAACAGATAATCAATCTCCTCATTATTTGGAACTTACGAAAGAAATAAATGTGTTGAAAGAATGCGTGTTAAATATGAATGAAAAATTCACGGCATTTCAAGAGGAAATTCGTCAATTATTTACACAATCTGCTGCGAAACCGGTTGACGATGTGGAATTCAATATTTGATTTTTGGAAAATAATATAAAATGCTGATTTTATATATTACATAGACCAAACCAAAAATGATATATGCGTTGAATATTCTTTGGCGGAAATTGATGCGCACATTCGGAATAAAACCCTTCATTATTCGAATCATTGATGATATTACATATACGAATGAAAAATATAAGATGTTTATGGCTATCTTTTCATTACATACTAAATATTATGATGTTGTGGATTTTGACCATTTGTTTTTTGATACACTCGATCGTCTATTTATGATTGAAATTTATACAAACCAATGTAGTTATCTTGATATCGCCGGCGAAATTATCGCAAATAATGAAATCGACGAAGCCGAATTACGGAAGGAATTATTATATTGGATTTACAACGAACCCTTTTTAAGAGACCTAATATTGAGTGAAACTCCCCAAGCAACGGTGGAAATAGAACCTATTTTGACCGACGCTACAATGATTTGACCGTGGTTATCTCATTTTTGTGAACATATATAAATATTTACATGTAATATGCTAATCATTTTATTTATTAAAGCAAAATGATTAAATTTCAGTCTCCTTATAAAATCATTGAAAAAGTCCAAAAATAAAGTAGTAGAGGTTTTCGAAAAATGGACATTTTTAAAATGTCCAATTTTGAAAAAGGGCCGATGACTTTTTTTTGAAAAAATGTGGATTTTTGATTTTGCAGTAAAATGCAGTAAAAGTGGATTTTTTGATTTTCAGTTGTTTGCATAAAATTTTTTGAAAATTTTCATTTGCGATAAAGTTTAGGGAAAAATATAATTCCTTATAATATAAAATGGAATTCACTAATTCTCAGAAAAATCGTAATATTTATGAATGTAAAACATGTGAGTATTCTACGAGTAGATTGAATGATTATATAAAACACAATTCCACAGCAAAACATCAAAATGCTATGAAAACGGGGAATTTGGAATTAAATGGAATTGAAAATTTCACGGCACGTAAAATAATGTATGAGTGTATTCATTGTGATTATAATACAAGTCATAAAGGTGATTTTACAAAACATAATGCTAGTATCAAACATATGAAAAAATCTCAACAAATGGAAGCGAATGAACAACAACATAAATGTAATATATGTGATAAAGAATTTAATACACAAAGCGGTTTATGGAAACATCGTAAAAAATGTTCAACCGACCAGAATATATGTAAAGTAATCGCAGATGAAGAAAATAAAGTTAGTATAACCAATAACATTCCTATTGGAGTTATCATGGAAGTCATTAAACAGAGTAAAGAATTACAAAATGTTCTCATTGAGCAAAATAAAGAATTACAAAATAAATTACTCGAACAAAATGCGGAGCATCATAAACAATTAGTAGAATTAGCAAAGAAACCCAGTATGGTAAATTCGAATAATACGAATAATCAATTCAATTTGAATTTTTTCTTGAATGAAACATGTAAAAATGCTATGAATATAGAGGATTTTATCAATTCTATTAAACTAACTACCCACGATTTTGAAACGACCGGGCGTTTAGGTTTCGTTGATGGTATTTCACGTATTTTCATCAATGAATTAAAACGGTTGGAAGTGGAACGCCGCCCTCTTCATTGTACCGATGTAAAACGTGAAACTGTATATGTAAAAGACAATGATACATGGGAGAAAGAGAACCAAGAAAAGAAGAAATTAAAATGGGCAATAAACAGTATCGCTCAATTGAATTTGAACCAAGTTCAACAGTGGCAGCAAGAATATCCGGAATGTGCGGAAAACAATACCAAAGCAAACACTAAATTCAACGAAATGGCAATGGTAGCATTAGGTGGTTTCGGGGATGAACAAGAATCGAAGTTCCGCGAAAAAATAATGAAGAATGTTCTCAAAGAAATTGTGGTTTCGAAAGATATGTAATGTCCAACAACTTGTAATTCGTAATAATTTTATAATTAAACAATAAAATTATTAATTATTAATTATAAGTGTCCCTATAAAAACAATAAAAAAGTCCGAAAATAAAGTAGTAGAGGTTTTCGAAAAATGGACATTTTAAAAATGTCCAATTTTGAAAAAGGGCCGATCACTTTTTCCGGAAAAATTATGAAAACTCGATTTTGCAGTAAATTGCAGTAAAAGTGGATGTTTGAATATTCAGTCGTTTGCATAAAATTTTTTATTATTTTCTTGGAAAATAATTTAGAAGCTTATTTATATTTCCAAATAAATAAAAAATGGAAACAAAAATTAAGCCAGAAAAAGATTCTGAATTTTATTGTGAAAAATGTGACTATAATACATATTGTAATACTAAATATTTAAAACATATTTCAACCAATAAACATAAATTAGCTTATTTGGAAACGCAAGGAAATGGAAATTCAGCCAAATTTGTATGTGAAGCGTGTAGTTATTATACTAATAAAATATCAAATTATAAAACTCATTTATCCAGCGAAAAACATAAAAATAACATAAGTAATACACCACCATCCAATAAAATTACGAATACGTGCGAAGATTGTGGTAAAGAATTTCATACACAGAGTGGTTTATGGAAACATCGTAAAAAATGTGTAAAAGAACAACATAATATATCGAATGAACAAAATATATGTAAAGTAATAGATAAGAAACCAGACGAAGAAACGAAAGTTAGTATAACCAATAACATTCCTATGGATTTGATATTAGAGGTTATCAAACAAAGTAAAGAAATTCAAAATGTTCTCATTGAACAAACCAAAGAATTACAAAATAAATTGTTGGAAAAAGAGAACCAGTTGTTAGAAAAAGAAAACCAATTACTAGAACAAAATGCCGAACATCATAAACAACTCATAGAACTAGCGAAGAAACCTAGTATGGTAAATTCGAATAATACGAATAATCAATTTAATCTCAATTTCTTCCTCAATGAAACTTGTAAAAACGCGATGAATATTCAAGATTTCATTCAATCTATTAAATTAACCACCCAAGATTTCGAAACCACCGGCCGAATCGGTTTCGTGGACGGTATTTCTCGTATTTTCATCAACGAATTAAAACGTTTAGAAGTAGAGCGACGTCCTCTTCATTGTACCGATGTAAAACGTGAAACTGTTTATGTGAAAGACAATGATACATGGGAGAAAGAGAACCAAGAAAAGAAAAAATTAAAATGGGCGATTAATAGTATCGCCCAATTAAATTTAAACCAAGTTCAAGAGTGGCAACAAGAATATCCAGAATGTAGGGAGAACAATACCAAAGCGAATACTAAATTCAACGAAATGGCTATGATAGCATTGGGTGGATTTGGCGATGAACAAGAAACGAAATTCCGCGAAAAAATAATGAAGAATGTTCTCAAAGAAGTCGTCGTATCTAAGGAAATGTAAATATTTTTACTAAAAAATATAAAAAAATCTATTTATTACATATAATGACTAAAATACCAAAGCAAATAATACAAACATCCATCTATAAACAACCGCAATATGTAATTGATATGTTAAAATACCACGCGCCTGATTGGGAATACAAGCATTTTACCGATAAAGAAATCGTACAATATTTTATCAATCATCCTATTCCTGAATTTCCCAATATTATCAATCGTTTTTGGAAAATAAAACGCGGAGAACATAAGGCCGATTTATTTCGATATTATATTTTATACAATGAAGGCGGTGTGTATATAGACAGTGATGCTATGTTGAAACAAAATCTAGATAATATAGCAAAAGAATACGAATATTTTTCGGTGAATTCATACTTAGAAGGAACAGTATTTCAAGGGTTTTTAGGAGCGATGCCTCACAATCAAATTATTTATAAAGCATTGAAAGACGTATATGAAATAAATAACGATTATTTAACTGAACATTATTATGTGTTAACTTCAAACATGTATTTATTTGTCCATAACAACCTATATGATTTTGAATATAAATTGTACAGAGAATTAAAAAGCGACCATGAAAAAGCGTGTACTGTAAATGATAAGAATGAAATCATATTGATTCATTATTGGAAAGATAAAGTAATACCAAATATTCTTGATACGAAAACCTCCGACGAAATGCGGGAAAATTCATTGTCGGCGCATATATAAAAATATTCGACCAAAAACATAATAAATAAATGATACCAAATAATATATTATGGAATTATTCACAAATACATTATTTATTAATTTAGAACACCGAACGGACCGTTTAGAAAGTGTAAACAAAGAATTGGCGAAATTAGGTATTAGAGGAGAACGGTTTAATGCGATAAAAACACATGTGGGTTCCATCGGATGTACATTAAGCCATATTAAGTGTTTAGAAATCGCCAAAGAGCGCAATTATGAATACGTATTTATATGCGAAGATGATATATGTTTTTTACAACCGGAAGTCTTGAAAAATAGTATACGACAGTTTTATGATAATACGACAATAGATTGGGATGTTCTGTTAATAGGTGGAAACAATGTTCCGCCATATGAAAAAACTACCGAATATTGTATTCGTGTATCGAATTGTCAGACTACGACAGGATATATTACTAAAAAAAGTTATTATGATACCTTGATTACAAATTTCAGGGATAGTGTTAAAAACTTGATACGAGAACCAGCGAATCATAGAGAATATGCGTTAGATATATATTGGAAACGATTACAGCGAACAGACCGTTGGTATATGTTATTTCCCTTCACTGTTGTTCAATTAGATGGTTATAGTGATATAGAGAACCGTGTAGTGGATTATAGGGGATTAATGTTGGATGTGGATAAACCGTGGTTATTCAGGCGGTAGGGTAGGGAAACTACGTTTCCCCTACGACCCCTTCCTTTTTCTTGGTAGGGATACAATTTGATAAGTAAAACGGGTTTACTTATCAAAACAGGTAAATGGTTCATTTACTAGAGAAAGAAAAATTAAAATATAAAATGTATTGACTTTGACTTCGCGTGTAAATTATTCACTACTGAAATACGCACCTTTACCAATTTTGAAATCACTTAATCGGGTAATAATTTCAGTATTTTTATCAATAATTTCTTTGATTAAATCTTTGATAGAAATCATACCGACAAATTCTTCATTTTTATCATCGACAACTAATAAATGACGAATATCTTTGAACATCATTTTATTCATACAAGTTTCGATGGTATCGTCTTTTTTGGCGATGATAATATTTGGTTCATAACTACAAACATCTTTAATTTTAATATCTTGTGGAATTCTATCTAATGAAGCAACTTTGGTAATATAATCACGTTCAGAAAACACACCGACGACTTTATTGGAAGAATTGGTTACGGCCAAACAACCGATATTGAAGGCACTAAAACGAATCACCGCTTCTTTCACTGAACTTTCTTGATTGATTTTGAAATCGATTTTATGGTAGCAACTGTTTTCGAATACATTGATAGCGGAAACAGTTCCAGCTTTGCTAACAATAGAACGGGTGGATGCTTTCGCGATATGTGTTAACATTATATAATATGTATTGTTTCTTTTTTATATTATTTTCGTATTTATTATTGAAGTTCAACTTGAAGGGGGGGTAGGGAGTAGGGAAACCAATGGTTTCCCCTACGACCCCTTCCTTTTTCTTGGTAGAGTTGTATATTACAAAAATCATTTATAATTCTTTTTTATTTTTCTTGTTTTATTCTTTGGAACATATTTTTCTGGTCTTTCGTAAGCACCTTTGAATATATTTTCAGTATATTATCGACAAATTCGTATTCATTTAATGTTGAATCATAATTACTACCATATGAAATTGTTGGTAGTAATATTTCAAATATAGAATGATCTGGAGTATTACCCATATAAGCTATACAAGAAAGAATAAATAAACCTACATCATAATTATCAAATATACCAAATACATGAAATAGTATGTCTGTTGCTCCAGAAGGTCCGGCCACAATATAATGATTATAAACTACACATAATTTATAAAATGAACTATTTTCGTCTATCGTATAATAGTTTGCACCAGATTTAATTAATTTATTAATATTTATTATTGTTGGACAATCATTTTCGTGTATACTAGTGGTGGTTTCATTTAAACTATTTTGTCTATCCTCAAGAAATTTTTTTTCCATACATGATAATGGAGGATATAAATTTCTTGAGTTCAATTCATATAAACTATTATCTAACCTTGATATTCTTGTTGGTTTCATAGGAAAACCACTATATCTAGCTGGTATATTGCTTTCACTAATAGATATTAGTGCGTAATCTTTGCCACACATTTCACACGCATCATAAAAATGGATTAATTGTTGTATATCGTTGAACCCCAAATAGTTTATTAATCTTTTTTCAATTAAATTTAATAATCTTGAATTATTATTTACTTGTTCTATTTGTATAGATGAATTTTTGTTTTTAATTAATATAATAAATATATCCATAAAACATTCACAAAGTATAAGCATCATCGACATTTGCTCTCTTAAATTTCCTTCTGTTAGTACTGTATCAAAATCTTCAACATTTACATATCCATAATCATTAATTTTAAATTTAGATTTTGTTAATTCTCCATATTTTTGTTTTATTTCGTCGATTCCATGATATATTTTTAACAAATCAATAAATAATATTAAAGTATTTTGAATATATTGTGTTACATTTAGATTTTCAGCGCATTTTTTACTATATTCGCGTAATTTTGTTAAATCGTCAAAATTATTTTGTATATGTGGTGAGGTTCCACCATATATTTTTTTCCGTGAGTATTTACTAGAAAGTTTACATTTTTTTTTACTATTACGTGATTTTGTTAAATACTTATTTTTATTAAAAATCGAATTAGTTGAGAATTTATATGACATTATATTATAATTAGATATTTTATTAGGCATTTGAAATGAGAAAAGGTATAAAAATAAAATATTTGTGTATATATAATGTTGAGACCGCTATTCAAACGTTTCTTTCATAGTACGAAAAATATGGTATATACACCAAATATGGTAAATCCTTTAGTCGAATGCGAGAGTAATCATAATCAAAATCCCGTATTTGAGGAAAAAAATAAAAAACCATTACCGATTGATGTTCAATATTATGAGAAAGATAACAAAGTATCTATTACTATTTATACGAAACCACGCGAATAATCGGTGTTGTAAAATAATATTTATCAATAGTATTTTACCAAGAAAAAGGAAGGAGTCGTAGGGGTAGAATCCCTACCCTAGTTTTCCCTACTAAAAGGAAGGGGTCGTAGGGGTAGAATCCCTACCCTAGTTTTCCCTACTAAAAGGAAGGGGTCGTAGGGGAAACCTTGGTTTCCCCACCCTATTTGAGTCGCAAAAAATTAGCCAACACCGTCTTATTTTTTTCGGCATATTCCATCGTTTTCAATCTAGCCGAATGTTCTTTACGCATCAAGTCTTCACGATATTGTTTATCTTTCATCGCCAGCATTTGAGTAGCGGCTTCTTTATCCAATGGGGTTAGCGTATCTTTACTTCTCGCTCTAGAATAATGGTCCACCGACGAATATTGTGGAACATTCTGTATATCACGTTCGCTTACCGCAAATACAGTCTGGTCTTTATGGACTTTTCGTAAATCATCGAATTTCAATTTACTAAAAGGGTCGCAAGTAATATAGACGTCATCCGCCTCATCTTCCGCTTCCTCATATAGTTTCGTCCCCACCCCATTTAATCTCATTTCTTGAACACCTTGATAGCGAATCAACTCCGCATTTTTCTGTTTAATGGTATCCAAAACAACGCCCATATTTTTGGCCGATACATTGGAATCAATATTATAAATCGGTTCTTCTTTGGAAAACCATTCATTACGTTGTGCGTTGATTTTATTCGTCATATTTGCGTCAAACAATTGGTTGAATTTCTCATTAAATTCGTTTGGTTTCATTTCATTAATCGTGGTTCTCAATTTGGTTTGGGTAGATTTATTATATTCATTCGAAAGAGGACTATATTGTGTCGTTTCAGCACTCACTTCTTGATTTTGTTTATTATTGTTTTGATAAAATTGGACAACAATATCAAAAGCTTTTTTGTAAAAAAGAAAATAATCAGGCGGAAGTCTAGATTTATCAGGATGAGTCATGAGAACCCGTTTTTTGGCTCGTTTTAAGTCTTCCATTGAAATAGTATAATTTAAATCGAATAATCCTAAAATATCGTCTAAAGAATACATATGAATATTTAAATTATGTGTTTTATTTGAATCCATGTAATATATATGATATAGAAGAGAACTATTTGTTATATTTTTCGTAAAATATATAAAAATATAATTATATAATAACTATATGCCTGCTTTACCGTTATTAACCGAATTACGAGACCGCGCACATTTTGCGGAAGTATTACAAAAGAACCCCGGATTATTTATTGTAAAATTCGGTGCTGAATGGTGTGGTCCATGTAAAAAAATAGAAGGATTAGTTCACGAATGGTTTGAACAAACCAATGAAAAAGTTCAATGTGCGGTTATCGATGTAGATGAAGCGTTTGATGTCTATGCGTTTTTAAAATCAAAAAAAATGGTCAATGGAATACCAGCTATTTTATGTTATGAAAAAGGAAATATAAATTATGTTCCGAATGATGTAGTGATTGGTGCGGACCCGGAGCAAGTCGGAGCATTTTTTACGCGTTGTTTAAGTAAAGTTATGTAAAATATTTATTCACAAATAAATATCTTATTATGGATTGTATAATGAAATGTCTGCGCTAATTCCATCAGGATCAATTTGCGCTTTACCGGTCCAAGGAACTCGTGTTAGATATTTATCGCTGGGAGGTCTAGCCAAATTTAATTGTTTGGGATACATGATTTTACCGTCTTCATCGCGAATTGAATTGTAATATATATATCTCATATCAGGGCAACTTTTAACATAAGTCGTTTTCATACCATATAACTGCGAACATATTTTTAAATGGTTTGTCCAATCGGTAGGACGTGTACTTTTTTTATTTTTTGGTTTATGTTCGATTTCAACCGATGGTCGTTGACGAATAGGACTAATGCGATTTATTTCGGTACTCATTTTTTACTATTATATCTTTTTGTTTTCTTATGTTTATTTTGTTTTTTATGTTCAATTTTATTATGTTTTGTTTTATTATTTCCACCAAATAATTGTGGTTGAGGTTGTTGTTGTTGTTGCGGTGGGTTTCCCATATTATTATCAAACACAGGGTTTGTAAATGAAGGTTCATTTGTAGCAGAAGGAATATCAGAATTCATTTCGTTACTAAACATATTATTAACAGGGGCGGAAGCACGAGGAGTATCAAATGGATTTGATAATAAAGGTTGACTTGTAGCAGGAGGTATATCCGCATTTAAACCACTACTAAACATATCATTATTTTGGGCGACTTGAGTAGGTTGGGTAGTAAACATGGGGTCTATATTGAAATTAGTATCAACAACAGGTTCAGATGATGGCGGAGCATCTGAATTTAAATTCATATCAAACGGATTATAATTTGTATCAGATGATGGTATAGAAGTATCTATGTTATCATTAGAGGAATCAAGAGAAGGAAGCATATCCGTAAAAGACGAACCTTCTTCGGTTTTTACTGGTTCATTTGATTCTCCATTATCCATTATAGTTACGGCCGCCATTACTAAAGATGCTACCCCAATAAAAATATATGCGTTTGTAGGTATATTCATTTGATTCATTATTTATAATATATATATATTTTTATACATTATAAAATCATATTTTTCATTATTTTTTTGGCGATTTCGCATAACCAATAATAGCACATGCGATTCTTTTGCCGGAATTTCCAGTAGTTAAACTGTCTGGTGTATTTCCTAAACCACAATCATCTTCGTCTGCGTGAATAATTAAACCACGACCTATAATATTGGCTTTCGTTCCTCTTAATTTTATCATATCATCAATTCGTTGATAATGCGCAATACCATTTCTATTTGCGATTAAATTTCCTAAATCGCCGACATGTCTTTCTTTATCGCCAGGACATCCGTGTTGTTTACCATATGGATTGAAATGCGCACACATACTTTCGCACTCTTCACTCATATCGCCACATTCATGAACGTGAAATCCGTGAAGACCATTTTTACGTAATCCTTCAATATGAATATCCATAATGACCGTATTGTTTTGTAGATTTTCCGTAAAATAAACCATACCTTTTATTTTTTTTCCATTGAAGACCGCAATCGCGCGAATCGGAGTTTTGGAAGCCATGATAATAATAATATTTGTTCGTGTATTATGTTTATATTTTTTTGGATAAATATCAATTACACAATACCGGATAATCATATAACTCCGTATTTATTAATTCAGTTTCATTGGCCCAAGGTATAATTCGATTGTTATTTTCTGTCCATACGATTTTTGCTTTTTCAGAAAAAGTAATACTAATCTTTGTTTTCGCATTGGCTATGAAGTCAGGTAATAAATTATATAATTTATTCTTAGCATTTGTGTATTGGATATTATTTATATAATATATATTTTTCGTTTCATATGGGTCGATTTCTAAATCAAATAACCAATAGGTGAAAGTACCCTTTACAAATTGTTGTGCACACCCATTACTGCTATCTAAATTATCGTCATCTGTGGTTGTTTCATCTATATCATCCCATCCGCCATAAGTTTTATCATCATAGGTATGCATTAATTTATAACGAGCATCACGCACAGCGAATGAACCGTTCGTCCAAATATTAAAATCATAATCAGTTAAATCAATATACATATTATATAGCATAGTACTGCGTGGTGTAGATATACCATTCCAACCATCAACTTGGCTTATTCCATCTAAATCCGTATCATCGTCGGTGATATATGTTATATCAGCAAGTTCTAGTATGGTTGGAAACCAATCGCTAATGTGCATAAGACCATCATATACTGTTCCGGCGTTATTCAATAATGGACTATAGATAAAAGAATCTACTTTAATACCTCCTTCAAATAAAGTGCCTTTTGACCCACGCAAGGGGGCATTTTTACCGCCACCATAAAAACAACCGCCGTTATCAGACATGAATATAATATAGGTATTTTCCATGACGCCTTTATTATTTAAAGTATCTACTATTTCACCTATCGATTTATCTAATAAATAAAGAGACTTTGCGTATTCTTGACGTAATCTACCGGTAATATTTTGATGTATAGCGGTTAATATATCACTATCTATATAATCATCCGGCATACCATTCGAATGAATTCCATAGTCAATAAAAGGGTCGTGAACGGCTTGGTATGCTAAATATAAAAATAAGGGAGTTTCATACGAATGGTCATTTATAATGGTTTTGGCTTTTTCCGTATAAAAAGTAGTGGAATAATTATGTCGGTCTTCGGCTTCATATGGTGAATAACATGTCGTATTTGAGGTAATAAAATCTACATTTTCCGGATAATCCGGTAATTTTTTAGACCAATAATAATTTTCTCCATTCGAATAACCAATCCAACTATCAAACCCACGAGCAGTAGGTAAAAATAGTGGTGAAAAATAACCTAGATGCCATTTTCCTAACATATGGGTACTATAATCATTCGTTTTTAATACTTCGGCTAGTGTAACTTCATCTAGGGATAACCCCCATTCCGCAGTAGAACCAACCATACCATATTGCATACCAATGGATAATGGATAACGACCAGTCAATAATGAACCACGACTAGGAGAACAAACTTCTTGCGCATAAAAATTATTCATTATAATTCCCTCTGCCGCTAATTCAGTCATTTCCGGCGTAACAAAAGACATTTCGGTTGAACTGTATCCAATAGAATTCCATGCTAAATCATCGGCCAAAATAATTATAAAATTGGGTTTTACACTTGTAGATTTGAAATCGGATAATGTAAAAAATTCGGTGTTCGCTGAATTTGTATTGGTCGGGACGCCGATTTTTGTATCATAATTTAAAATAAATATTAATGAAATTAAAAAACCTACGAAGGAAATACATGAAACAAATGAATAAAATGTGCGTATAGATTCATTGCGTGTTTGGTTTGCTATTTCAATTTCTTCATCATCTTTAAATAAATTAGGTTGTATTGTTCCATAAGCATGATTCATTTTCGTATTATAATACAGCAATATAATTTTATGTTATTTCGCTAATATTATTTTGTGATTCTACTCTGTAAAATCATATGCGAAATTCCAATCGTCAAATAACCCGCCTGCGTATAAATTAGGAGACATTTTAGACGCTTCATATATACGATTGTATTTATCGATTTCCGCCAATTTGGTGACTTCTCCGATATTATTATTTTCTAATTTTTTCAATAATTTTATTTGTTCCATCCATTTATGAATATCTGATATATCTCCTTCATCTTCTTTGTATAAATATTGATAACGCTCATCTATACCTGTTGTATTGAAGGGAAATCTGCGTAATTTCCAACGGATATTTGAATTATCGTGTTGTAAAACCTCGGTTTTGGGCATTTGCTCGTTTGTATCATATAAGAACGTATTTTTATGTATAAAACGACTAATAAACGCAACGATTATAATAAACATTATCATAGAATAACACTATATAGATATATAGTGTTATTTTTATTTGGTTTTATTTATTTATGAATTTCTAGCAACTTGTTGAGTAATGTAACGGTCATGCCACGTTTCTTTACATTCTTGTGAAACTTCAAACCCCATGACTCGTTCGTATTGTTCAGGATTATCAAAGTAGAAAATATTATTATCTGGGCCAATATTTCGCTCAGCAGTTGATATGGCGACTTTGAAAAATAAATATTCATCTTTACTACCAACACGGAAAGGATATCTGGTGCCGGTAATAGCGCCGCGTATAGGGAAACCAGGAGTAGTCGTTGTATTGTACAAATCAATACTGGTTAACACGCCATCAATTCTACGTTTGATTTTATGGTAATTTTTGTCGCTGGCTTTTAATAAATCGTGGTATTTTTTTTGATTTTTTTGATTTGTATTTAATGAAGAATTATCCGATGAAACTGAAATATTATCCAACATTTTGGTGTATTCCGGTTGGTCGACAGGTTCAAATTCATTATCGTAATACATATTTAAATGCGAAAGAGAAAGTAAGCTAACTGCTAAAATAGAAAGTAATAATACTTGTTATACGTTATATACAGCTGTCTTTTTATATTAGTTTTCATAATATATTTTGTAGAATATTCGAGATCACATAAATAATAAGATATTAGAAAGAATATAAATAATAGACAGGATAAATAATATATTATTATATTATAAAATGCCTGTAACAGACCCTAAAAAGAAGTCAAAAATAGAAAAAAAGTTAAAACTAAAGGAAGACAATGTTCCTCCTCCACCATCGCCATCAACAACGACTACCTCTTCTAATGTAATCGATATACCCATACACGCAAACGTACCAACGAATCCATATACACCAGCTATTTTAAACAGTTTAAAAAATATCAAAAACATTACCAAATATCAAGAAAACAAAATACGCCATTTATTCAAGGAAAAAACCATTTATGAATTTAATAACAAAAAATACACGTATTTAAACAATGATACATTAAATCAAAATTTTTATTTCACTTTAGGAAAAAATCGCGATAACAAACCATATGAAGTGCGTTTTTGCGTGTTCAATATTAATGGAAAGTGTAAAGAACCATTTTTACAATTTTTATTGGAAATTAATAAAACGGATAATCCAGATAGAAATTTATTGACTTTTCCTAGGTTCAACTTAGACGCCGAAGTATTTGGTGATAATGATGAAGATGATGTGCGTGATATATTTGAAAAAAATTGTTTCGAAAAATTTAAACAATATACACACGATGTTAGTGATGAAGTCATTAGTGCCTCATATAGAGGATTTATCGAAGACGATAATAATACGATTTATGCGTTTTTTGATAGCACTCGTTATAATATCAAAGACAATGAACAACAAGTATGGTGTATCTTGGATGAAATTATCAATGAAAAGAAGGTATTTGGAAATAATCACACAGATGAAACCATATTAAATATGTTTAATAAGAATGAATTTATCGCATATATTACAGATGAACACGGTGGTAAATTGAATTTCCCTTGCTGTCTCTATATTTGTAAACTAAATGAAGAAGAAGACGATTATATCAACGTATATGTAGATGACCCAGATAAAGATGTGGATAACTACAAAATATTACATTATGTTTTCCGTAATTACTGTTGGTTTTTCACAACTGACCCAATTGAACGAGAAGATTTAGTTAAATTGCGAAAAATTAAACGTTGTGCGAGTTTCATTGATAAATCATTATATATATTGAATATTAGTAAAGATATTGATAATATAAATTTTGATGTGGATGATGAAAATGATAGTTATGAAGGAATGTCTAGTGATGATATTCCCAAATCACACGAAAAGTATAGTTGTATATACTTTTTTGAAAATTATAAACAAATGTGGTGTATAAAAGACCCATTGCGTTTTACTGAAATTTCACATTCATCATAAATGAAATTTCTATTGGTAATATATAGTCATGGCTAACACAAAATCCAGATGTAATATCCGTTCGAGACGTAGTATTTCAAAAAAGAATAAAAGTAGAAAAAATGTTTCACAATTAGGAGGACATCCATGTGATGGTGTAAAAGATAAATGGTGGGATAGTAGAGTAAATGATTGGAGATGTGCGGTCGATCGTGATTACAGAAGTCCACAACAAATATTAGCAGAAAAAAGAAAATTTGAAGACCCACCATTTGTATGGCAACATATAACACATGACCAAAAAGATGGTTATTTACAAGCGGTACGCGAAGAAGAAATGAATAAAAAAGGAATGTCTTTTCAATCAGTTACAAGTTCAGTTACTAATATTTTAGATACTAGTATAAAATCGTGGCGTTCGAAGGAAGGTGGTAGAACTGCTTTAGTAAGATTATTTGATAATCACCAAGTAATCGGTGGACAAATTGAAGCAAGTCTAGGTTATGGCGAACTTGAATCGTGTTTATTACATGGTTTTGACGGTGAATATTATATAGGCCCATCTGCACTTATTGAATTTTGTAAAATCCCATGGACACCAGAGATAAAAAAGTTGTTTGATAAAATATCAAAATTGAACCTACGTCCTAATGTTATTGAAAATTTTCAAAAACATGTTCAACAATTAGGATATAGGATTTAATTTCTTTTTATATAATATAGCCATGGCTAACTCAAAGTCCAGACGCAATATTCGTTCAAAACGTAATCTTTCAAAAAAGAACAAAAGTAGAAAGAACAGAAAGAGCCGCCGAGTGAAGGGTGGTATATTTGGTATTCCAGACATGGGCATTTATAAATCTGTTCAAAAAATGGGTATTCTTCCTACCTGCTGTGAACAAAATAAAAAAATCGCACAAATAAATAAAGAGAATAATAGTAATTTACCATTACATAATTGTCCTGAAACATGCGCATTATAATTCAATAAATATATGTTATCTATAGATATAACATATATGTCGTGTCTATTCAACAGTTTAAGCGCATTTATTCCCAAATCGAGTTATGATATTCGTCAAGACATTTGTAATTATTTAGAACAAAATCATCCACTAGTAGAAGGTTTAGATACAAAATTTATTTTAGATTTAGAGAACCCGAATTATATACGAGATATGAGACGTACTAGTACGTGGGGCGGTGCGAATGAAATACAAGCCGCATGTAGTATATGGAAAATGCAAATTATTGTAAAGAATTATAGAAATCACGGGCAAAAAGATATTGAATTTGTGCCGGTAAATCAGCCGTATGAGAAAACAGTATATGTATATTGGACAGGAGGACATTATGAACCAATCCGGTGAACCTACGGTTCCCCCGGACGCCCCCTCCCTTAGTAGGGATACTACGTTTCCCCTACGACCCCTTCCTTCATATGTATTTTACATTGTTCTCTTTTTCGTCCTGGATAAAAACATATAAGTATACAAAATATCCAACACAAACCCACATATAGAAAAATAAAATAATATATATTCTATTATAGACTTGTCTTGAATCATATAAAAATAATACAGTAGTAAAGCAAAAAAAGGTATTGCTAAAATATCTCCATAATGGCTTGAATTGTTTATAATGTTATTGTATTTCATATATAGAATAACATTATAAAATCTTTTGTTGTCGTATAAACATTTTTTACACTTCATACATATAATAAAACAACATTTACAAATAATTCACACTAAAAAGGGAGGGGTCGTCAGTGGAAACCTTGGTTTCCCTACTACACTAAATCCAAAACACCTTCACTTTTATAAGTCGCTAAAAATTTAACCAAAGTTTCTCTCTCAATTTCACCCGATTCAATCAACGGTTCGGCGTGTCGTTCAATTTCATCTACAATAGGTTTACGACCGTACATTCCTTGAAAGGCTTGAATATAGTCCTCTAATTTTTTACTTTGTAGTTTTAATTTTTTACTCAATTCTAAAAACCCCTTTTGGAACATCTTTTGTGCGTTTTCACGACGATTTTGTTTATCTTTTTCCGCGTTTTCTTTATTACGCAAGGTATTTTCTTTCTCCAACAATTCCAGCTCTTTTTGTCGGATAAACTCTTCATTTTCGGGTTCTACGAATACAATATTATCAGTTCCGGTATTAGTCGATTCATCTAAATACCATGGATGACGATATTCATTCGCACTAATAATAATATTACATATATCGGGTTTTTTCAACGCTTCAAACCGTTTTCGTTCAACCGAACCTTCCTTTCCATTAAATGCTTGGAAAAACTCTTGGACAACTTTTTCATTTACGGATGGACTCGTTTCCATTAACCGGTCGAATTCTTGCCTACATATCTTAATAAAAGGTCCGGCGTCCATCCGTTCGGATGGTGCTTTGGATAGCTCAATACGAATATTACGCGCGAATTTATCCCATGAAATTGCGGAAACTCGATGTGCTTCATTCAATTCCGAAATTTTCAGGTATTGTTGAACGGTCGTTAAAATACCGATTAAGATATTCAGCGTTCCAATAGCCATTGGCGCATATCCCTGCATACTAACAGGTAAACTAGCTTGAGCGAAAGATGCGGTTCCACTAATTGTCGAAAGAGTAATCGCGGGAATCGTAAACCAAGCGTTCATCATCTTGTATTTGTTATGTGCTCGTGTATTGAGCCATTTATAACATTGTGCTACATCACACCATTCGACCATAATCATTTCATTTTCAGGCGACCATTCAACGAATTTTTCATTCTTCGTTTGCGCAGTGCTACCTGTTTCGACATTATCTTTGGTAACTGATTTCGTTTCTTTTTTTGTATCTAAATTGTTCTCTTTTTCCTTATTTTTATCAGTTTCCATTGTATATATTTATCATATAAAAAATTACGCATCTGAATTATTATCAATCGCCGCGTTTTCGATACGCACCGCATTCTCATCAATTTCCACCGAAATATTTTCAGTGGGCTCTATGACTACGTTCTCATTCGAAAAAGATACATTCAATGAGAGTTCTGAGTTTTGAATGACCGCATCTATTTTACCGATAAATTTCTCCGTATTTTCAATTAAAAACTCACTGTCTTCTAAAATATTAGTAATTTCAATATCATCTCCAATAGAGAAAAAACGATTTAATTTTTCTTCATTTTCAATATCATCAATGGAAAATGTGCGATTGATATTAATGTTCTCTTCCACTTCTCTACAAAAATCACTAATACGTTTAAATAAACGGTTCAACTGTTTTTTCTGAGAAATATGGAAAAAAGAGAGATAGTTAATATACAACGCAGTTTGTTCTTTCAAAATATTGTTTTCATAATGTAAAGTATTTATAAAATTGGAGATGGAGAACCCAACACGATGATTATTGTTATAATTATCAATATTTTCGTTTTTTACACTGTATTGTTCATATAAGATATTCAATATATATAGTATATTTTCATGTATATTTTTAATATCTTCTAGCTTATATTCTTGGAAGGGTTCTAAATCCTTATACACTGGATAAGACTTCAATTCTAACTCTTCATATGCTATTTCTATTTTTTTCTCTTTAATGCTGGAAATAATAATGGTATATAATTTATAATAATCGCAATACATACGGTTATTCAATAAGGAACGGAATTTATCAATATTATCCATTTCCATAGCGAACGATTTATATTGAAAATAAAAGGAATCCAAACAAAATAAGAAAATTTTTTTCGTATTGGAATTTAATAAATCGTTATAGACCGTTTTTAACTGATTTAATTTATCGGCCACCACCGATTTTGTTTTGGCGATTTCTTGCTTCAGCAATATCATATTTTCAAAATCTACTTTTAATTTTTCAATGTTAAACGCATGGATATTTAATCTAGACATCTATAAACTAACTATAGAAAATAGAAATTTCAATACGTTAAAAAAAGCACACGAAGCGCCCTTTTTAATTTTTATTTTTATTTTTTCAGTTTTATTTATTCAATGATCTAAAATAACGAATATAATGGATAGGGAGGTTCATTTTTAGGAGGCGATAAATCAAGTGGTTTTAAATGAGTAAAATAAAATACTTCATTCATTAATTGCTGACATTCTTCTTCTAAATCTCTTTTATCCGAATTTGTAAAATGTGTAGGATACAACACTACTTTACTATTATTGTTCCATTCGACATTGTCTAGAATATCAAAATCGTAAGCCTTCACAATTGATGTAGGGGAAGGAGTTCTAGAACGTCCTTTAGAATCAATATGCTTTTTAATTTCCCAATATTTCTCTTTTTCTTCGTTGTAATATAAACGAGTAATGCCTTTATTGTTTAATACATTTTCAATCTTCTTGGATTCAGGCGTATCGTATAAATTGACTATTAAGAACGCAAAATAATACGCATTGCGATTTTCATTTACACGTTTATGCATATCAATATAAAATACATTTCCGATATTCAAGTGTTTGAACGTATTTACTACATCACTGCTAGTAATAGTTCCTAAAATACGAGGAATATACATTTTAATACTCTTCATAGTATTCATTCTTTGTTGCTGGTTGTTTTGGTTTTGGTTTTTGGTCTGTTGTTTTTTGTTGTGTATCATCTATGTAGTCCATAAAAAAGTAATTCAATTTTTTAGTCAATTCTGGTTATTTTGGTGGAAATATTATCCCTATATTACATAAATGAATATTATAAAGGACCAACGAGAAACGATTATAAAAGAAAACAATACCGCTCAACAACAATTGAAGGATGTTTTAGACAAGATGAATCGCACATTAAAAACATTAGATATACGAGAACATTTACAAGGTGATATAGATTTATCCATATTAAAAGAAGAAGATTTTAAAAATATTGATACGATTCTATTAAACGAGGGAGAAATAACACATATATTGAATATTCCTGAGGGGATTACCAAATTTGTATGTAAAAAAAATTTATTATTTACAATAGAAAATTTACCAAGTTCTCTTGTCCATTTAGAAATAACCGAAAATTATTTGTCTACGATTGATTTAGCCGAATTAAACAAGTTAACTCATTTGAATCTATCACACAATCATTTAACCGAGATAGAGAACATACCCAATGAATTAGTGGAATTGAAATGTTCATTTAATCAAATTACTCATTTAGATTTACAAGGATTATCCAAACTCAAGGTTCTCAATGTATCAAATAATAAAATAACTGTGATTGAGAATTTACCACAAGAAATAGTAGATTTTGTGTATGAAAACAATCCCGATATTGAATTCCGTAATTCGCCTGTAATACCCAATGAAAAAGTAGAAGAACAAGATATTGAACAAGAATTAAGTTATCAAGAAAGTTTGAATAAATATTTTAAATTGAAATTAGCATATGAAACGAAATTATATGAACAAAAAAAACAGTTATATAAAAAAAGTGGTAATAACATTAAAATCGCCAGAAAACAAATAAGTATGCTGAAACCTAAATGTATCAAATGTAAGCGAGCGGTCGGAACGATTTTTACAAAAAAAGATAACGCATATTTGGCGATGTGTGGAGATACCAAAAATCCTTGTAAATTGAATATAGAGTTATATGCGGGAAATTTTGGTTCGGTTCAAACAAGATTATATGAATACAGGGAATTTCAAGAAGAATCAAAAGACACAATTATTCGTCAAAAATTAGATACGTTATTCAATTATGTAGATGAACACAAATCCATCAAAAAATTCAAAAAAGAATTGGAGGATTATACTATGTTAAGTGCGGGAATGAAAGATTTGTTAGATAAACACAATGAGAACTTCAATAATCCACAAAAGAAAGAATTGATACAAAAGAAACGGGACATTATTTTCGAATACATAGAAAATATCAAATCATTGTTAGAAGAATATGAAAAGACGGATGACCGCGATATCTTAAAGAGTGCGGTAGAAATACAAGTGAAGGATTTATTACCCGAAACGAAGAATTTGCGTTTATTAATGAGTGAACATATGGAAATGACGATTGATGTAGAATACTTGATAGATATAGACGAAAATGGTGAGGAGGAAGCAAGCAGAAAACTGGATAATGTGTTTTATTTATTTAAACACGATGTCGCATTATCAAAATTAGATTATACATTTGGAGAACAACCGCGTGTCATTCATTTCAAACTATAATAAAATAAAAAACTTAAAGATATTTACGATGATTATCTATTATGAAACTACTAAAAGCTATTTGGAAAAAATTTCTCCCCAAAGATTTACCCAAACCCGTAGGTAGATGGAATATAGAACAATGTAATAAAAAAACGAATTATAAAATCGATTTATCTAATGAAGACCATTGTGGTCCATGCGGCCAATATGCGCTAACAAAGTTGGATTTGAAACCTAAAATTACAAAATAATAACAATTTATTCGCGGTAAATTGTTATTGGAGCGAGTTTACAAGAAATTTTTTAATTCTAATTGTTTATAATCACGGTCGTGATGTCTTGGTAATTCAAATGGTAAAACTAATGTGCTTTGGTCTTGCGTATATTTCATATAGGCCATTGCTTCATTATATACGTTTGGAACGGCGTAGTCTAATACCAGTTTATTCAATCGGGCGACTTGATCAGTGATATTGGTCGCATTATGTTCAGCATATTGTAAATAGATACTGCGCATAATAATTTTCAAATTATCGAGGTTTTGTTCAGGAATCACAAAATCGCCATTGGACATTTTATATACACCTGCGCGTAAACCGTTTTGAATAATTTGAATATTTCCGGCGCAAAAATAAACTTGTGCTAAAAGATTAGACTCCCAAATACCACCTAAAGCTTCACGATATTCAGTCGCCTTGTTTTTAACGGCTATTTTTTCCTGCATTTGAAAGCGAATATCAGGGGAAGGAGGTTCGACGATATTCACTCTACCATTATATCTTTCTAAATTTAATATATTATTTACATTATCAATTAAACTTGGATTGAAGGACATATTACTCTTATAAACTTATAGAAGAAATAAATATTCAGTTTATTTAGGAATTAGGTGAATATTTCGATACATAAAAAAATATAATATAATATTATAATGGACTTTTATACAATTGTTATACTAATCGCTATAGTATTATTAATTATTATATTAACTTACATTGGTATTCAATTACGTTTCAAAAAAGACAGTAGTGTTCAATTTCCACCGGTAGCAAACACCTGTCCTGACTATTGGGTAAGTGATGGAAGTTATTGTATTGTACCAGCCAATGGTAAAACCAATATTGGAACAATCTATGATAATACAACAGGAACAATCTCATTAACACCAAATACAACATATGGTTTTGTAGCAGGAAATACAATCGTCGGAAATACGGTGATTACAAATCCCCGCATTGATTTTTCAGTTATTGGTTGGTCATCTATGGGCAAATCTTCATTATGTCAACAAAAGGATTGGAGTAATAAATATAATATTGTATGGGATGGAGTAAGTAATTACAATAAATGTTGAAGCACCTATTTATAATTTATCAATTTCATCATGTGTATCATTCTCATCAACACAGTGCGAACGAAAGGCTGTATAAATAATAATGATACTATACAAGATAACTGTAATAATGATTCCAATTTCTAGACTATTTTCCATTTTATCTATATAATTCTATAATATATTATATAGATGTTCAATTTTTCTGAATAAATAACGAATGGAACCCGATGTTCAATTGAACTGGAACATCAATAATAATTTGTTGATAGTTATGTAAATTGACGAACAAAATACAATTTTGTTTTTTAGAATAACCAAATGCGACAATATAGGGTTGTTTTTCAATGGTTAATAAAGCAGGTTCTCCACATATACACAGATTTTTGAAAATGATTTCTTTCATTATTTTCATTTTATGAAATACAACAAAACCATTGATTGTTTTATTTTTTATGTTACGAAATACAATTTTATCATCGAACTTGATTGGAAAATCTAAATCGAATCTTTCAAGTTCTCTTATTCTTTTTATAGAAACAGTTTTATTTGTTTTACACAAAATAATTTCGCGATAATTGCCTTTAATATTTAAATCGGAAAAATCTAATTCATCATAAAGAGAACCATAGATATGAATCGTCTCAGGTGTTTCTAATAAATCAGCGAAATGAAACATATAGAAACTATCATTGGTAGAATAAGTTTCTATCAAATTCGTTTTTTTGTCTAATATATGAATGAACGTTTGTTGTTTTTTATTTAATAATACGGGTAAACTCTTTTTAAAAAGGTTCTCCATATCCATAGTTAAAGGTGAATCCACAAAAATGATTTTATCATTGGTGCTCCAAAAATCGTGAACTACCGGCATATATTTCGTTTTCATATTACGTCGAAATATCGTTTTAAAATCGTCATTTAATTGATAATACATGACTTTGTTGGAGAGAACATCATAATCAATGGTTTCGACGGTATTGTTAATATATTTTGTATGACCGGAAATATGTTGAATATTATCGATGAATCGTTTTTTTACAGTGGTAATTTCTTTGTTCTCGAAATTTATATTTAATAAATAGGGTTGGTCTCGTTCATAAAGAGCATATATTTGATTACGGATATTGATTAAAGCAGTATTAGCTAAACCCATCATATCGGGTAATAATTTTACAGTATTAAATACTGAAAAAATGAATTTAACGAAATTATTGTTGGGGATTTTGCCGTTCTCTTCTTCGTATTTCAATTTATCCGTTCTAACAAAATGCTTGATAATAGTAATATTACCATTTTCAAAAAACGCACCTTGAATATTACCATCGCCAATAAAAAGGTCAAATAAATTATTTACAGTGCTTATATTCACATCGGGTCCAATGAGTCCATAAAACCCATTAATTTTATTGATGATTTGTTGTTTATGGGGAGGTAATATATATGTTAGTTGTTGTTTGTATTCACGTTCTTTAATATTTAATTTTTTACCGAACTTGAAGTTTAAGAAAAAAGGTTGAATAAATGGTAAATAAACAAGGGCAGTAAAAAATAGTATAATGAATTTCATCATTATACTATTTTCATATTTTTATTTTCTTTTTTGGTTTAATAATGAATTCTATTTGTCTTATAGAAAATCTACAGTAAGTATTGATAGTTAGTCATCTTCTACTAATTCCTTGATGACCGCAATGATGGAATGAAAGAGACCCTGTTTTTTTGTAGGAGATAATAGTTTTTCTCTAACCGATTCGGTTAAATGTCCGCGTTCGACAATATCTAATAAATCAACGTATTCTTCGGTGATTGGTTTATACAGAGATTGTTGTGAGTGTTGTTCCTGTGTAAAATACAAAGGAATAATCGTAGAATTGTTCATACGATTCACGAAAGAATTGGAAAATCCAATATCAATAGAATGGCTAGTCGATAACATCTTTGTTCAGTTTATTTATTATGTTGGTTTGTTTTTGTGTTGTTTTATGAATAATATCAAAAAGTAATTCAATTTTACAAACAATTTTTAATGAATGTAACTTCATCTTCTGTGAGATTAAATATTTTATATAATTCATCGTCGTTCTTATTTTCGGCAATAAATGGTACGTTGTGAAATATTTTTTCAATATTGAATCCTGACCATTTACATATTGTGAATACAAATTTATATATGTTGCTATTGAGAATATTGACGTATCCTTTTTGATCGGTTAGCAAATACATTTGCGCTTGGGTAAACCCCATAGTTCCATCATCATAAATAGGATTTAGATTCCCAGATAAGTTCAATAGAATTTTTTTTTCATTCTGCTTGGAGTGTTGTACAGAGGAATACCTTATGTCTCTTTTAGTGGTATGCCTTACCGGATAGATAAATACCCCAGTTTTCGTATCATTTAATTTGGCTTTGTGTGTCGTGTTATGTAGTTCACAAGAAGTTGAAAACGACACTTTTTGTAATTCATTGTGCCTAAATTTTTTAATGATATTGATAGTTTCACTTGTTACAAAGTTGGGTAAATACTCCATACCATTTAGGTTACAAGTGCTGTGGTATATTTGCTTATTATATTCACAATCGACATGTGTTTCACCCATTTTATTTGTCTTTTGTATCAAATAATACGAGAATGTGCTACCAACGTTGAAATGCTTTTTACATTCGTTTACATTCAAATACAATATGTAATTTTCGTAAAATATGTTTTTGTACTTGAATGTAGGAGACATCCAACTAGTTGGGGTGATATATAACAATAACCCATCTTCGCTTAGACGTTGATATGACCAATTCAAGAATTCAGACCACAAATTATGATTCAATGCTTTTCTTTTGCCGGATACATTATCTTCATAGGGAGGATTACATACGTGTAAATCAAATTTAGAAAGTCCCTTCCAGTGTGCGGTAGTTTTTGTAATATCTAATTCTAACGTGTTCCCTTCATTGTAGTTCAAGTTATATTCATTATTCGGGTCAATTAAAAGTTTACATATAAATATGTTGGTTGGGTTGATATCACTAAAATATATACATTCTTCGACAATTGTTTTGTATCGTTCCGTTTCGTTCGGAATCATGTCTTTTAGACCGTTCATGAATTTATCAATAATATCTAAAATATAACCACCTTTTCCGCAACTTGGTTCGATAACCTTCTTTGGAGTTTTCCAAAAATTATCAGGAACCCTATTCAATGATTCTTGTCGTAAATTGAAGATAGTAGTGATTTCCGCATTATTCATTTTTTCTACATCCGTTGCTTCTAAATACGTATCGATAAGGGTTGATAGTTTTTTTTTGTTATTTAAATTTTTCATGAATAGTTCCTTTATCGTTCGAATTATTTGGTCTAACTCTTGTTCGTTTTTCATATATTTAAAGTAGATATTGATTAGTGTTTGTATTGTTTCGGAATTAATATTATTACCCCAGACTTTAAATTGGTTTAAGAATAAATCATATATATGTTGGTTACATTGAATAATATGAAACATTTCAATTAAACCAGTCTCATTATGATGGATAGTAAGTATACAGACTAAAGGTACAAGATGCATTATTATATCGATATAATTTGTTTCTATTTCTTCTCTTGTATCGCTAGCAACCGATTCTTGTGTACATTTGCTTTCAGACGGCGTTTTTACTTTTACTTTTTCTATGCCCTTTTTAATATTTTCATCTTCATCATTATTTTCATCATTCTCATTCTCTGTTCTTCGGGTTTGAATAGATAAATTTATATTGTTAATCATTTTTTGGTCTTCAGGTGAAAGAACGAGTTTCTTATATTTGAGTCGGTCTAATAAATTTTTTAATGCGGTTTCAGCACTCGATACGTAAACATTATAAATATGGTCACATATTTCGGTGATATTTTGTGAATCATGCCCGAAAGATGCCATCCAATGGTCTCCATTTAGATTAATAAGGCGTTCCTGTAATATATATTTGATTGCATCTTTTGGATGAGAATTGGGACGAATGAACGACGCATAACTCATTATAGTTTGCTGGACAGCCCTATGAATATTCAAGTCTACTACAAATCCACATTTTTTTCCTTCACCACCGGTCATACTACGATACATCATTTGACTTACCATATCAGCACTCATGCTATTGTTCATCAATAATACGATATCACAGTTATCTATTGATGCGGCTAAACTACATTGTCTACCACTGAGGACTAATACACCTTTTTTACCACTATTTTTCGCGCGCTTACGTGCGTCTTCGATACTTTGCTTGGGATCGTCAGTCGTTTTACTATTAATGCTAATAATATCGTACTCGGGTATTACGGAATTACTCACTAAAAGTTTAATTGTAGCCTTTGATATTTCATCTATGTTATTTTGTGGAAGGAAAGCCATAATAATCATGGGTTCATTAGACATTATGCCTTCTCCAATAAATCGGGAATTGATTTCTGGATTTTTACATATTTTTTCAATGCGTTTCATAAAAACGATATCATCGGGGAAATCTCTATCAGGGGTACCGAATTTACTTTTTTTACCGAATACACTATACCATAATTTTAAATTTTCAAATTCATTTTGGAATTCGTCTAATATCTTGATTGTGTTCTTACCAGTTACGCTATCAATTTCAATACATTGTTTTGGGAGAAAGCACGCTTCTTGAGACCATCCATAATTATTCTCGAGAGTTTCATTTATAATTTCACGAACAGATTCTCGCGTTAATTCGCGAGTCAATAGAACTAAATCGGGATACTTGGAATATTCGTCTATAATATTCGCAACCGAATATTTATCTATTATATCTCCAATGTCGTCACCGTGTTTTTCAATCAGTCGTTCTCTGCTTTTATCTAGATGAATGGTTCTACACAGTTTGATATCTTCAGAATCCCATAGAATCCAATTTTCCTTTGGAATCGCAAAATGGTTAGCAGGCTTATTATAAGTTGCGGTTATTTGTATAGTAAATGCGTTTGACCCATAATAATCTAATGTCTTTTGCGCCAATTCAGTTGTGCCGCCATTGTGGCTTTCATCTATAAATCGCATATCGAATCGCATATTTTTCAACCATGGGATGTTTTTTGTCTGTATTTCGGTGTGTTTTTGTGTATCATGACCCTTGTCGAATTTATTTTGAAGAAACTGTTTAGAACATAGTATAATATTCCTATCAGTCAACGTAGGTGTTTTATTTTTACCATTCAATTTTACTACATTAAACCCGCGTAATTGAAGACAATCAAATACACTCGCCTGTTGTCGGGTTGTTTCTTTTGGTGCGGTGGTTATTACCAGATAATTACATTTATCTTTATTTTTACTGTCTTCTATGATACAACCAGCAATGATATAACTTTTACCACTTCGTTGAATATGTCCCCATAGTATTTCTTTTTTATTACAATCTTTCATTCGTAATGTGCGCAATATAGCCAATTCCTGATGTAATTTAAAGCACAATGCGTTTTTTGTAGAACTTATAATAGTATCCACTAGTGTATTTTGAAAATTCATTTTAAAGGCGTGAAACGCCTGGAATAGGTCATCCCAATCTACAACTATTGTATCCTTTCTAGTATAAACATTTACTAAATCTTTCGAGGAACTATGGGTTCTACTTATCATATTGTCTGTATTTGCTTTATCACGCACAGTAAATCCATAAGATACTATATAACCCATATCTACGTATTTTTGAGCATAAAACGCCATTTTTTCAACATCAAGTTTACCACTTTGTTCGTTAGTGAGGCATTTAGAAGAAATAGCTAATAAATGTTTGTCGTTCGTTTTTGATATCATTGTAAAATCAGAAGAATCTCCACCCTGTTTTATATTAAGTTTATCACCATTCTCCTTATAGAATATTTCTTTATAAGATAGTTGTTTAGCGAATGTACTCATATTAAAATTACCATGAGCCGGAATAAATTCATTTAATTTTGATATAATACATAAACCTCCAAACAACTTTAGAAGGGCTTCTTGTATATACTGTTTATCATCGTTCGTAGTGAACCATTCTTGAAATTGAACGATATCCATACATTGTAGGGTTTCATATAGGTCAATGAAAGTTTTCATGGTTGTTGAATTTGTTTAGTTTTTATTAATCTGGGTTCGGTTGTTAAATGAGTAACATAAAAAAAGAATTTCAATTTTATGAAATTTCGATTTTATATATTTTACTTTTTACTTTTTATCGTTTTTTTTGGTTTTTCAGTGCCGCTTCCTCGTTGGATTTGTTCGCGGTATAATTTATATTTATCATATTCAGTATTCAATACATCTAATTCATGAACCCACATTTTTTCTAAGGTAGTGGATTTCAATAGCGCCAATTCGGCTTCTGTATTTTCTTTTTCTTTCATAATATTGGCTACATTTTCTTGAGTCACCGAATCCATCGGCATTTTAATCAAATATTTGTAATCACCATCGATGAGCGCGAATTTCATTCCAGTCAATAAGGTAGATACTTGTTCGGCGGTTTTACGACGTAAATCAATGGTGCCGTTCAATGTTTCTTGAATATATCTTGCTCGATTCGATAATCGTATTAATTTTTTCTCCATATCCTCTACCAAATATGCTTTTCGCTTTTGGTACACACCCAAACGAACTCCATAGAAATCATCAATGATTTCTTCAATCGTAGAATATTTATGTAATTTGAATTCGGAATTGAACATATGCATATTGGTGGTACTGATAGTTGTAAATAATTTCAATAATTTTTCCACGCCATTACATCCGTTCGCATCTACGGATGCTTCTAATTCTTGTATTTTACCTTTTGGAAAGATAACGGTGAAATCAACTGCTACTTCAGTAGAAACCGAGGTGAAATCTTTGATACTAGGTGGGATTTTCTTACCGGCTTTATCTAGTGTATTTCCATCCATCAATGTTTCTAAGAAAGTAGTGTAAGGCATTGTCCATGTTCCTACGGGTAGTTCAGTGATGCGAATTTTATCGTCGCCGATTTTTTCATACAATCCCTTGATTAAATATTTTTGGTCGGCTAATTTGCGAATACTGCCTTTGAATCCTTCATAATAAGGAACGAATTCGCTGCCTTCATTCGATTGACCCAACAATTTATTGCGTAAATAACCGATGATTTGTTTTGGATTGTAAGGCGCGATATTACATGAGAAACCAGTGCCGATGCCTGAAATACCGTTGATGAGTGCGAATGGAATAATAGGCGCATAAAATTCGGGCTCAACGATTGTTCCATCATCATTGATATAACTCAATACTGCGTCATCCGCTTCGGGGAATATATAACGGGTTAGTGAATTCAACATAGTGAATATATATCTTTCCGAAGCACTATCATCACCGCCTTGTAATCGTGTTCCAAATTGACCGTTCGGATTCAATAGATTGATATTGTTTGAACCGACGAAATTTTGCGCCATATTTACAATAGCCCCGTTTAAACTTGCTTCACCGTGGTGATACGCACTGTGTTCAGAAACGTACCCAGAGAATTGCGCGACTTTAATTTCACTCGTTAATTTTCGCTTGAATGCGGAATATAAGATTTTGCGAAGTGATATTTTTAGACCGTCTACCATATTTGGAATCGAACGAGCGCAATCATACGTACTGAAATGAATCATTTCGTTATTGATAAATTCTTGATACGATACGTGCTTCTTGGATGTATCTAGATAAGCGTTCTTGTTATAATTTTCTAACCATTCCTTACGGTCATCCGCACGTTTTTTATTGAATATTTTATCAATCGTATCATCACTCGTTTGGTCAATATATACGAAATCCACGATTTTCTTGTTCGCAAAGTATTCTTTGAATTCGGCCGAAGTAGATGTTCCTAATCCCTTAAAATATTTGATGGTCCATCCGTGAGTGCCTTGTGGTCCGAGACTTTGTTTCCATGTTTCATATTCACCATCGTTGTAAAAGAGCAATGTTTGTGAACCCTTTTTCGCACGAAGAATAGGAGTATTCATGAAGGATAAGAACCCCGGAATTTTCACTAGAGATGCCCATTCGCTATGGAATAAATTAATACATAAACCTTTGATGTGGCTACCATCTAAATCCTGGTCAGTCATATACATAATTTTACCATATCGCAAATGTTGATGAACGTCTTGAATGGTGGAATATTCACGGCCCGTTTCCAATCCCAATATCTTTTTAATATCCGCGATTTCTTTATTTTCCGCGATTTTCTTCACTTGTTCGCCACGGACATTCAGTAGTTTTCCTTTCAATGGATAGATGCCGATGGTATTGCGGTCTTCACTCGATAAACCAGATACAATACCCGACATAGCACTTAATCCCTCACATAAAATGAGAATACAGTCTTTGGATTGAACCGTTCCACTTAGATTGGCGTCTATGAAATTCGCGATGCCGCGGATATTTTTCGTCTTTGAACCATCGGTTTTTTTCGCCAATTTATTTTCTTTGGCTTCAGTCAGGGAACAAGCTAAATCCATCACACCCATCTTGGCTACTTTTTCAATAAAACTATCGGATACGGAACAAGATGAACCGAACTTGGCGGAAGGTGTATTCATAAAATCTTTGGTTTGACTATCAAATGAAGGGTTTTCTACATCACAACGTAAGAATAATATCAATTGTTCTTTAATCGCGTTTGCGTTTACCTTGACCTTCTTCTTCTTTTCAATATAATCGCACAATTTACGCGTAATTTGACCAGTAATATATTCAACGTGTTTACCACCTTTGAAAGTACATATACCATTTACAAATGATACTTGAATAAATTCGTGGGTAGGAGAAAGTGCGACGGCATATTCCCAACGTTCATCAGGCATTTCATATACACGTTTGCTTTCGTCTTTGTTTCCGATATACAAATCAATATATTGTTGGAAATTTTTCACTGGAATGAGCGCGGTATTGTAATTGATTTTGATTTTTTTGATAGAATGGTCAGTAATGGCGCCAATGTCGTAGATACGCTTTTTCAAGAGGGATAACATATCGGAAGTTAGCCCTTGAATTCCAAGACGTGTATAATCGGGTTTGAATGAAACTTTGGTATAGGGTTTTACAGAGGATTTTGTAATGGATGGAGGACAAATTTCATCTAGATTTTTACGAAATTCTTGAACGTATTTTAAACCACGAACATGGTCCACGGTTTCAACCCTACCATATTCCGACCAAATCAATACTAATTTAAATCCAAAACCATTTTTACCGCCGACTATTTTTTTTTCGTCTTTATTGTAATTGGTAGAAGTGCGAAGATGTCCGAAAATCATTTCTGGAATCCAAACATCGTATTCAGGATGTTTAGCAATATCAATACCGTTGCCGTCATTGGTTAGAGTAATGGTTCCGTCTTCCGTAATATCAATATCAATATGCGTAACGAATTTTTTTTCCAACATCGTAGACTGAATCATACGTATGACGTGATCTCGACAATTCACAATACCTTCATCAAATAATTTATATAACCCAGGAATATATTCAATTGTTTTTAGAGCGATTTTTTGAGAAGCATCATCGAACACCCACATATCAGCGTCCACATTTTCAACTGAACCAATATATGTATCAGGATTGTCCAAGATATGTTGTTTGTCGGTTTTCTTTTGGTATTGTAATGCGAGGGTTTCGTCGGAAGTCATACTGTTAGAGGAGTTTGTTTTTGAGAGCGACATTCTAGATGTAATAACGATTATAATATATTTATAATAAAAAGTAGTTTTAAAAATTCAATTTTTCACGGGCATCATTTCTCCGCATAATATACAATGTTCAATATTATCAAATACTGCCAACAGCAAAAATGTAATTGTGTAGGTTATAATAAAATAGCGAGTTCATCCAATGACCCTACCTTAAGCGCACGTATGCGTTATGCACAATATATAAGAACAACAAAGCCTAATAAATGTTGTTAGAATATATTTAGCAAATAAAATATTTTATATGTAATGTATATATTACATATGAAAAGACCAGTTAGACAAGCAGATGGATGTTATTATATTGAAGGAAAGAAATACAAAGAATTATTTGGTTCACGAGAACAAGTATGGAACGGAACCGCGTATAAAACAAGTGGAAGTTTACGCAAACGTGATTTAGTGATGAACAAATGGGGACGTATTGTTTCCGCAGACAAGTTTAAGACAGCTAAGAAAGAAAGACGTTTAGAGAAATACGGATATTTCGCCAAAAAAGGGAAGTTTGGATATGTTAAAAAATCAACTAGAAAAAATAGAAGTTCTAAAAAAAATAGTGAAAAATAAAATATTTAGTTAATATATAATGACTCATACTCGTAGTGAAGACGGAACTTATCATATCTATGGTAAAAAATACGCAGAACTAGTTGGTTCAAGAGCACAAGTGTGGAATAGAACCGCATACAAGACCAGTGGAAATTTAACTCGTCGCAACCTATTTCGCAATAAATGGGGACGTATTGTTTCTGCCGCCAAACATAGAACTGCTAAGAAGGAAAAGAGATTAGAAAAGAACGGTTATTTCGCCAAGAAAGGAGAATTTGGAGTGGTAAAGAAGAATGTTTCCAATAAAAATAATTCCAAGAAAAATAAGAAATAAACTAACGAAAACAATAATTATATAATATTATATAGACATATTATATAATGAGTAGACAAACTCGTAAAACACAGAGATATAAATCCCGTAGGAATATGAAAAAAAGAAACAATAAAACAAGTAAAAGAGGAGGGTTTTTTCACTTGACTCGGTTCAAGACATACAAAACATATAATGCTGAATTAGAAAAAAAGTTGAAAGACGAGTTCAACTTTACGGATGCTGAATGTCTATATATAAAATTATATAGTATGAATAAGCATGGTTTAGATAAAATTGACCCTGTTTTTTCTACTGGATTACAAGAGAAATTAGATATATTAAAAACTCAAAATAAAAACGTTAACCGAGCATTGAATGATGTTGATACATTGAAACAATTTTTAAGAAATAAAGTATGTATTCGTGGTGTAGGTACACTATCGTCGGGAAGACGTGTAGAAAAATCAAGTGAATGTAGACAGCTATGTATAAATTTACATATATTGGTTGGTATTGATGACTGTTCTCCTCATGAAACATGTAACGTAGGTGATTACAATGAGTATGCTGGAAAATGTGGTAATAAAAGTATACATGAATTATTTACTATTCAACAATCCAATCAGAACTAATATATCTAGAATCGGTAATATACACGGCCAAATTTTCAAAGACATATTTATCAAAGTATGATTTACTAGCGATTTGTTTACCATTCATACTGGAAAAAAATTTACAATAAAAATTATATGCGTCATAGATGGATATATTTCTACCCGCAATAGAGGAGTTCAATTTCTCATAATTTTCTACTCCACTTTCTTCTACATAATATTTCAAACGCAAGGTTTCTTTCATATTTTCTAAGGCAACTTGTATATCTAAACGTTTATCCCATAAAGAACAACGAATTTTACATACATATTTATCTTTTTCAATTTCAATGTCGGGTTGATAATAGGCGATTAAATCTAATATTTGTTTATCGGATAGCGTCGACGGCATTTCATTTTTACATTCCGACCATTGTTTAAATAAAATGATAATTTCTTCAATTTCGAAATCAATTTCGTTTTCATCATAGGTTATGGTATCCGACCAAAATTGTAAGAATTGTTGAATTAATGGTAGGTGTTCGCTACAAATTCCAATAAAAGCGTCTTTGTCTTCTACATAATAGTCGGTGAATTTCTCAATCAATAAGTTCTTGAAAGTTTGCTGAAACATAATATTGGGTAATCCTTTACTCGCCAAATATTTTCGCCATAAATATAGCATATTTTTCCAACTAATTTGGGTTGCCCGAATTTCACTTTGTTTATCAATCGCTAATTGTTGGTTCAAAATCGTTTTCATTTCATTTGCGGGGAACGTAATTTGTAAAAATTCGTCGGTGAATTTACTAACCATTTCAGTAGGCGTTAAATCTTTCAAATAAAACACGTTTTTCACGAAATCGGGTTGATAACTATGATTGATTACATATTCATCCGAACTATTAAAACGGATAGAATAATGACTGGCGACGCAAATGAAATCCAAAATATGTTCATTTAATAAGGACGACCATAAATTATTATTTTTACAATTATTGATGTTGATTAGACGGCAATTGGTATATTCGTGATTGTCGTGGTACTTGAACTTGAATGTTTGAGATAGATTTGTTCCGATATAGAATTGAGCAAAATCATTTAGTTCACGTATAAATTGTTTGGCGGAGGGGTCAATAAAATGAATGAGGTCCGTATTCTTTTTGAAGAGATTGTCGCCAAGAATAGTGAGGAAATATTTGGCTTCATACTTGTTGGCGAATAAATTAGGAATGAGTTCATTCAATATGGATTGAATGGTGTTGGATTCGGGAATCGATTTTAATAAATTATTCTCTTTGATACGTTTCATGATATTTTTTTTAGTTAATTGTTTCCAAGACATTAAGTTGCGATCGCGGGAAATAGTGGAGAGAACATGATGTAAGATGTCGTCTTCACTAATATGTTGATAATGATTCCCTTCATAAATGAAAAATTTTTCAGTAGAAGGCATATAGAAGTATTGATTGTTGGATAAAAAATTATGAATAAACATATTTTTTTCGAAATTCATTTCTTCAATGCGGCTTACACTGTTTTCGTGGGTAATTCGTATATTTTCAAGAATATTTGGAAGTTGATTACAAATATAATGTTGTGTTTTTTCAGTCATATATTTGTCGTTTTCATATTTTGAAAATAACTCGTGGATAGTAGTTATCGATTGTTGTATTTTATTGTTGGTAGGTTCGCTCATCGGTTCCATTAAGAAATAAAACTGTGTTTCTTTATATGATTTTATGAATTATATAATACACCTTTTACAAAATATAATTTATTATCGTTATAATAAATTATCTACAATCACACAAACAAAAAGGGAAGGGGTCCTAGGGGTAGAATCCCTACCCGTAGGTTTCCCTAGATTGATACCACACTTTTTTGTTCAGTGGGTGCGTGATATTCATTTGTGCTATCAACTATGGATGCTTGTAAATATTTCGCGACAATCATGTTCGATTTCAATATTTCTTCACCTTTCATAACAGCAAACCATTGATATTTTGGTCGGTTCAATATTTCTTCTCTAGGAATATAAATGGCTACTGTATCATTATCTAAATCCAAATAATCCTCCTCCATTAAATCTTCTAATAAAATGGTTTTACGGTGTTTGGTTTTTACACCAATCATTTGCCCAAACACTAAATTCATTCGCTGTTTTTGTATCATTTCAATACACCATTGAGAAGTTTCACCCAAAAAATCTGTTTCATTCGAGAAATGAGGATTCTTATTTTTTCTCTTCAAAAATTCAACCATTTCACGAATAGTTTCATTGTTTTTAGGTGCGCCCATGAAAGAAATATCGGGCGTGAATAATAACTTTTGTTTTTGATTTAATAAATCAACATTACGATTGATGTTTTCACATACAAAGGCTTTGTTGCCTTGTGTATTTTCCAAATAAAAATTTTTCAAGTTTTTCAAGCAAACCGTAGAATTAGGAACAATCATCCCCCCATAATAATACAATAATTGCATCATTCCTAATTCGCGATAATGCGATTTCATTGGTTCGGCTACATTTGCTACATCAATATCCCAATTAGGTATTAATTTACTAAATGTTTCATCATCAATCAAACAAATATTAAAATCATTTCCACAATGATTAATAATTGTTTTGATAGTTAAATGAATATAAGGTTGATTTAAATCGGTGGTATTACGGGAATGAAAATCTTTCCAGCAACGTGCGTTCACTTCATATTTGGAATGAATCCAAATCTTGGGACGATTGAACCCGTATAAAGGAGATTCATTCAATAAGTATTTCTTAATCAAGTCATATTCATCTTTATTTTGAAAACTTTGATTAAATTTATTGGCTACATAACTACATACTACAACCACGCCAAACATCATTAAATAATTATTTATTTTTGGGCTAAACATAAAATATATACTATATTTGTATTTTATTTATGCGCATCTAATGAAAAGTATATTAAATAATCGATATTGTATTTTGATTCGTTATATTTTATTTGTGAAGTAAACATTATGTTGTTATTTTTACAAATTTGTCTAACGATGGTAGTAAAGGAATTATAAGACATTTTGCGGTCCAAATAAAATTGCTTGGATAAATGATAATATTGTTTTAATGTTTCACAAAATTCTTCGTGATAGTTATAAAACAACATTTTTCTAAAAGCATTCATATCGATTAAATAATATTTTTCAGTTTTCAAACAAATTTTGTCCAAGAAAGAGTAGAAATAATTATTCGGGACATCGTTCTTAAAAATTTGTTTCGTCATTTAAAAAAATATACTGATTAAAATAAATATATATAATAATTTTCACATATTTATTCTAAAGTTATTGTCTACATATAAAGTTTTTCTGTAAGTATTTCATTTATAATTTTATTTGTATTTTGGAAAATATATTTCATTGCGCCATTCAGCAATATAAATATGATAAGCACATATATGTTGCGCAATAATAAATATAAAATGATTATGACTGCATCTCTGGATCGAAGTTTAATTAAGCGGTTTATGAATCGATAAATGTTGCCTAAGACTGTGCTGTATTTGCGTGATAATCTCTAAAACAATTATACACACAATATATGTGGTAAAAATATACAATGGAATAGTTTCATAATAAGAAGACGAATCAATGAAAGAATACATAATTATAAATTTGTTTTTATGATTATGTTATAGTTTTGAAAGCGCATTCAATTTTATTGATGTATGATTCTCGCTAAATTATTTGTAAATAGCGCTAATTCAATACAATCTTCATGCACATTATGGAAAATGGTTATATATTTACATAAAAATGGAATAATGCGATATTTTGTTTCTTCATCAATTACATTTGTTAGTTTGGTAAAACTAAAAAAATAATCTAATATATCAATCACTGAATACCCATAATCATGTATATTATATAGCAATTGTATAGCATCTGTTAATTCATTTTGTTTTAAATGGTCAACATATTTTTCAAATTCGTGGAATGAAATATTCGAACATATATTTTTACATAATTCTATGGTAATCGGTTCGCCCAATATATACATTTTTTCTAAATAATTAATGAGATTACGTATAGAACCATTCGTAATCAGCAATAAATATTGCTTGGATTCTTTGTCGATTTCTATATTTTCATTTTTGATAATCGTGTTCATAATATTTTCAATTTGAGAATCATTTGGCGGATTTAATTTAATAAGTTGTAGGCGTGATTGAATACTTTCAATTACTTTTTGTATGTTTGAGCATACTGATATAAAATGAATATTGTTGCGATATTTATCTATATAATTGCGAAAGACTTGTTGACTTTGTTCATTGATATTATCAATATCGTCTATAATCACTAATTTTTTCTTTCCATAGATACTACTATGTGATTGACAGAATGTTTTCATTTCATTCCGAAAATATTGTATGCCTTGTTCTTTTAAATTATTGATGAACAAAATATTGTTTTCAGGCAATGATGCGTCTTTTTTTAAACCATAATACTCTCGTATTAGAGCATACAATAACGTGGTTTTCCCCGAATTCGAATTTCCTACAAATAAAATGTTGAGATTATCAATTTCTAACAAGATTTTCAATGTGTATAATAATTTATCATCTAAACAGAAATCATTTATATAATATGGTTTATATTTATTAATAAATGTAATATTGGTCATATAGATAGTTATAGAGTCTATTTTTTATGTGAATTTTTCGAAATATGTAAATATATTTTGAAGAAAATGATATAATGATATTTTCAAAATAACCTTTATAATTCAATGGGTAATCATTATGAAACATTAGGAGTAAGTCAAGACGCAAATGAAAAAGATATTAAATCTGCGTATCGTAGTCTTTCTTTAAAATATCATCCTGACCGTAATTCCGACCCTGAAGCTACTTCCAAATTTCAAGAAATAAATGCGGCGTATGAAATTTTAAGCGACCCATCAGCTAAAAGTAATTATGATCATGAATTAAAATATGGAAACGCAACCCCATTTGATAATGGAGGAGGAATGGATGAATTCAATGATATGAACCAATTATTCAATATGATGTTTAGCATGGGGGGTTTGGGTGGAATGGGTAGTAGTTTTACAAATATCCATCAAATGCGCGGTGGTGGAGGAATACCCGAAATAAGAGTTTTTCGAAATGGCCCCGGCGGTTTTCACGCTGAATTTTCTAGTAGTTTTCATCATCAATCCCCACCACAACCTATTAAAAAAATAGTAGAAATAACATTAGAACAATGTTTTCACGGTATATCCATGTCTGTAGAATACGAAAGATGGACGATTATAAATGGAATGAAAATTACAGAGATTGAAACAATAAATGTAAATATTCCAGCTGGAATGGATGAACAAGATACCTTTGTAATCAAAGACAAGGGACATGTAATAAATGAAAATTTGAAAGGAGACCTTCATATAGGTGTAAAAATAAATAATACAACTTGTTTTAAACGACAGGGTTTAGACTTACATTTTCATCAAAAAGTAAGTTTGAAAGACGCTTTGTGTGGGTTCTCTTTTAATATTCCACACTTGAATGGAAAATTATTATGTTTGAATAATTTGAATAATCCAACCGTAATTAAACCTGGATATAAACGAATTGTAAATAATTTAGGATTAACAAGAGAACGAACTACCGGAAATCTAATTATTGATTTTGAAATAGAATTCCCCGACCACTTAACACCTGAACAAATTGAAAAACTAAAAGAAATTATGTAAATTCATAATATATTCAATATATTATGAAGGCCCGTTTACTGATATGCGATGTTTTCAAAGAAAAGGACAATGAATTGTAATGATTTTATAACCATAATATTGGGTTATAAAATCATTACAATTCTTACACCAATAATGTTTTTCACACGTATGTATAAGATGAATATTCCTAGTTTTACATAACAAACAATAATCGGTATGTAAGCCCAAGTACTCTCGTATTTTGTTAAACATACATATATTATACGTACGCGAGGGTTTATATTATTTTACTAGATAATACAAACATGATATTTAGATGATTTCACATACAATTATGAACTGATCTTCTTGGTTGGAATTTCAACATCTACGATATAGATGGAGTTCTCAGTCATAATAATATATTCCTTACCGACCTTGAAAATCTTTGCGATTGGACTCGTGTATTCTTCTTCACTCTTGACTAATAATTTCTCTTGGTTATCTTTTACTCCAATTAACACGGTTTTATTTAAAGAATTGGTCCAATAATCTAACATAATTGGTTTATCTTCTACTACTGATAATTTGGCTGCGTGGGAAAGTGTTGTTGCTTCAGGAAGTCTATATCCGGCAGCGGTATTTGCTGCAGTTGCTGGTTGAGCAGGTGCCTTTTGGGATGCTGGTGCGGTTGCTGGTGCTTTATTCATTTGTATGAAATAATTTATATTTTATATTTCATTTTTTACTTTAAATCCATTTTTAATTAATTAATTTATTATAGAACTTCCTAAATCATTACTTATAAAATCAGATTATAGAAGTATTTTTTTGGTAATAATTTTAATATTTTTATATAATATAAATGATTTCGTTTGAACAGCGTAGAGCAAGTTATGTGTCTTCAAATAGCGATGAAATGAATACGTATGCCTTATTACTACAAGCATATAGCAAAGAAAAATTAAATACAGCATTAATAGACAAATGTATTAACGATTACAATGTGAATAAAACCGCTAAAAAAGATAATGATTTTAATATAATTATGATGATTCGATTATTGTATTTGTCGTCCTTGAATAATATGTCTGAAACAGATACTATATATTCACTTATGAGTACTGCGTTAAAAGACCAAAAATTTTGGTTATCCAAAAATGAACAAGAACAATGCTTTTGGAGTGAGAACCATATGATTTGTTATTTATCTTCGTGGTTTTTATGGTTACAATATTCAAAACAAACAGACAAACAATGTAATGATTTACTTATTACGTATTTGACTGCGAAAACCAAATATTTATTTTATGAATGTTTTTCACAAGTTTACAATATGTATACATTGAGCGCATTGTTGAATCTGTATGATTTTAGTAAAAATACGCAAATTAAAGAATTAGCAAAATCATGTATTGATATATTGATTGAACACTTCTTACAAATCATCACTTTAAATGGTAGTATATATTGCGCTTCGGCACGAACCTACAATCGTTGTAAAATATCCAGCGACGGCAATAATTGTAATAAATTGATGTATTTATTAACTGGATTAAATGGTGAAAAAAAACTTAGTCCAATTGGTGCTTTCTTTAGCACAACGAGTTATGTTCCTACCCAAGATTATACTCGTTATCATTCTAAATTTGATAAAACCATAAAAATTAGTCATGATGAAAAAGATTTTGATACGATTTATAAAAATTTGTCTTTTGTAGATAAAACCGTATTTCAATGGAGTGCGGGTAATTACTTTAACAGTGAAAATGTTGCGGATACTGTAAAATTAATGGATAGTTATAACTTGTGGAGTCATAAACATTTTAATTTAGACCCATATGCTACCATATTAAAAATCGTTCCAAAAGAAGTAATTACGTATTCGTCAAATACAGTAGAAGCGTTTACGGGAGGTTCTCCTTTGTGTGATATCAATTATCATATTTATAACAATAATTATTTTACATTAACTTCTATGGAGAACTATAAAAAAGGTAAATTAGGAGCACAACAATTCCCATGGGTTGCTAATGTTGGCGGTATTTCAGTATTTACACAATCCGGAAAAATATCTACGATTGGTGATTTACATGAAGTCATCGGTAATAGTCATTTACCATACGTGAAACAAGAAAAGAACGTATTAATGGTTATGTATAATCCGGATGAGTTAATACGTTACAGTAAATCCAAAGCAAATCTGGATTTAACAGTTTATCTAAATTGGTCGGGATTTGATAACGAAGACCGCATGGTAAATAAACGTTGGTTTTTTGGAGAAAAAATTACAAACAATACGTCTGTGTTTATTGCGGTATATTCCACCGACGGTATCGCAGATAGTGAGGATAAAACCATATCAAACTCCGCAGCATTACACGGTTGGGCTGTGATAGTTAGTGATAGTTTTGAATATAACGATTTTAGGACATTCAAAGAATCAGTGTTAAAACAAATGAAAATTTCGTTCAAAAAAGTAAAATCGAAAAATACAATTTCTAAAATATTATCTTTAGACACTTATTATTGTGGTAATTTAGAATTTAATGATATTAGTATCGAAATGAAATGGAAACTTTAGAGAAAAATTATGTTAGTATATTATAAATAACGATGACTACTACCAAATATTTTAAGAATCGCATTATATTGAAATATGCGTTGATTATCAAAGAATATTTCGATTTAATGAATCAGAATGAAACACTGAAAAATTTATCCAATCCAAATCCTAGTTTATATATTGGTATGAATGCAATTCATCGCGTATTTGAATATATTTTAATAAAAAATAAGAATATTGACCACGCTTATTATTATTCCCAAAAATGCTATTATTATTATTTAGAATATATGGAACAGATACATAAATCCGATTTACTACAAAATTTAAATCATATTGATGCGATATTATTTGTATATAAAAAGACAATTTGCGATATTTATGATGGAGAACAAAACAATTCTTCTACTACTATCTCGAATATTATGACGTTGAACGATGAAGATTTATCGATTGATGAAAAAGAATTGCGACAATTGTTCCAAAAAATATCGAATTTTACCAAAACATTATTCTTTTGGGGCAATAATGGTATTACTTTTGAAAATCGGGTGAAAATTTGCGATAATTTCTTACATCGTTATCTACATCGTATTGATTCGTTAGATTTGACCAATTCATACTTAGAAATTATCCAACAGAAAATACCGATGGATTTTAATAAATATGAAGATTTGCTACTAGAAATGTTGGTAAAAATCGAAAAAACGAAAAAAATGACTGTATTAAATGAGACAGATAAAAATGAATATTTTTTAATGAAATTTTACGTTGAACAAGATGTATTTGAAGAAAAATTTCATCAAGAAAGCACAAAGAGTTTAGTGAAATGGTTGTTTGTATAATTATTATATATCGAATATATATAATAATGAATTTTAGAAATACAAAAAAAAGGAACGTCAATATAAATAAAAAGTATACACGTTCGAATCGACAAATTTATAATAAAAAAATGATGGGAGGAGATTATATGTTACAGGAGCACGAATTACAAAGTTTCAATAAATTTATCCAAAAAAATTTAGTAAACAATAAAGAAGATGGAATAATACCACCAATAAGAGGATTAGAAGATTTTTTAACAGAAGAAACCACTGAAGCTAATGTACTAATGGACAGTCAAGAATATATAGATATATTATCCCCAAAAATAGAATCTACCGATCATTTTGATACTAAAAGATTAACATTATCTGATTTTAATAAATATTATAATAAAACATTTGCTGATACAAATAATAGTAAAGAAAATAAAGTAATTACCACGTTTAAACAATTAATAATAGATATAAATACTATTATTGACGATAATGATTCATTAAATAAAGATAGTGACGATATTAAATTATTAAAAATAATGAATATACTATATAAATCATATCATAAAGAAGACGAAAAAAATATTTGGCCACTGAATAAATGTCTCGGAAACAAGACGATAAAAAAATATCTAATTAAATATATCATCATTTTATTGAATACATTAGCGTATAATAAATCACAAATTATAGAATTTAATCGTGCGAATGTATTAGAATCAATAAAATTAATTGGCCGATGTAATCGCGGTATTAATAAATTTTTTCCAAAGGAATTTTTTACACGATTTGAAAGATATTTATTTGGTGAAGAAGATAAGAATACATTTAAAACGAATATGAAAAATATGACTTATCAATCCTTTGTTCAAAATGAAATTATGAATTATGAAAATCTTTATGAAAAAGGGTTTGTTTCTTCGTCTGAAATGATAAAAGCAGTAGAAAATACAGCAAATAAGACCATATGGTTGGAAAATCCGGCAATTATACAAAGTGTAAGTGTAAGTACTGGGATCGCCTTAAATTTAGCTAAAGTAGACCCTACTTCTGTTTCCACAGAAATACATAATTCCATTCACAATATTCAGCTAGCAAACGCATTAGGAGCAATCGCCACTCCTATATTAGCTCCAATTATAACATATTTCGCGTTGTATGCGAGTACGCAGATGTATAAATTTGAAACTATTCAAAAATTACAAAAAAATTATGATATTAACAATAAATTTATAACTTGGCTACATTCAACTGGATATTTGCCTAAGCAAATCTCAGTGACGTCTGGTATCAAAGGTAAGGAATTACCGGTGATACAGTGCCCTACTAATGTGGATGATTATTTTACCAAACTAACGAAATATTTTACAGAAATAAATAAAATTATTACCGGATATTTTGATAGATATATGTATAAATTACAATTTTATTTAGATATTTATAAAATCATTTGTGAAAATAGTTTAAATCCAGAACCAATTAAAATTGATGATCCAAAACAGAAAAGAGAGGCAGATTTTAACGACTATCATAAAATACTTGAAGATGCAGAAAAGAATATAGCGCGTATAGATGAATCAGACAAAAATGACTTACATGATAAATTAAATGAAATATTTAAATTCCTAGAAATTAATGAGTTCGAAGAATTCAAAACGATTTGTCCGAGTAATGTTTTATCGAGACAACAATATAAGAACATTATAAAGAAAGTTAAAACATATTTTACCAGTGGCGAAAAAGCGAAGGATAAAGACAAACTTGTTACTCAAATAAAGAAGACTTGTGATAGGCGAATAGCGAAAGCAGCAGAAAAATAGTCCCATAAAATATTACACCGTAATATTTTCGCTATAATAATTTTCAGACATGAATACATTCTTTTTTCTTAATTTCGTTTTTTTAATTTTGGTATTTGGTTCATCATTCACAACTTTAATTTGATTATATTCTTCTTGTAAAATACCCTTGATAAATTCAAATATAAATTTTAATATTTTTTCATTACAATTTCCTACGATTAGACAACTGCCTGTTCGGAAAATCATAAAGGATACTTCCGTATATTTTTTATTATCATCCAAATCCGATAATTTCATACTACGGTCTTCGCGTGATATTTGCCCTTTTTGTAATGCGGGGTCAAACCCCAATTCGTTATTAAAATAATATTTACATTTTACACCAGGATAACTACATGGGTCATATGCGCTTTCTATACTATATTTATCACTTCGCAAAATAGAGTGTAATCTTTCGCGATTGATATAATATCCACAATTAAAATTGGAATTGATTAATACATTGTCTTCTGTATCATTTTCAATAAAATCCAACTTTTCAGTCAAATGTGGTTCAATGTATTCCAATATCATTTTTTTCACAATTTCTAATAATTCAGTGTTCAATATTCCTGGTATTTCCAATTTACCTGTGTTGAATATCTTGACGTGAATTTCGCGAAAGGCACCTTGATATTCAAATCGTAAAATCATCGCAAAACAGTTGTAAAACGCATTTTTGATTTTTCCTCGACAATTCATGATATCTTTTTTAGAAATTCCAATGGTAATTTTCCGTTCATCCTTGAATTTAATTCGTCTAGCACTCGGGTTATCGATTTGTTTTATTACATTTTCATTATAATATTTAATATTTTCCAATTTTTTTTGATATTCTTCGTATTCTTCTTTGGTTTTCGAAACGATTTTCATTTGTTTTTTTACGACACCCGCAACAGGATTCCAATATTCGATAACTGGAATATTCCAAAATATAGTATGGATATCAATACTTTGATTTAAGAATAAAACTTTGGTTTTGGTGGATATATACAAATCTTCACAAATAGGCATTGTGCTATTATCATCTAAACTACTATTATCAACACAAATGTCTGCTACATTATTTGTGTTGATATTTGGTTTGTTAATTATTTTTCCATTGTTTTTATGTTGGTTTGTGAGGAAATTTGACCATTCGTCATCTATATTCATTTCCGGAGTGCTGCTAATACAATACGTGTTGTTTCTTTATATTAATTCAATTTTTTATTTATTGTATACTGAAACAACCGGTTCAATATACGGTATACTGTTATAATGGTCTTTCAAATGATACGAAAAATAGATTAATATATGTTCGATATTTTGTTCAGAACAATGCATAATTGTTTCGATGATATTTAAAAATGCTTCATTGACCAATGCTTGTTTATTGCGAATGATATAATTGAAATACATTTTAACAATGGTTTTTTTATCCGTATTGTATTGAATACTTATATTATGAACAAAGGTAATGATTTTGGTCGTATTGTCGATATCATTATATAACAATTGATGTATATCTTCTAATATTTGATTGGTAATAATGTTATCCTCCCATTCTTTCACATTCTGGTTCAATTGTATAAAATTAATCATGCTACGAATATCTGAATTATAATTTTTTTGAATGGTTTCAATAACCGCATCCGATAATTGGAGTTTTTCATTCATCGTTATGTTTTTTATGAATTTATAAATATCCTTTTTAGGTAATTGATTGAATCGAATACATATAAATTCGTTTTTCAATGATTCTTCAATTTTACTGATATAATTACATATCAGACAGAAATGGACGTTATAACACGCCGATTGTAATAAATATTTCAATGCTTGTTGTGCGTTTTTCGTCATATAATCCACTTCATCCAAGATTACAAATTTCAAACCATTTTCGAAAAAATTCTTGGATTTTACAAATTGATAAATCTGATTACGAATAATATCAATACCTCTTTCATCGGATGCGTTTAAATGGATGATGGAACCTTTGCTCGTTTGATTGTGTTTTTTCTGGTATTCCGTTATTAAATTAATAATGGTCGTTGTTTTGCCTGTTCCAGGTGGACCATAAAACAATAAGTTTGGAAAATAGTCGTTTTCAATAATGTTTTTGAAAATGGTGCGATTGATGGGTGATAATACAATATCATTGAAATTATCGGGTCTATATTTTTCTACCCATGGTATATTATCTTTGTTTTGATTGTTTCCTAACATTATAACTATATTAACAAAAAGTGTTTATATATTTGATTTTTAAATATAATTAGGCAAAAAATTGATATTATTTTTCTCCCATAATATAACCATATGACTGAATTTTACGAAAATATGTTAAGACACGAACAACAAGGTGAAGGTTATTTAGAATTAATATTAGGACCCATGTTTTCAGGCAAAACTACGCAAATTATACAAATATACAACAATTATACTTATATTGGAAAAAAAGTAGCGGTTATAAATTTTGCGGAAGATACACGTTATCACGATACAATGCTCTCTACGCATGACCGCAAAATGATACCTTGTATTTTATCCGATAATATCATAGATAATTGGACAAATCCCGCAAACAAACATTATACCGAAATAAATGCGGCGGATGTTATATTAATCAATGAAGGACAGTTTTTCAAAGGGTTAAAAGAAATTGTATTGAATATGGTTGAACAACAGAATAAAATAGTTTATATTTGTGGATTAGACGGCGATTTTAAACGAGAAAAATTCGGTCAAATGTTGGAATTAATACCCTATTGTGATAAAGTATCTAAATTAACTTCCTTATGTTCGCAATGTCGAAATGGAAAAAAAGCGTTGTTTTCATCACGCGTTTCAAATGAAACCGAACAAGTCGTAATCGGTTCTGATAATTATAAACCTTTATGCCGTACTTGTTATTTACAACGTTAAAATGGGTATACACACTTTTTTCATCTATATATTACACCAGTAATATATAGGTCTTACCGAGATTTGAACTCGGGTTTTCAGATTCAAAGTCTGAAGTACTAACCACTGTACTATAAGACCAGATGGGTTACTATTTACCAATATATTTTGTGGGGTTGTCTTTAAGTATTCTTTTTGCGAATTATATTATATTTATTTGGTATTGATATAAAAAATAAAAAATGTTATTTGTATAATGGAGAACCTTTCGTTTATTCGTCTTAATGATACGATGTATGATGAATACTATCAAATGATTAATGAATTTCGCAAAACGCATTTCACATACGAACAATTTATACAAACATTGGCGTATATCAATCAATATTCCGAAATATGGTTACTAGTAGAGAACAACGTAATCGCGGCTACTGGAACGGTTCTCTTTGAACAAAAATTTATACATGATAATTCATTTTTAGGTCATATAGAAGATATATGTGTGAAAAGTGAGCATCAGGGTAAAGGATATGGAAAAAAAATGATTGATAAATTAGTTAAACGAGCTAACGAGAAAGGGTGTTATCGGGTTATATTGGATTGTAGCCCAGAAGTGAAACATTTTTATCAAAAATGTGGGTTTGAGGTTCGGGGGATACAAATGGTAGGGAACCCGTAGGTTTCCCTACAAACATTTTTTGAAACAATATAAAGGTGAACGTCTAATTATTACAATAATTAGTTGATATGACTGAAAACATTCCTACCATTCCTAAAAAAAGAGGCAGAAAGAAGAAGGTAATCACTCCATCCTCTTCATTACAAAATATGTCTGAACCTGTAAACATTACCATTACATTAGAAGAACAACCAGAAACAACCACTGATGCATCTTTACCAAAAAAAAGAGGTAGAAAACCAAAAGGTGGTAAATTAGTTTCAAAAAATCAAGAACAATTAAACAAACCAAACCCCGTAGCCAATATTATACTACATTTAAAATGTTCCATGTTAGATTTGAAAGAACACAATACAGTAATTAAACAATTAGTTTCAGACCCTATGACTTATAACCCAACTATTCCTCCTAGTATACATACCTATAACGACAATTCCAATTTTGCCCCTTATGAATTGTCTTCCACCAACAATAACGATAACCTTATAGACAAAAACTTAGCGTATAATGATAACGAAACTATGAAAAATATGCCGAATATTTGTTATTCGTGTAGTATGAAAATCGCGGATGAAATTCCAACCACTCCTACTGATGATGATGCTGATGTAAATATTAAAGACGTCAATACAAAATTAAAGAAATTGAAGATAAATTTGTATAAAAATAATACGGATAAAAAATCCGCATGTTTCTGGTGTACCTATGAATATGATAATCCATCATGTTATATCCCCAAATATGAGATGGACATGCAAATATTTGGTTATGGTTCGTTCTGTAGACCAGAATGCGCAGTCGCATTTTTAATGAAAGAAAATTTGGACGATTCTACCAAATTTGAACGTTATCATTTATTGAATCAAATATACAGCAAAGTATATGATTATAAAAAGAATATTAAACCCGCTCCAAATCCATATTATTTATTAGATAAATTTTACGGTAATTTGAGCATTCAAGAATATAGAAAATTGTTGAAAACTGAACATATGTTATTAGTGATAGATAAACCTTTGACTAGGATTTTACCGGAATTACACGAAGACAATGAAGATTTCATTATGAATATTTACGGGGGAAATAATCAATCAACTAATACATCCGGTGTATATAAAGTCAAGCGGGAAAGTGAAAAACAAAAAGGCCCTAGTAAAAAAAGCATTATCAAGGACAAATTTGGTATGTCTTCGTAATCATACAATCGCCATATTATTCACCACTTTAATTAAATCATATAATGCGGTTATCACTTTCACTTTTGGTTGGTTCGACTGTATTATATATATGATATTATACAACGCTACAATAATTACTTTTTTATTGCTTTGGGCGGGCGTTGGAATAGGTATAGGAGTTGGGGTAGGAGTAGGAGTTGGGGTAGGAGTAGGAGTTGGGGTAGGCAATGGTATCGGCGTAGTTCCAGTCGGTGCTAATACGTTTTGCGCAAATTGTCCTTGATAATTACCTGGTGGCTCCGAGTTGAATGTAATATCCACCTTGTTATTATTACTCGGGTCTATTGAAAACCCCATTCCAAATTTGGTACTGGATTTCCATACCAAACATGTGAAATGCCCTGTTCCCTGTTTATAACCTGGATTTGTAAAATCATAGAGGGTTATTTCATTATACCAGTTATCTATCGCTTTTTTTAATAAAACAACAATATCATTTCCATATCCTTCAAAATAGGCTAAGTTTTCACCATATAATGCGGAACCGCTGTGTTGAAATAAATTATTCGACAATAAATAAAACGACCATTGTTGCGCAAAAGTAGCGATGGTTTCATCCCATGTTAGCGGCGGTGATTGGTGTCTCGCTCTATAATTATTGATGTAATTTGTTATCTCGGTTTTTTGTTCGGGGGTAATCGTCGGTTGTTGAATAGACATTTTTTATATAATTTGAATTATATAACAAATATGAATATAATTTTTCTAAACATTTTTATTTATTTCACTACATACTACATCACAGATTTTAATACAATTTTACAATTGTGATAATTGTAAGTTATAAGCGGTAAATACATTGTAAAAACGAATTACTTATAGAATATAATTATATTATATTTAGAAGACAACATGTACAAGGGTGACAAAGGTTGGCGGACCAACAAGAAGGACGAAAAGCCCAAGGTTCGCAACTGCGACCAACAGCTACTGAATGGGGCATACTTTGGAAATTGGCAAGTGGTTAAGAAATGGATAGAATATGGAGGTAATCCGAATTATATGGAAGAGAGAGATGGATGGTTGCCGATACACTATGCTGCTCGTTGGGGTGATATGAGAATGTTGTTATTGTTGTTAAAAGCTGGTGCGGATATTGATGGTAAAACAAATAGTAATGAAACCGCATTACATAAGGCGGCTAGATGGAACCGTCGTGAAATAGCTATCGCATTATTGAAACGTGGGGCCAAAATCGAAATTAAAAACGGTGATGGCAACAAAGCGGCTGATATGACATCGGAACAGTGGATGAAGGATATCATCAATAATTATGACGAATATGTAGCTAACGAAAAAATACAAAATGAAAAAATGATTGCTGCTAAACTAGAGTTAGAACAAAAACTAGCCGAACGAAAGAAAGATTTTGGATATTAGACCGACCAAGATTCATTATTTGTAACTTTATGTATAATTATAATACGGCGGTCTGTAAGGAGGATAATAAGGTGGTCGGTAGGGAGGATAATAAGGAGGGTGATATGGTGGACGGTAAGGAGGAAAATAAGGTGGATAATGATGACCATACCACGGTGAATGATGAACTTGATTATATACGTGTGGCGGTTCAGGGAAAATAGAATTATGAAAGGTTGATTGTTCTCTTGGTATATCTGAATTACAAGAAGCATCTGTAAATATCTCTTTCGGCATCATATTACAAGAAGTATCCATTTCTGCTTCTTTTGGATGGTTCATACTCGCATCTGGTTTTATACTACGGTCATCTAATATATCATTTTGATATAACCCATAATTCGTATAGAGCGAAGGATAATAATAGGGATAATATGGGTTGTAAGGATAGCCATAGATATATGGACCGTAAAAATAAGGAGGATATCCGTAAATAGACATCTATACCATTCGTCTATATATTTTTTTAAAAAGATTATAATCCACACCAATTATGAATACAAATTTACAAATTCAATGCGTTATTTCTTTTTCTTGTAATTATGAATTATAAGAAAAATATATAAAGTATGTTTCGTATAATATATATTATGAGTGATTATACTACGACATATTTAACGAGAAAACTCGACTATATTACATGCTATTTAATGGGTGGATTAGGAAATCAATTGTTCCAAATGTTTACAACAATCGCGTATGGAATTCGACATTCTAAAAAAATTATATTTTCATATACTCCAACATTAACAACGGGAACGATTCGCAGCACATATTGGGAAGATTTTCTACAATCTATAAAACCATTCACTACTTTTAATACCAAGCATGGATTAACAAACGAAATGTTATTGGAATTTCCGCAGTATAGGGAAAATGGATTTGAATTCAATGATATTCCACATTTTAATAATCCACAAATCATGTTATTCGGATATTATCAAAGTTATAAGTATTTTGAAAATGAAAAAGACAGTATTTTTTCATTGATTCGTTTACGAAAACAACAAGAAAAGATAAAAGAAGAATTTCCTGTATTAAATACGGATATTACACATCAAATAAGCATGCATTTTAGATTAGGTGATTATAAACATATCCAAGAATGTCATCCATTAATGCCTTATGAATATTATGAAAAATCATTGGATACGATATTACAAAAGCGTAATCAAGATAAGTATATCGTTTTCTATTTTTGTCAATTCGAAGACAATGAGGTGGTTTCAATCATCATACAGAAATTAAAAGAAAGATTTACAAATGTTGATTTTATGAAAATGGATGATTCAATCCCTGATTGGAAACAGTTATTAATTATGAGTTGTTGTAATGATAATATCATCGCAAATAGTACGTTTAGTTGGTGGGGTGCGTATTTTAATGATAAAAATGATAAAATCGTTTGTTATCCAAGTTTATGGTTTGGTCCAAGAATGCCGAATAATACAATTGACTTATTTCCACCAAGTTGGTCGAAAATACATATCTAGTCAAAAAATTGAATTTATTTTATTTGTGAAAGAATAAAATAAACTATAATACTCATTATACTTAACCACACTACTTACGAAATGGAATCTTACAAGGCATACTACGATATGGTAATGAACTTACCAATTTTGAAAAAATTAGTCAAACAAAATAGAAAATTAAAGAAGCAAAATTCGAAATTAAAGCATAAAAATAAGGCGCTGAAATCTATTCTATACGAAGTTCATTCTATTCGTTCGCCTGCTAGTAAAATAAAAGAAATATGTAAAATCAAGAAAGAATTTGATAATGTCGACGATAACGACAGTGATGTTGTCTTTGTTGAACAAACATCTAAACCCAATATTGTATATGATTTAATTGATGATGATGAATTGAACCAAAGTTTTGATGAAGACGATGAAGACGCACAGGCAATCGTAAATGATTTAAAAAATGAATTGAAAAGCGAAAATATTACAGTAAAAAAATTAAATGTGGTCGAAACAGAAGTTGAAGAAGAAGAAGAAGAAGAAGTTGAAGAAGAAGAAGAGGAGGAAGTTGAAGAAGAAGAAGTTGAAGAAGAGGAAGAAGAGGAGGAGGAGGAAGTTGAAGAAGAGGAAGAAGAGGAGGAGGAGAAAGTTGAAGAAGAAGAAGAAGAGGAAGAAGAGGAGGAGGAACAGCAACCCCAAGAAGATTCCGAAGAAGAGGAGGGGGCGTCCGGGGGAACCATAGGTTCCCCGGAGGAAGAGGAAGAAGAAGTTGAAGAAGTCTTAATCAAAGGCAAAGCATATTATACAACAAATAAAGTAAATGGTGCTATTTATGAAAAAACAGCGGACGAAGATATCGGAGATGAAATCGGTGTATTTAAAGACGGTAAGGCAATTTTCCATAAGAAAAAATAAAATATTTATCAACTATGTAAAATAAATATTATACATTTTTTTTCGTTTTTCTTCTATTATAACGTCTTTTATGCGAACGTCTTTTACCGCCAGTTTTAGGTTGTAGTTTTCCTTTTAACTGATTTAATACAAATGATTTTTGAGTTTTGGCTTCTTCTATTACATGGTGTTTTTTTATTATTTTCACTATCAAATCAAACAAAATAGATACATCTCCGTTATATGGCACATATTCAAAATATATGTTTGCGGGGACATCTATTTTTGTTCCATTATTACTATCATATGTTCTCAAATTTGGTTTTATTATTTCATAAAATTTATAAGCTTCTTCATACTTACCGTTTAAACAATGAATAAACATATCATATATATCTTTGTTGCTGGACTTTATTTCATCTAATATATCACTTATATAGCTCTTTACTTTATCCAAATTATTAAATTTATACTCTTTTACTAATTCTTCATTATTTGCTAATAATTTATTTAACAATCTAACATTTATATCATCAATCATTTCGTCTTTATTCACTTCAATATTTTTTAGTATAGGTGTGTTTATATGATAATTATCAATATAAAAATCGTCTCTGTAATTCACTTTAATTTGTCTATTGTCTTTCATCGAAAAAATATATTCTTTATTTTTTAAAATTTTACTATTTGTATTTTTATTATTTTTTTCTGATGTTTTTATTCCTTTCATTATATCTTCCAACAATTTTCCTAAGTGTTCACTTTTATTAGAACAATTAATATTCGCATTATCCGTTTTTTTACTTTCATTATCGCCTTTTATAAAATCAATTAATACATATATTGTTTCTATTTTATCTTTTTCCCCAATTACTACATATGTTTTAAAAGATGTTTTATTATTTATAATATTATCCAAAAATTTAAATAATGTATTTTCTTTACCTTCTAACATTTTTTTAATATGAACTTTTAATTCTGTATTGTTGTCCATTTTATATTCACTTATTAAATTATAAAATTGTGTATATTCGCTTCTTTTACGTATATCAATAAATTTTTTTAAAATAACTTCTCGTTGTTCTAATGGTGCGAGTTTTTTTCTTAATTGTGTATCTTTTAATTCTTGCTGTGTTTCACTACCAACATTTTCAAGAAGTGATTTTTCTAATATTTGTATTTGCCTAATTATATCATTATATTCTTGATTTTTATCTTCTATTTGTTTGAATGTATATTGATACATGATTTGAATAAAATCAGTTTCGTCTGTTGTATTTAACCATTTGTTAAACTCAATATATCCTTTTAATAATTTTTGATAATGAGGATGATTAATAGCATCATTTATATAGACTATTTTTTCCGGTTTATATATTTCATTATTTACCGTGATATATACATCATCGCCTGTATTAACATTATTCGCATTACTTTGAAACATACCATTCAATGTTTTCATCGCATTATCCATAGTAAATGTTGGTAATTCTGTTGATTTATTATCATTTTCTTCAATCTTATTATTTAAGATATTGAATGAAGCATTTATCTTTGAATTATTGAATTTAAATAAAATCGACAACATTACATTTATATTATGCTTTTCAGTGTCCTCATCCGTCGATTTTCTCCCATAACTAGCAATTACTTGTTGGTCGAATGTTTTCTGATTGAAAAAAAAATTTACTGCTCCATTATATGTTAACGATTTAATTGCCGAATAATTATATTTATACGCTTTCGTAAAAAATGGATATTGTGATAAATTGGTACTATCCTTCAATAATGGTTTATACAAATTATCTTTCGAAAACTCTATGATATGTTTTCCTGGTATATTTGTTTTCAATATTATTTTGATTGGTTTTCCGATTGTTTCATTCATGTATATATTATAATTTTTAACTTATAATATAATGAGATAATTATATCCTAATACATCGTATATTGTGAATTACTAACACTACCTACCTCCTTTTTCTGCGTTTTTGCTTTTTCTAAAATCTCTTTTGCTTTTTTAATATCTTCTTCAGACACTTCTTGATTTTCTAATAATTCAATATGATAATCCTTAAATTGCTCAGGCAAACAACAAAATATACTATCCTCATTGAATAAGTATTCGATACAAATAGTGAATATTAATGTTATGAATAATGCTACATATATTTCACGAGTACCCATCCAAGCGATTGCGAATACCAATATTTGTTTACTAAATGTATGTTTCAAATATGATTCCATTGTTTTACTTAATTTTATATTAACATATTTGGATGAAATATTTAATAAAATAATCATAATTCCTGCGAAAATCTTACTACCGTTTAACACTTGAACATGATTATGTAAATAACTAAATATATTATCCGGTTCTTTTTTGGGCATAACTTATATTATAGATATATATTTTTTATTATCCGTAAATTATGGTAATGTGCTAATTGGTTTCATTTTTTCTTCTATTGCGATTTTGCTCTCAATAATGGAGAACCCACAAGTTTGGGAACATGGATTACACGCTTTACCAGTAAAACTGATTTGTGGAAATATATGCTCTATCATTTCAGTTTTTACATTACTCTCTTTATATTTCAAGACATCATTATTACAATGGTCTTTACGAAACTCGTTTTTCAATATTTCATTTTTATTAGACACAGTAGATGATGTGGTATTCACATATAAACTACCATACTCACTAAAACCTAATGGTTTGTTTTCTAAAAAGATTTCTTTAGCAATATTTAGATTTTCATTCATCATACTATAAGCAATATCTTGAAAATGTTCTCTAACATTATTCATATTTTCAATATAACCCGCTTGATAAAACAATATAACTAAACCACAAATGAATAACCCCAAATATTTATCTAAAGAACTGTAAAATATGATTATACAAACTGCTATGAACCTACCTACACTAAAATTACTAAACACCATAAACTCTTCAGGGTAAGATACCCATAAAAAGAATATGATAATAGGAATAAATTGAACAATAGTATATTTCATTCTCTAAAATAAGATGATAATTTATTTTTTATATTTTTTATAATTTAGGTGAATTTAAGTAAAACCGTATATTCTCGGGAAAATATTATCTACTCATTTTTTAAGTATAATATAATAATTCAAAAATGTCTTTAGTAACATCTGCTTCAGTATGGATTAATGATGATGGACCTAGAAAAAGACAATCTACAATGAGAAGAACTAGTAAATTAAAGCCTACAATTACTAACATTGGAGAACCTGACGAATATATTACTCAGAGCGAGAATTTTCAGAATGTAGAACATCAAAATATAAATGAAACACAAAATGTTATGGAACAGCGGCATAATCGTGTAAATGACTTGATAAATAAGATGACTGATGCTGATAATGATAACGGGAAAATGGGGAATTTTACTCCTTTACCCAATCCCGATATCAATATCAAAAAGGATATGTCGGATAATACCGAAGCACCTAAATATACTTTACCACAAACATCTTATTCAAATGCTATTAATTCGCAAAAAAACATTTATCGAGCGAATGATATTCCTAGCGCAGTATTGAGTAATTACAATACGAGTTATCAGCCACCAACAGCACAACCATATTACGCCAAAATGGGTTTGGGCGGAAGCTTTGGCGATGATAAATTAATGGAAAAAATTAATTATATGATTCATTTATTGGAAGAACAACAAAACGAAAAAACGAATAATATTACCGAGGAGTTTATTTTATACACCTTCTTGGGCGTATTCATTATTTTTGTCGTGGATTCTTTCTCACGCTCCGGAAAATACACAAGGTAATCATTCGTGCTTTTATAATTTTTGTATATCTATCTATGATTAGATATACAAAACGAAATACTATTCGTATATTGGATATTTCTAGAAAAATTTGGGAATATACTTGAAGTACAATATAGTTCTATGAAAAAAAGATGGAATGTTTTTGCTTATTTTATATATGGCCGACTTTGGATAACGAGTAATACCATTCGGTGTAGTTTCGAAATAACAGAATCGATTATTTTCATCCACATAGCATTGGTAATATATATGTTGGTAATCATGAAAATCATCCAAATCATAATTCATATCCACCGGTTCTGGAGGATTGATATGTTTATAATAATTCATTAGATGACTGTTATTCATTATACATACTCCCTATATTTTTTCCAATATATAAATGAATTGGTTCTCATCATCTATACAATTTTTCATATCTATTTTTGCTTTAAACGTAAAACCATTCGCCATTTTCAAAATATCTTCTATAGTTTCCATTTGTAATGTCTGTTCGTTTTGTCGTATATGTTTGGTTGCTTTGTCTTGAAATTTTTCCACAATAGATACTTTATTCTCTTCACTAAAATCAAAAGATGATTTATATTCAAATCCTCCAAAATCTACAATTGTATTTGTAATTCTGGGAGAACCTGGAATATGTTTGGGGTTCATTATTAATTTGGATTTTCCGATAGGACTAATCGCATCAAATTTATTACGTTCTACTAAGTGTAATATTAAATATCCATTCGGCATTAACCAGTGATAACAGTTTTTGAAAAAGGTTCTCTTATCTTCCATTTGATAAATGGTAAAATAAGTGCACAAAATATGTGAAAATGTTCCTTTTTCAAAAGCCATCGGTTCTAAAGCATCACCGCATTTATATTGGTTCGCAGGATATTTTTTATCTGATATATCCACCATTGCTTGTGATTTGTCTATACCATACGCTTGATACCCCGCTTGTTGTAATTCATTTACTAAATCACCGGTTCCACTTCCAATGTCTAAAAATACACTATTATGGGTTGGTTGAGTTAATTGGATAATTTGATTCAATTCAAAATCGGTTCTATGGTTTGGTTTATGTATTTCGTCATATATTTGGGAATAAAAACCGTCGTAAATGTTCTCATTCCTCTTCAACACAAATTGTTCTAATTGGGTAAATCCTTCCATTTCATGACTTTTATCTCCAAAATATTTGTATATGTTAAGTCCGAAATAAATGATACAGAGAATCACCAATAACCGTAAAATTAATTGATTTATATTATTTGTTTTTAAAATGGTAAATATATATTGAAACATGTTATATATACTATAATATGTTTTTTATTAGGCTAAATTGATGTATTATATATTTCTTAATTGAGTTCGCGTATGATTGAAAAATTGGCCTTTACCGATATCATTCGACATTAAATTTGGATGAACCGCATTTGAAAATGTAGGTCTTGCGAATAACAATGGATGGGTTTGCTCTCCTGGTCTTGATACAACAGATACATTGTATAAATCACTCTTGGACGATGGAACATATATACCTTGCTCAGCACCGTGCTGTAAAGCGAATGTTTGATTTCGTAAAATAGTCTCTGTATCCACATTTTGTTGAAATCCCTTTACATTTGACTTACTACTTGCTGGATTGAAATTGATATATGGATTATGTTCTACATATTGTAATAATGGTTCTGCGACTTTTTGTCTACGGTTTATCACTGGAAATAGGGCGTATTTTGTAGGAACTGGTCTTATATTATAGTTTGGTTCTAATGGAATATCTGGAAAATGTCTAGATGATAAACGGTCATTTAATTCATCTACTCTCTCATGTTGACCGAATTCACATCCGTGAACTACTCCAGGTATTAAATAATTTTGATTGAAATTCATATTACTAAATTATATACTATGCTCTTAGAAAAAAATGCGAAATGTTTCACAAAATTGATTTATTTATTCTTTTCAAGACAATCGATAACTTATAAAACCGATACATATCAAAATGGTCAAAATTTGCGATAATGAATACCCCGCGGAAAATGACGAGAAATATAAAGAATATTTTCGCTTATTCCCTTACCAATTAAGTGCGTTTCAAAAATATTCGATTGAAGCGATTTTGGAAGGAAATCATTGTTTAGTTACTGCTCACACCGGTTCTGGAAAAACTCTTCCTGCGGAATTTGCTATCCAACATTTTGTTGGAAAAGGCAAAAAAGTGGTGTATTGTTCTCCTATTAAAGCGTTGAGTAATCAGAAAAAATATGAATTCACCCAAAAATATCCAGATATTTCATTTGGATTATTTACGGGGGATATCAAAACCAATCCGGAAGCAGATGTTATCATTATGACTACTGAAATATTAATGAATCATCTCTTTCTTTATACAAATAAAAATGTACCATCCCCCACATCCTCCCAAGAAATCTACGAACCCACCACCGAAAAGGAGGGGGCGTCCGGGGGAACCATGGGTTCCCCGGATATAGACATATCTCAAATCGCCTGCGTTGTGTTCGACGAAGTTCATTACATCAATGACCGTGAACGTGGACAAGTATGGGAAAAAACAATGATGTTATTACCACCCGACGTTCAACTCGTTATGCTTTCGGCAACCATTGATAACCCACAAGGGTTCGCAGAATGGGTGGAAACTAAACGTCTAGGACTTTCGACCGTTTCTAAAAATGATAAAACAGTATATTTGGCTTCCACCAATAAACGCATTGTTCCACTAACCGAATATTGTTTCTTAACTACCACCGAAGCGATATTCAAAGGTCTCAAAGACAAAGCCCTGGAAAAAGAAATCCGCGATAATACCAATACATTATTGACTTTACAAAACAGTAGTGGGGTCTTCGATGAAAAAACGGTCCAAACCGTTTCGAAAATGCTGAAGACATTCGAAAATAGACAAGTGTATATGAAAAGACAGAATATATTGAACAATTTGGCTCAACATTTAGTAGACAAGGAAATGTTGCCGGCGATAGCATTTGTATTTTCTAGAAAACAGGTAGAAGTATGTGCGAGTGAAATTACCACCAATTTATTGGAATTTGATAGCAAAACACCGTATACGATTCGTCGCGAATGTGAACAAATCGTTCGTAAACTACCGAATTATCATGAATATTTGGAATTGCCGGAATACAATAAATTAGTTTCTTTGTTGGAAAAAGGGATTGGTATTCATCACAGTGGTATGATACCTATCTTACGCGAAATCGTAGAATTAATGATTTCCAAAAAATATATTAAATTATTATTCGCTACAGAGAGTTTTGCGATTGGGTTAGATTGTCCTATCCGAACTGCTATTTTCACAAGTCTTACGAAATTTGATGGTAATGGCGAACGATATTTATATGCCCACGAATATTCACAAATGAAGGGTCGTGCGGGTCGTCGCGGTATTGATACTATTGGACATGTAATACACTTGAATAATTTATTTAAATTGCCTACGATGACTGAATACCGTGCGATATTATCGGGAAAACCACAACAATTGATTTCGAAATTTCACGTATCTTATGCTCTTATATTGAATTTATTAAAAAATGGACAAAAAACAAATTTCCATCAATTCTGTGAAAGGTCGATGATACAAAGTGAATTAATAAAGTCTATTGATATTCAACGTAATTATATTGATGAATTAACAGCAAAATCCACAAAAAAACGGGAATTTATAGATAGATTAAAAACTCCCTATTCGACTTGTGTAAAAGTGATATCCCTTGAAATTCAATTGAAAACCTTGGGTAATAAAAAAAAGAAAGATGCCGAACGAGAACTTCGCGCCATACAAGATGAATATCGGAGTTTAAATGATGATTTAAAACAAGCCAAGGAACTATTGGCCGTCAATAATGAACTAGATAATGAACAAATTAATTTACAATATATGGAAGGGTTTATTAAACAACAAACAGATACAATATCTATGGTATTGGTGGACGAAGGATTTATTGAAGTGGATAGGTCAGGAAAAGGGGAATATGATACTACCGCATATGATTTAACCGAATTAGGTAAAATCGCGTCGGATATTGCGGAAGTTCATCCATTAATTATTTCGAAAATGTTGATGAAATATGATTATTTTGCTCATTTTACCACCAAACAACTGATTGGTCTATTCTCTTGTTTCACTGATATTAAAATACCTGCGGATATGAAAGCGAGTATTCCATTGACTGAGGATGATACATTAAAATATTGTATAAATGATTTGGCTTCCTATTATCAATATTACGAAAAACGCGAAATGGAAAATGATATGCGAACTGGTATTAAATATGATGAAGAGTTAATATACGATATGATTGATTTCTCCATGTCTTGGTGTGATTGTTTGGATGAACAGGAATGTAAATATTTTATACAAAATATTGTTGCGGAGAAATCTATATCGGTAGGTGATTTTACGAAAGCCATGTTGAAAATCGTTACGATTGCGAACGAAGTCATCAATGTGTGCGAAAAAATCGGTCAAATAGAATTAAAACATAAATTAACACAAATAGAGGGAATGGTATTGAAATACATAACTACATCGCAGAGTTTGTATCTATAATTCTGGGGAACCTACGGTTCCCCTTGACACCCCCTCCCTTTTTTTATTTTTGCGCATAATAAAAAATTGAAAAACTATAAAAATCAATTTCAAAATTTATTACAAAATGGAACCTCAAGATAATTTTACAAACTCATATAAATCATGGCTACCAGAAGAAGATGAACAATTAAATACATTATATAATATTGATATGTTAGATATTATTGAAATATCTAATATACACAATAGAGCACCTGGAGGAATAATATCTAGGTTGATTAAACATAATTATATTCCGGATAGATTGTCTGCTAGAGGATATATTGATTATAAAAATAGCGATTTGTATAAATCAAAAGTGATATCTAGTAAAGAAAAAAAGAATAATAAATATATTGATAGTTTATCATTGAGTATTAGTAAAAATCATTATATAGAAGTAAAAACAGATATAAAATATATAAAAAATGAAATAATGGAAATGAAAAACGCTATTAAAGAAATAGCAGAAATGATAAAAGCAATATATGAATTTGAAGATGGATAGATTATTATAGTAAAAAAGAATATAAAGAACCGCCGATATAAAATATGTCTAATGGAATAGTATTCATTAAACAAGGCCTTTTTAGCTTAGTGGTAGAGCATTACACTTGTAATGTAAAGGTCGCGAGTTCAATTCTCGTAAAGGGCTGAAAAAAAATAAAATTCAATCGTATTTTATTTTTTATTCCGTATACACATCTTTGCCCAATACGTCCAACATTGCGTTAAATAATAATTCTAATTCACGTTCATTAAATGTTATATAATAGTTATGTTGAACTAATGCTTTATTTTTCCATCGTAATTGTTTTATTTTATCATTTGCGTTTCTACATTTTATTCCCCTTTTTTCTGGTATTTCTAATTGAAACCCTCCTTCCGCACGGTCTAATCTTTCTAATGGCGGCCAATTGGGGGGTTTCGTTTCATTGTATTTTTCTATGATTTGTTTATAATGTTCTCCCGTTATTATTTCTATTTTTACTTTTATTACCGACCAATGAAGTGTTTTTGGTGAAGTTTCGGGCGTTATTTCTGGTGGAGGTTCAGGGTTTGCTTGTTGTTCTTTTTTTTCTGGATATATTTTCTGGTCTAGTTTTGCTTTACTTCGAAAAGTAATCAAATTACCTATATGGGAACGTCGTTTGATAAGCATATATCGGTCATTACATATTTCATTTGGCGATGGCTCGTCTATTTCTTCTGATTTTTGTTTCTTCGGTTTTTGTCGGTTTGTTGAAGGTTTGGAAGTATGAAATAACTGTTTACACTGTTGAATGATATTGGATAACATTTTTTGTATTCTTTATGATTAGTATTCGTTAATAAGGAATAGTTCAATTTTTTCTAACACAACATTTTGTATTCTTTATACGGCATGATAAATAATATTTTTATCAAAAAATACAAGAACACCGAATTACATACCCAACACCATTGAGAACTCCATGTAATATAATAATTGAAATAGCAATATAAGAAAAACGCTCCAAAAATTAATGTAATAACTGGATAACTTAATAATAAGGTAGTAAATAAAAATAAATAAAAGTATCCTATAATCAATTCGAAATTTTTTAAATCTAACCATTTCCATAACAAATGGCCATTTTTATCAATAGTAGTTGTAAAATCTAATGGATTATAAAAATATTTATATCCATGTATGAGAACTAATAATGAATAATATAGAATAAACAATATTTTTTTCATCATACTATATTTATCTGGAATAATCAATATGATAAATAATGGTTGAATAATACGAATAACAATCCATCCTATTATAGAAAATAATGTATTATCGAATTTATTTTTTTGATTGATACTTTTCCATAAAAAATATTCAATCAATTGCATAACAGTAATTGAAAAAAACAAACAATATGTTATCCAATTTGTAAATTCTTTCAATTTATATTGAGTATACGTATTATTATACCATATAAATATCATTACTGCTGTAGTAAAGACAAAAGTATTCAATGATATATTTTCATTCCAACACATTCTTATTATATAATGTTATTATATAATAATATATTTTTGTATAATCAAATAGAATGACTTACCATTTTACAATGCCTGTATAATATACCCATAAGAATAATCCAATTAAACATTTGGCGGTACAATCAAGCGCATTCATCACTATATTTTTTGTCTCTTCCCCAAACATATAAACGACTCCGTATAATGACCACACGATTAAATAAAATCCAAACATTACATTATTCACAAAATTATATTTTGGTCTAACGAAATTCATAAAAATAATGAAAAACATAGCGAAGAATGCGACAAATCCCACCACCATAGCATAAAATCGAGTCAATATATTCGTTTCACCTAAATAACCGACATATAACATAAAATAATTTAATATGATAATAGACATCATAGTCATGAATTTAACCGTAATTTTTGAATTGTAACCCAATACAACGACTAATGCTAATAACATCATAGGGGTGGTAATGACCCAATCACTATATCTAGTTTTTGTTAAATCCAACCAATCTAATGGTTTGTTTTGTTTTTCCGCTTCATCTATTTTTGCTACAAATATTGAATAAAAATAACCGGCAACAATGGAAATAGTGGTCTCTAAATTAAATATATGTCGAACAATAGGGTCGGTTGTTCGAATGGCTTCGATAAAAGTAATTGTTGCTGTGGTTAGTAATAAAATATAAGTAAGCATAAATGAGAACTTTACATTATGATTTACTACAACTTTTTTATCTTTTTCATCGGTCTGTTCATTTGATATATCAAACGGCATTATAAATTATGCCTATATTTTTCTATTTACAAAATTGAATTTGTAATTAATATTCTACTAATTTGTAAATAAATACACAAAATGAATGAACATGAAAATAGCGATAGTGATAATTATTTTGATTCGTTAAGTGATAGCATAAGTAGTTATGATGAATTAGAAGAAGAATTAGATGAATTATATGATAATGATTCCGAATTCATAGAACAGGAAAAAACAAATCATAATTATTATATTGGTATTTGTAAACCTTCACGCGCATATGATTATTATTTATTGGTGAACGCAGTATCTCCTAAATTATTTTATAAGACTCAATATGACTTATTAATCAGATATTTACAGGAATATAGCGTTATTTATATGAGCGACCCGCGCATAGAAATAATGAAATTATATATTTTACAAGATGAAACATACACAGTTTCTATAAAAACTTATTGGATTCGTTTAATTCAACGACATTGGAAAAAAATAATATCCACACGAAAACTTATATATAAAATGCGAGGAGCAATAAGGTCTTTATATTATTTTGAATTACATGGGCGTTATCCTGATGGATTAAATACATTACCTACGTTATATGGAATGCTAGGTTGTTATTCGAATCATTCAACATTTGATAAATTTGGTCAACAAAGTATCATACAATGGTGGTAAAAAATCATTTTCGGCGATAGGAACTTTCAAGTATCTATCGCACTTTTTTTGTTCAAATATATTATAATAATTATCAATACATTTATTAATATTTTCTATATTCGTATATTTTTCTTCATTAAATTCTTGATGTGCGAAATTTTCTAATTTGTTTTTAATAAATTCACCATCTCCAAAATAAGATAAATGCCAACCTCCTTTCTCAAAATAATTTTCGGGTTCTCCCATACGGGCTTCATTACAAGTCATTTTTGAATTTTTAAAATAACCATACTTCAATATTTTTGCGTGATACCATTGCTCATTTATTTTACAATTCAAATTATAATAATAAAAATCCATGATAAGTGATGCGTAATTCACCGCAAGATTATTCTGTTTAATATATTGAAGAACTCGTGGATTTGCTATTTCATCTATATCACTTATCATAACCATATCTTCTGGATTTAATTTCAAATGAGTTAAACCCACGTCGATTGCGTTTCGTTGATGTATTTCATTATACCATTGTTCTCCTTTTGCTATATCTGGAACGATTAATTTATCATCCACGATATGAAGAATTTTATGTAAAAAACGAGAAAACATTTGTTTATTATCTTCAAAAAATAATGGTTTATCTTTTCCGACGTATGTTTTTGTTGCTTCCACGATAATAAACTGGTCGACTACATGGTCTAGTGCGGTTAATCTATATAATAACATATCCAACTCATTGTAAAATATAAATGCGTCTACTATTTTCATATGGAATAATTATTATACATTATTTATATATTTTACATTTGAAATATATAAAATTTTGAATAGATGAATATTTTATTTATCGAAAGTCATTAAATATAAGAATTGATTAATATCACCTAATATTTCATCACGGATATTCAATAAATCAGTATCTCGTTTTGCGTCAAAATACATATTTATTTCTATTAAAAATTCTCGGTATTCATAAATACGCGATTTGAAATCTTTTACATTATTTGTATCCACTAAATCTATGCGTTTTTCTAACATACGTATTCTAGATTCGTCTTTTCCCAATAATACTTCTATGAATGTATCAATATGTTCATTTAAACGTTCATATAATTCATCGGTCGCTTTATGTTGCGCAAATGATTGCGTTTTCCAATGATATAATTTTACCATATTGAGAACTTCTAAAAAGACCTTGACTATATGCGATTTATTGCGGTTATTTACTGTATGAATGTGGTGTTTCGCACCTCGCTTGACCCTTTTTTTTGCGGTTTTTGTTCGTTTTGCTTTATTTCTATAACTTTTCATAATTATTTTATATATACTATTTAAAGATATTTTATTATACATTCATATAAACTAAATAATTAAATGTATTCATTAATACTATTTTTGAGTTTTGTGATTACAAATGTGACGTCCTATTCTTTTTTATTAACTCGTATGTTTGCTTCCAAAAGTGATTTACCGGCTACTGCTCTATTAAATTATCCCAAATTATCTTACCATGAACTAACTGAACAAGATAAATATGATTTACAATGGTACGTCATTGGTAAATCCAGTGATTTTATGAAAAATAAACCTTATAAAAAACGTATTTGGAATAAAAATTATGTGGTGTGGAAGAATGATGATGGCGAGTATCGCGCGTTAGATGATGTATGTACACATAAAGCAGCATCTTTATCTGGCGGAAAAATTATAAATGATACTGTTATGTGCCCATATCATGGATATGAATTCAATTGTAATGGAACACTTACTAAAGTTCCTGGTATTTGTTTTCAACCATCACCTATTTATGATGTGGGAAAATATAACATAGTAGAACATGATGAATGGGTTTACTTGAATACATTTCAAGGCAATTCATCCTATACAATTACTACTCAAACTGAGTTGAATGATAGGATTGTTCATGATGCTGAATTAGAAACGAATTTATATATCGCAAACCCTGGGTATTCAGGTAATATTCTTGGTTCACCTGAAGAAAATTGTAGTATGGTTCATTTAGAAATGGATTATAACTGTTATTCGCGAGTGTTGAGCGAGAATTCGTTAGATGTTATGCACATTGCGTATGTTCATACTTTCGGGAATGCTAGACGGCCCGACCCTAGCAAAGAATTCCCACCGAAAATGATTGGAAAAAATCATTATAAAACTACCTACTTATATGAAGCGGGTGAAGATTCTATGGCTCGTAAAGTATTTGGAGTGAAAGATTTAGTCGTTGAAAATGAATTTATATTGCCGCATACCACCATTGCTCGCGTTAAATTCGGCGATTATGTTAGCACTGTAAAAACATTCGCATTACCGATTGGCGATAACAAGAGCAAATTATTTGTAAAAACATATCGTAATTTTTGGCAAAATCAATTTGGAGATGTAATTACGCGCAACACAATGTATAATACCATGCTTCAAGACAAAGTCGTCGTTGAAAATATCGATCGCCGTTTTATGGATGGCAAATTTAATATGCGTTTCGATAAACTACAGAATACCTACAAATCTTTTTATAAACGGTTTGTTGAAGGAGATAATAGTATACAAGAAAATTGAAAATTGATTGATATATAATATGTATATATATTTATATATCAAAATGGAAGAATACACCCCTCTCATATTTACACGTTATCTATACTCGAAAGAGGATGTTACGCATTCTTTATTCATTTCTATATTAAATAAAAACAAAGATGAAGCATTATTCTGGGCATATGAACTATATTATTCTGGTTTTGAATTAGACGCTATGAATTTTGTATTACATATATTTAATCATATTTATGAAAAATACTGTCCTGCTCATTTTACACAGTTTATGAATAATCAATATCATACTTGGTATGAAAATTATGAAAAATCTGTAGTAAATGATACAGTATTAGGGACGATGATATGGAATCTATTTCAATACGATTATGATTTAACCCAATTTATAGATGATTATTTTCAAATAAAACGTAATATTTTACGAACTCCAAAATCAAATAAACGACGTTTGCGGCTTATTATGAATGAACACGATATTGAAAAATATAAAACGTTTATAGCTGAACCACATCAGAGTTGGTTAATTTTAAAACGTGTATATAAATATTCCGCACATAAAGAATATAATGAATTATTTAAAACTACGAATAAAGATTTCAAACAAGAATATCTGGAACATTGGTTATATTATGCTTCGTTTTCGCCTATATGGTTGAAACGATTAACTGAATATGCTGCGGTAATTCACCATGAAACAAAGACGATATCGTTTCCGGATGAAGATAAAGAAGAATTATTTTATTCACTTTATAATTATGAAACGGATGAACAATCTACCGAAATTTGTGAAAAAAGTATTGGTAATGGTAATGAAATACAATTATCAATCGATGATTTTATTACGCAGTTTTGTAAGTAATGAATGTGGTTAGCGCGAATAAAAGACCGCCCCATATACTGTCCATTAATGCTACGACTGGTTTCCATTGTTTGAATATAGCATAATTTGTGCTATCGTATACTGTATATATCACTAAACCTAATAAAAAGGCTTCATGAATTGGACGATTTTTACTAATAATAAAATAATTTAAACCGAAGATTAATGCTAAATAACATACGGCCATTCCTACGAATTTTGGTTGTAATACTACGCGTTGAACACTAATGACTTGGTTTTCAAATAATTGCTGATTGGCCGTTAAATATGCACCATCTAATATTAATAATACGACTACTGAAATAATGATTTCTCGAATCCACTTGGCCATTTATATATTATGGTGTGATATTTTTATTTGTTCAAAAATGTTTAACCATATTGATTCTCATATTATTTATGAATTGGTCATTCTGGGAAACAACCGGGGTTGATTTAATATACATAGCGTCTCCCCAACCATGAACCGTAATGTTTGTAATGACGCGTTTGAAATTATATTGTGATAAAAATGTATCAATCTCTCCAATCAACGCACACCCTTTATATAATTCTTTTTCATTTACTTCTAAATATAGAACTTTTGCATTAGGTAAATAATTACTTGCGCCTTTTAACGCCATTAATTCAGCACCTTGTATGTCGAAATTCCAAAAATCATATTTATTACCATCAATATTATTTCTTTCAAAAAATGAATTGAGTGTTATACTTTTTTTTTGGATTTTATCTACATACACAACCCATGGATGTTCAGTTGAATGAGTTCCAAATTCTAGAACACTTGATGATTGGTCGTTATTCGATACATTGAAACATACATCTTCGTCATCTTTATCCGTAACAACCGCGTTATACACATTTGGAATACCTTTATTTTGTGCTTCTAATACTTTTCTATCAATCGCATCTATCCATATGATTTGGTCAGGTTTTATTCCAATCTGATGATAAAAGGATAGTTCTTCGCATTCATGTGCTCCTACATGTAAAACACCTGTTAGTTTAATATTATTTGCTAATAATATGTTTTGTATTTGGCTATACGGGATCAACATTATATAATATATAAAATATAATTATTTATATGGTTTATGGATAACATTATAACGCTTGCTCCCTACAAATTATATATTATTTTGATTATAATATATAAAATATACCTATATAAACGTAGAAGTTATCAATTGTTGATATTGTATTTTTATAAGAGAACAATAAAAAGGACTCCCTTAAAAAACCCGAAAAATAAAGTGGTAGAGGTTTTCCAAAAATGGACATTTTTAAAATGTCCATTTTTCAAAAAGGGCCGAGTACTTTTTTTGGAAAAATGTGAAAAATCGATTTTAAAGCATTTTGCAGTAAAATTCGAAAAAATACATTTTTTCAACAATGCATTAATTTTTTTTGTTATTTTTTTGGGGTAAAATATGCTACTTTTTTTATTTCTATAATATATAAAAATGGAAACCGAACAAACTATAAACTTACCCTTCAAATATAATTGTGATATTTGTACTTTTAATACGAGCAATTTAAAAGATTATAAAAGACACATAACTACACTGAAACATATAAATGGGGTAAAAAAAGCTACTTTAGGAAAACAAGAAGTTTTTACAAATACCCATAAATTCTATTGTAAAAAATGTGATTATTACTGCAATAAGAAGTCAAGTTATACAAAACATTTAACGACGGTAAAGCATACAAAATTAGAAGATAACGAAACAAAATTATTGAATTGTGATGTATGTAATAAAGAATTTGTAAATAGAAGTGGATTGTGGAAACATAAGAAAAAATGCTTTACAAAAGAAGTGGGTGCTCTTACTCATATAGTTGGGGATAGTAATGTATGTAATACAATAAATCATACAAATATACTTATGAAATTGATGGTGGAAGTTATAAAACAAAGTAAAGAAATACAAAATGTACTCAAGGAAATCGCTATTTCGAATGATATATAAATTCCACACTCCAAACACCATACTAATTTTATTTATTTAAGTAAAATTATTAATTTCCAGTGTCTTTATAAAAATAATAAAAAGTCCAAAAATAAAGTAGTAGAGGTTTTCGAAAAATGGACATTTTAAAAATGTCCATTTTTGAAAAAGGGCCGAGTACTTTTTTTCAGAAAAAATGAAAAAATTGATTTTGCAGCAAAATGCAGTAAAACGCGTTTTTTGGAAAAAAATATGTTTGCATAAAATTTTTTTCATTTTTCAATTGCGATAAAATTTAGGGGATTTTTTGTAGTCAAAATATATAACCAATACTACAACATGACTACATCGAAAATCCTGAAATATTCTTGTGAAAAATGTAAATACATAACTGATAACAAAAAAGATTATTCTAAACATTTATTAACAGCAAAACATCAAAAAAGGGAGAACATACTACATAAAAATCCTGGTACGGATAATGAAGCAGATGAAAAAATATATTATTGTAATTGTGGTAAAACATATAAGCATCATTCAAGTTTATGGAATCATAAAAATAAGTGTTCGGGCATTAAAGACCCTACATTGATTGTAAATGATGATTCTATTCGTGGTGTACCAGATAAAAAACCAGAGGAAGAAAATAAGGTTAGTATCACCAATAATATACCAATGGAGTTAATATTAGAAGTCATCAAGCAGAGTAAAGAAATTCAAAATGTTCTCATTGAACAAACCAAAGAATTACAAAATAAATTGTTGGAAAAAGAGAACCAATTATTAGAACAAAATGCGGAACATCATAAACAATTGGTTGAATTGGCTAAGAAACCGAATATGGTGAATTCAAATATTACAAATAATCAATTCAATTTGAATTTTTTCTTGAATGAAACGTGTAAGAACGCGATGAACATCCAAGATTTTATTAACTCTATTAAATTGACTACGAGCGATTTTGAAACCACGGGCAGAATTGGTTTTGTAGATGGAATTTCACGTATTTTCATTAATGAATTAAAACGTTTAGAAGTAGAGCGACGACCGCTTCATTGTACTGACGTAAAACGAGAAACTGTGTATGTGAAAGACAATGATACATGGGAAAAAGAGAACCAAGAAAAGAAAAAACTAAAATGGGCGATTAATAGTATTGCTCAATTAAATTTGAATCAAGTACAACAATGGCAACAAGAATATCCAGAATGTAAGGAGAACAATACGGTAGCGAATACCAAATTTACCGAAATGGCTATGGTAGCATTAGGTGGATTTGGTGATGAACAAGAAACAAAGTTCCGAGATAAAATCATGAAAAATATTCTCAAAGAGATCGTGGTATCCAAAGATGTGTAAAATATTTTATATACGTATAGTATACAAAATGTTTAGAAAAAGTAGAAGACAAAAGAAACAACATAATAAACGTAGAAGACAGACAAAAAAAAATAATAAAACGATAAGAGGTGCAGGTTTACCTGGAATATTCAAATGGGCGACTAGTAATATTATGGGTGAAACGTTATTTGGTAAGTCTATATACACTATACGTAAAGAGAATTACCTAGATAAACCAAACAAAAACGATTTCAAAACTATAATAATGGATTTGTATCAACCGTATTTTTCATTATCTATTGTAGACCCAGCTTCAAAAAAAATAACCGAATTTCAATCTAGTAAATTAATCAATGATGTATTTAAACAATATAATGCGGACGCTGTTGTACAAAAAATATCTACAAACAAAATTATAGATAAAAAGGAGTTTGAACATATATTACATCTTATACAAAAAGAATATGATAATAATAAAACAATATATGAGCCCCAATCAGTATCAAGTGTAAACGATACAAAACAAGAACAAAATATATCAAGTGTAGTAACTGATACAACAAGTCCATCTACAATATCGCCAACATCATCTACTAGTTCAATAAATAATGAACCATCATTTACACAAATAACTCCGTCAAGAAATGTATTTAATTCAATATCTAAAATGTTATCATCAACTACGCAAGTAAAACAACATCCATATATGAAATATTTTCAAGGTTTTCATGAATTACCTTATAGCTACACCAATTTAACAAAAGTGGGAAAGGGAGCCTATGGTATAGTATATAAAGCAATTGAAGAAAATACTCAACAACCATACGCATTAAAATCAATTGTTAATGCGGAACCAAAACATTTTGAAGAAATATTAAATGAACTGGATATACTTACAGCAGTAGAGCAAAATTGTAGAAAAAAAGAAGACGGAACTATGGGTTTTATTGTATGTTTTACAGGAATAACATTTAACAAAAAAGAAATATATATTGTAAGTGAATTTTTAACAGATTATATCGAAATGTTTGGTTTTGTTTATAAAAAAAGAAGAGGGGGTATAAAGTATGAAAATTTACCATATATAATAGATAAAATATGTAGAGGTTTATTATCAATACACGAACTAGGAGTAGCTCATAGAGATATAAAATTAGAAAATATAATGATTAATATAAGTAAGAACAATTCTGATTTTATGAATATAAAATATATAGATTTTGGTTTTTCAACGAAAGTAAAATCAGACGGAACTTACGATGTAGGACGAAGATTTAATGGTGAGTTATTTGATACTAAACGAATATTTGGGACACCTCTATATTTAGATCCATTATATATAAAAGCACATGATGATGTTAAATTGAATATAGATATATTAAAAAATAGTGATTATTATGCGGTAGGTATTGTTATTTTTGAATTGATATGCAGTTTTTTTGAATTTGATGATAGTAAATACAATGAGAATTATACACCACTGAAATTTTTAAATATAAACTTGGACAAGTTTTTAATGGGTGATAGTAATATATTAAAATCATATGAGAATGATATAAAAAACCCAGATATCTGGTTCAGTCAAGTAATAAATGTGTCAAATAATATAGCAGGAATTGCGAAAAAGAATAAGCAATATGGTGTTGATATACTAAAATTATTATTAATTAGTACAGATAGAGAAAAAGGAATCATTCCTCCGCAATAAATATATTTATATATTATAATGACGAACCAATCTAAAAAATCTTGTAAAAAATATAAATCGTGTAAACATGTTCCATGTGGAGAAATGATGAACGGGTGTGAACCAGCATATTGTTCGAAGGGGTCTAAAAATTGGGGATTATGTAATATGGCGAATTGGAACCCAAAGTATAAGCGATATTGTCGAAAAACTCAAAAATGTACTACTAGTACACGCAATAAAATATCGTCTGACCAAGTATACGCAACAGAATTACATCATAAAATGCCGTATATTTGGAGACATTTAGATGAAAAAACGCGTAAGCAAATGGTGAATTTAGCAAGAAAACCGGTCAAAGTATTGAATATTGATTATATGAAATAATTATATTGTCTTCATCGGATAATATAATTTTGTGAGTCATATAAAGATTTATATTTGATTCTATATTAGAAAATGAGCCAAGGTCATTATTATCAACAAGAAACCGGTGTATCTTACAAACATATAGAAAAAGAAGAAAAACGAGTTCTATTTTGTGGGATTGATATAACATCTTGGTTTTATTCAGCAAAACCAGCAAAAGAAGAAACCATTCATTTTACGAATAACGACGAAGAACAATATTATAAAGTAGAACAACCACCTCCTGAAGAAATATATGAACCAGGAGAGAATGAAGTAGTCATTCAAGAAAGAAATATAAAGTATTGGAATATAGCAAGAATTGTAATGATATCATTTGCGATAGGAACAATGTTAGGTTTCTTTGTAATATAACTCTTATAATTCGTCAAAGAACACGAAAATAATTATAGAAATGACTTAAAAATACCCCCCTCGTATTCGTTATACTTGTTGTTTAGAATAAAAAATGAAAATGAATGGAAAATCACTATATAAGAACCAACCGGAAACAGTGTATATATCCACCATGAATAACAATACGGATAAAAGTGAGAAGCTTACCGAAATTCCACTATTTTGGTTTCACCCAGAGATACTCGCAGCTATTGCTATGGCTGTTCCTGGAATATTTAGTATATATTACTTATTTTTCGAGAAAAAAAACGTCATCATAAACCCTTTGGGTACTCAGTTATCGGCTATATCTTGTTTATGTCACTTTCCTTGGAGTGCCGGACTACATCTATATAGAGCTTATGGAACTAAACCTATTCATCGCACACAATTATATAAAGGAGACGTAGCATTCCAACATATTTATTCTCTTTCTACGAGATATGCGTTTTCATTACATCTTTCACTAGTTGATACAATATTTCATGTGTCATGTATTATACACCTAATTTTGTGCGATCCTCTAAAAAACCCTGAGAGGAAGAAATTTATAGGAATTTTATCAGCAATTGGACTAGGTTCATGTGCGTTTGATTTATTTCATTGTTCTTCTAACTATTTCTACGTTGCGTTAGGTGTTGCCGCGATTGGATTTCTTATTCATCATAACGAATTGCTAGGAGCATACTCTTCTTTTTGGTTTCATCTCTGCTTAGCCGCACCACATTACTGCGTGTTGAAAGGTTTGAATATGAAAGAAGATAAAATAGAATATTAGTTATTATAATTCGGCGGATGCTCCTACCTCTTCGATTTGTTCTGTTTCTTCTTTAACATGACTAGGAGTATCAATGTTCAATACTTTCGCAACCTTTTTGTTAATATTATGTTGTTGTAAATAGTATAAACATATGTTTGGGATATTCGAAACAATATTCATTACTGAGTTATGTGTAATACCTGAAACCAATGTTTGTTCGGCGGAAAATTTAATACTATACCACCAATAGGGCGGAACATATAAAACATACCCGGCATTCACATCAAATTCCAAAAATTTGGTTTTGTCCATATCATTCAAGAATTGTTTTTGTGAATTCCAACAATTCACTGGAGAACGGAATTCATAATTATCGTAATCCTTAATAGGATGTAAATATTTACGGCTCTTCCAAGGGGTCATTTTCACTGTTATTTTACCAGAATTGACTAAGAACAATTGTCGATAATTGGTATGATAGCGTAGAGGAGTAATACAATTTTTTGATCCGGTTAATATATCGAATTTGGTTTGGGCGTTCATATATGGTTTGAAATAATAATCTAATTCATAAAAGTGTTTATTTAAACCGGTTTCTTCAATGAACTCGTCATTGTTCTCAATAAAAAAAGAGGATTTAGGATCGGAAGTAATCAATGATTGTGCGCTTTGATAAGGGAGTACCAAATAATCAACACTTTCATCTGATTTCCAATAATCATTAATATCTTTGACCTTTACATCATAGGTTTCGTAATTGGTCAGTGTATCAAAGGTAATGTTCTCAAAGAATTCGGGAAAAATAGAATTGAATTCAAATAAAACGGGTTGTTTCACATCGCAAATTTCCTGTAAATCTTTATTGGTAGTATAATCCAATTCATATATTTCTAAATCTTCACTGGTTTTTAATTGATGTGTAATATGGATATAAACAAAGAGAACCAATAAAAATATGAGAAGTGATAAAAAAGTATTCATATTATAAGTTTAATTATATAATATGAATTGGTTTTGATTTTAAATTGTAAACGAAAAATGAATTATTCCATATATTCGGGATGTTCTCTTTTCCATAAAGAAATTTCGTTTTTTAATAATAAATCAACTTCTAAATATCTTCGTTGAATTATTTTACCATTATGATTTTTATTATCATTTGCTTGTAAATATTCCAATAAAGTAGTTTTATCGTAACAAATCTTATCTTCTGTATCACGAATAGGAATATTCATTATTTTTCGGGAAATTGGACAAATAAAATAACTAGGAGGCGTTAACGGTGGGGGTGGAGGTATATCGACTATTGTTTCTATAGGTTGAATCATTTCTTCAGGTTCTTTTTTAGGAATAACTTGTAAACTTTCTAAATAAGCCATATCTTGTTCAAGACGGATACGTGCGTTTTCTTCATTTTGTTTTCTACGAATAGCGGCCTGTTCGGCTTCTTGTTGTTGCTGTTGTAGTTGTTGTTCTTCTACAAATAGCTCTTGTAAATATTCGTTTTGTAATTGTCTGGCTAACGCTTCGTCGTCTATTATTTGATTTTCGGCGGGTTCGTTCGCGTCCGTTGTATTTGTATCCATGATTTATAAATACTATACAATGTAATCTTAATATTTTTTTCGTTAAATAGAAATTTCTATAAATATTATAACTTATAAGAATGGAAGTATCATATGAAGAAAGAATGGTGAATCAAATATTTTCAGTTCAATATAAATTTGATAATATATTGGGCGAAATGATTGCGAATATATTTAATTTGTATGACGTAGACGGAGATGGAAATTTAGATTATGACGATTACATTAGTTTCGTAAGCGATTTAATGTATATTTCTATTTTGATGAAACGAATGAAAAACACACAATATAACATAGACAATGTTCTCAAAATTGTAAAATGGACTTCTACAAATATAGCCCGTAATTTATTTGATGGAATGGCGCAATATTTACCGTTTGAAGTATTTTCTAAAAAAATTATTTATGCGTTGACTGAATATAATAGTTCGCCAATTAGTACTACTGATATGCATTTTTCGTCATTATTACCCGAGTTCATGAATTTTTTTAATTATTATATACAATTAGCCCAGCGAAGAGGATGGCCATCGATATTACATATAGGACAAAGTCAACAACAGCCAGCACAGGAACCGCCACAGCCATTACAAATTCTTCCAGAACAAGTGAATGTACAGCCAATTCAAGAATCCGCTCATCCGGTAATTGTTCAATCAGCAGTTCAAGAACCTACAATGCCTCAAATAACAGCGGTTCAACATCCATCAGATTTTAATGGAATCGACCAATTTGATATGCCGGATGAAGTCGCTTTCCCAACAATCGTAGAACCTCCTCACGAATTAGAAGTAAAAGAAGGAATAGTAATCAAAGCTAATGATATGGGTTATGATATGATTGAAGGAGATTTAAATATAAATAATTACATATATTCAAATATGGGTGAGAACATAGCATTTAAAGTCGGTGAAAATTACTTTTTAACAAATAAAACCATTATAAGAACGATGGTGAATATGGGAGAAAAAGATAATGCGATTTTTTTTGGTTGTACATGTGAAATTAAAGACGATTGGACAAGGCCGGAGACTTGGGCTATGCTACAACACGTTGTTGTAAATGACCCGGCGTATTTTAATATCCAACATATTGGATTACCTGTGCGTTATGTGTTATTAAAAGATATTTTAGCGGTATTGGAAAGTGATATGAGTTTCTTTTATATAGAACGACCCGAAAATGCGCAGTATATACCGTCATTTGCGAGTGATAATATATTAAACCATGGTATCGGGTCTATGTCTGGGGTTCATTGTCAAGATGGTCAACGAGATATTATATATCGAATAAAAAAATTCAAACCGAGATTTGCGATGTTTTAGTATTTTCTTTTATTCATCATTAATCTTAGGGGCTAAATAAAACGTCATTTTAGAATTTTCATCGCCTAATAGATAAGTAATTTTCATCGGATAATCGCGGGTTAGTTTTATTTCGATATCTTTGGATATTTTACTATACAAACAAATATTGTGTAAATAACTTAAACTAAAAGACAATGATAAGTTTTCGCCTTCATTAATAGCGAACGAATCTAAATCGTTAATATTGATATCAACAGTCATTTTACCAGTTTCTTGACTGGTTGAACATAACGCAATTTTTTCTTCACTACAGTCAATAATAAGTTGGTCACCGAAAATTTGTAATTGATTAATAATACTCGCGAAATTAATAGAATTGATGGTTAAATCTGCTTGACTTTCAAATTCTGGTATACCTAATAATTCATTCTCAATTTCAACTAACGGTATTTCAAAATGTTTATCAAAAATATCTTTATTATCACAAGTAAAATGAATATATAATTTATCGGCATCTTCTCCGTTATATACAATACTTACAACTTGATTTTTATCACGAGCGTTTAATACTTTATATAATATATTTGTATTGATACCGATACAAATAGCGGCATCGTTGGTATGCTCATATTTTTGAAACCAGTTATTTGGTAATTCAATTTCAAAAATAGAAACCCGACTAGAATCCATGGATTGTAAATACATACGTTCTTTTTCAAACATAATGTTTACATATTCCGAGAATAGTTTGATATGTTGAAATAAGTAGGCAAATAGGTCGGCTTTTTGCTGGTTGTCGATTAAAATATTCATCGTGAATGCGTGTAATATATAATAGTTATTATTATATATTATTTATTTCAATTTTGTGATATATTCTATAAATGAATTATTTGAGCAAATTAATATTTCATTGGTTCCCGTTTTATTATAAGTAATCATTTTTGAATTAATGGTAGGGTCTACAAAAGGAGACAACAATCTGGTAATGGTATCAAACATGTTCGGTGTGTTATAAATATATATTTTGCCTAATTTCGAATAAAACGATAAAGAATTATTGAAACATATATTACAAAAATCGATAATCAATTGTTTATATCGTTCATATGCTGTAACTGTGAAAGAATTTAAATTAATGTGAACATTATAACTATCGTTGGTGGAAATCATATAATTAATTGTATTTGTAATATGTTCAACGCACGCTGAATAATTAGCAGGGCTAGCAAACATTTTAAATACAGTATAATCAAAAAATATAGAATTGGTATTTGGAATAATATAGATCGTATTATTCAATAAAACGTTTAAATCATAACTTTGGGTAATCGTTTCTGCGCATTCCAATTTTTGTTTATTTTTAAAAAAACTATTTTTAGTATTGGTTTTATAATATTCTTCTTGTAACTTTTTAATATCGTTTTGAATTTTCGAAGGGTCCATTATATTATATAATGCTATATAATTTTATATATGTTATAATATTATATATATTTATTCGTTGAAATTCAACTCTTCTTCGACCAAATGTTTTAAGTTTACACTGGTTAAATTATCACTTAGGGTCTCTTCTTGAAATGGTTCTGAAGATTCAATATTTTCAACTTTATTTTCACCCAAATCAGAAAATACGTGAATTCGTTCCTCCAATAATGTTTTATTTACTTCCATTGTGTAAGATTGTAATTTCAAAACAATATCTTTCATATTACTCATTTCTTCAGCTAATAATTCAAAACGATGGTTGAATTCGTCTATCCAAGAAACTTGTTCTTCTGAAGGTTCTGAATCATTTACGCGAGAAACTGTGATATTTTCAGAATTTTGCTTAGAGTCACGCATAAAGGTTTCCAATGTAACTAATCTTTTATCTACGATGGAAATAACTTGTGGTAAAGTTAGACCGGATGCGTTTACATTGGGCTGTTGAGGAATAGGCCCTCTAGATTGAACAGGTTCAGGTGTTTGTGGAACACCTCTACGTTTTCTGGCTGATGCGATCGCTTGACTCATTCGTAAATGTATTAGTATTGTGGAATTCTCTAAATCGTTTTTTATATATTTTAACAATTTTATGTAAAACACATAAAAATAATTTGTCTAAAATGTATAACTATATTTCACGAAATGATGAATTCAGTAAGTGATAACAGTTTAGTAACTACGAGTACACCTCTTGTAAATGAAGAACCTGAAGAATGTAATATTACAAACCCGGCACATGTAGTAATATTATCATTTATAATAACAAGCATTGGAGTTTTTATATATTATATATTTTTATACTAGACTTGATATTATGCTTTCATAATCATTTTAATTGGTTCGTGAAATACATATGGTTCAATCCATTCAATGTCGTCGATATCATAATCTTCAATATTTTCGTGTTTTTGTTTAAAACTGATTTTTGGAAAAGGATAAGGTTCTCTTTTCATTTGTTCAGATAATGCGGATAGATGTTCTTCGTAAATATGCGCATTACCTAATGTATAGACGAATTCATATGGAATTAAACCACAATGTTTAGCAATAATATGGGTTAAAAATGAATAAGACGCAATATTAAATGGAACACCTAAACCTACATCTCCACTACGTTGATAAAGAGAACAAGATAAATATTTATCAGCATGAACATTAAATTGCATGAGAACATGGCAAGGGGGTAAAGCCATTTCGGGTAATTGAACTGGGTTCCAAGCCGATATAATAAGACGTCTTGATTTTCGTCCTTCACTCGTTTGTAATTCATGAATAATGTTTGCTAATTGGTCAACCCCTTTACCTGAATAATCTGTATTATAATCGGTATATGTGGCGTTAAAATGACGCCATTGATGACCATAGATAGGACCTAAATCATTTTCTTCATAATGATGAAGACCTCGACTGTCTAAAAAATCGCGACTCGCATTACCGTCCCAAATATGAACATTTTTATTTTGAAGTTCGCGATTGTCGGTAGAACCTTTAATAAACCAGGTTAATTCGTGAAAACAGGTTTTCCAAGCGACTTTTTTAGTTGTTAATAACGGAAGTTCTCCATTATTTAGAGAAAATTTCATAAAATAACCAAAAATGGATTTGGTAATACCGTTTCGAGTTTCTTCTAACACACCATGATTCATAATTTCACGAATTAATTGTAAATACTGTTCTTCAGGATGTTTGTCCATAGTGAATAGAGTATTTAGAAGATAAGTTTTATATATATTTTCTATTGAATTGTATATAAGGTAAATATAAATGGAAGAACTCGGACCAAAAATAGGTGGAAATAAAACATTTTTATCACACGTGTTCTCAACCACCGAAGAAAGTAAAGCCGAAATATTAAATGTAGTTCAATATGCAAGTATGGGTGTAATCCCTATTGTATTATTGAATAAATTAATTCAACGATTTATTCCTGAGGCAGACCCTGAAAGTTCAACTTTAGAAATAGTCGTCGAAATCTTTTTACAATTGATTGTAATGTTTTGTGGTATGATTGTTATCCATCGCGCGATTACATTTTTCCCAACCTATAGTGGTTTTAAATACGAGACATTGACCTTAACAAATGTCGTATTGGCCTTTTTAATTATTGTATTAAGTATCCAAACGAAAATGGGAATTAAAGTAAATATTTTAGTTGACCGTGCTCTTGAATTATGGAATGGTTCATCATATGAAGACAAAAGAGGTGCTAGACGTAATGTTCGCACAAGTTCTCCTGTATCCCAACACGCACACAGTCAAGCCGATTATTTAGACAATTCTCAAGTTCAAAGTGGAACATTTCCTCCCGCACCAGTAGCTACCACCAAACAAAATTCATTGATGGAAACTTATGATAATATGTTAGGTGGAGGAGCACATAGAGGAATGCCTGCTCAATCCGATTTTATGGGACCCATGGCTGCAAATAGTTTATTAGGCAGTAATTTTGGATCATTTTAAACCACGCATATTCATAATATATTATATATAGTATGAATTACCTATTCATAAAATCCATATTATTCATCATCTCCATTTTTTTCATAGATTGTTCAAACGTATTTTGTCTATCGAGATTGGCGAATAAGTAGTCTGTTCCTGGACTTTCTTCGTTTTTTTTAATTTGTTTATATACGTGATTGATTTTATCTATGACTGTTTTCACAACCGCTTGATTATTTGTTAATTCAATATTGGTGGGAACATTTTCAGTCAATAATTCTACTGCGAAATATAATAAGTATCTGCGTTTTCTACACGAAGCCGTTGTATATTTAATAGAGAACAATTGAAATAATCCGTTCATAATTTTATCAATAAATGGATTATTTAACTGCGAATTATATAACAACAACGTATCCCATAATATCCAAATGATGTCTCTAGAATATTTATTTTCTACTTTTACAAATGGTCTGCGTTCGCAATAACATGGCGCTTTACGTTTTTTACAAATCGCGTCGAATTCAACCATCCATTCAATCCAATAACACGCAAATAACATATGTTTACGTTCAGGAGAGATATGATATGCGAATTCATTGACTGCTATAAATAATTCTTTGGGGTCATCTTTTTTAAAAATAGCTTCGGCGTATTTTATACTGGGCGCTTTTAATCGCTCAGTCATTTGGGTCATATCGAATTCTTCTTCGCGATTTATTTTAATTGGTTCGAAACTATTTTTTTTATTGGATAATGTAATAATAGTAATCATTTCGGCGAATAACTTGCGGAATTGTAAGTTATTTCTTACTTGTAATTCGTTTATATAATGACCATTCTCCATGATTGATTTGAATATATCATATCGCATTTGTAAATAAATCACTATTTTTGGATTCCCTAAATGAATATGTTTTCCGATATAGTGTAGAATACATTCCCAAACATCTATAAAATGACCGGCACATAGTAATTCTGCGCACCAATAACAAGCAGGTTCTATTTTACCTTTTAACATATTTTCACTCAATTGTTTTTTAACATCTGTTTTTTTAAATTTGGAAAAAGAAACCCCTTTGAATTCTCCGGGCATACGTATATCATTAATTTCTGTAATATCCATTATTACAATACTAATAGTAAAAATTGTAGTATATTGAACTAACTATTATAAAATTGAAATGATATAATAAAGTAAATAATATATTATCAAGAATAATAGCATATGGAACACATACAACTATTACGATCATTATTTAAAGACCTATTGGCGATGCCTTATTATAAGAATTGTGCGGCGGCCAGTGGCGCGGTTCATAATGTTGCGTCACATGAACAGGCAGTTGAAATCATACTTCAACAACATTCATTTACGAAATGGGTGCCTGGGACAGCCAAACCGAATTCCGAAACCATTTGGAAGTGGTTGAACATAACCTATGAAAATATGGGTAAAGAAGCGCCTCTATTAAATAACAACACGATGCCCGATTATTCATATTTGGCTCAACCGTGCGGAACTCACGATTCACCTGATTTTATTATAAAAACTACTGGAAATATTGTTATTGGAATTGAATGTAAATCTGCCGACGGTTATAGCCCAATGTATAATAGTGGCGGTATCAAGCAGAATTTAATATACTTATTTTGTTCGAATAAATCAAACGCGACAACAATGTTTTGCGGAAAAGACGTATGTTCGATAGAACAACAACGATTAATCAATGAATTAATAGAAAAACAACGGGTATTAGAAGTAGAATATAATGAAAAATTAAAACAAATAGATATTCATCAACGAGGTATTAGTTATTATACTCGCCCAATGATACAACAAAGTGGCGGAAATAAATATACGAATTATTTTACTCATCATGAACGAGGTCAATGCGAAGAAAATGTCTATACTTATTTGGATACGATTGTGGAAAAAAATATATAAAACTATAAAAAAATAAAAAAGAGGCTTCAGCTTCTTTTTTATTGAGGATTTACAAATATATAGGGAACACCGTTTCTAATTCGGTTTTTGATAGACCATTATTTCCCAAAAATGTTTTTATAAATCGTTCGGTTTTTGGATTTTTAAAACTAGCAAGTATTTTTTGGAATAATTCAATCCGTTCAATACCGGTTAATTTGCTAGAAATAACATTCAAATGATTTTCGGCCAAATAAGTGGTTGAACCATCTACAAACGCATAATTTAATTTGTATGCGCTATTTCCATTTCCCCGATTTACTACAATGACTGGTGAATTCGAACCAACCATTTGAATATATTGTTTTTTTTCATCATTGGAAAATTCCAACAATTCGATTGTATTGTTTTTTGAAATATTTGAATTATATAATAATAACGTTTTACTACTGTCTGATGTTAAAATCGGTTTATGTTGATTCCAAACTACCGTTCCTGTTTTTACAGATAATCCGAGTTTCGCCAATGTCGTTGAACCACTTAATAATTCTCTCAGCGCGTTCGCATTATCCGCAAACATAAAATTATCAGCAAATTGAATAGAATATTTACATTCTGATGGTATATCTATATGTCCTGTTTTTTTGAAAATAAATCCGAATGTAGATTGCTGTGTATCTATGAATCCGCCATCTTTTTCAAAATCTATAATTTCTAATATTGTGCCTGATGATTTCAAATAATGACGAATATTCGCGTAATATGCGGCATTGAGGAAACTTTTGGGAATAATAAACGCTAATATTCCATTTTGTTTTAACATAGACATACTGTGTAATAGAAACAAACCAAATAGATTTGGACGACCAACTATATATTCACTATATGCTTCAGGAACGACGGATTTGTCTATCACTAGATAGGGAGGGTTTCCGATAATTAAATCATATAATTTACCATTCGGGTCATATTTTATAAAATCACCTTGTATTAATTTCACTGTATTTTTGAAAGAGAAATGATTGCGAATTTTATCGTAAATTGTCGTGTTCATTTCAATGGCGTCGATGAATAAATTGGAATATAATCCATCTAGATAGGAAACGATTTCACAAGTAGCACAAGAAGGTTCTAACACGTCTACACATGGAGATTCATTCAAATTTACAAATTTTATAATGGAATCGTGTAATTTTCGTATAATTGTTTTTGGCGTGATAAATATACCTTGTTCTTTTTTCACGGTTTTTGATAATTGTTTGGTAATATCAATCGTTAATTGACTGAATTCATTGGTAGACATTTTATACTTGATACAAATAAAAAATGTTTATATTTATTTCAATTTTGTATAGTTTATTCTGTTATAATTCTAGGAACAATGTTGATGGTCTGTAATTCTTGAGACATTAATTTGTAAGCATAAGGAATATCCACTTTTGCGAAGTCAGTTTTATTATCACAATTTTTACATAAATGTATAGTGAAATCGGCAGAAGCATACATACGATTTTTATCACCATCATTGTAAGATACGAGCATACCACATTTTCTACACACGTGTGCGGTATATTTATCAGAAACATCATATAATCTTTCACGGCAAAACTTAGACATACCGTGAGCAATCATAACATCACGTTCCATTTCACCAATACGAAAACCACCATCTCTACTACGGCCTTCCGCTGGTTGACGTGTTAAATTTACCATTGGACCAATTGAACGACTGTGTTGTTTATCATTGACCATATGTTTTAATCTTTGATAAAAGACTGGACCAATAAATATATTTGTTTCTAATTGTTCACCAGTCAACCCATTATATAATAATTCATTACCATAAGATTCATATCCTAATTTTTGTAATTCTTGTGAGATGGTTTTTACATCCAAATTTCCGAAACTCGTTCCATCTCCAAACAAGCCTAATTCCAATAATACTTTACCTAACAATGTTTCTTTCAATTGTCCAATCGTCATACGAGAAGGAATAGCATGCGGATTGATAATAATATCTGGGCGAATACCATCTTTTGTAAAAGGCATATCTTCCTCAGGAATAATATTACCACAAGTACCTTTTTGCCCATGGCGCGAACTGAATTTATCACCAAAGACTGGTTTTCGCAAAGTTCGCACGCGGACTTTCGCAAAATTATATCCGTCGCCATTTCTACCCGTATAATTTTTATCAATATAAGTATCTTCCATGGTTCGGAAGGTTTTACTTTGGTCTTCATATTTAATTGTTTTGGTAGGGTCATTACGATTTTCTTTAATAGGAATCGTTTTGGCGATGATAATATCTCGGTTTTCGACTAATGTATTTTCGGGGATGAATCCATCGGTATTTAATTTATCGTAATTGCCGAATTTAATACCTTTTGTTTTAGATATATCGGGTTTACAACGAATAATTTCATCACGAATAATGTTTTTGTCTTCGTCTTTTTCTGTATGATAAATTGTAGCCAAGAATAAGCCTCTGTCTAATGAACCCTTATTGACCAACACACTATCTTCTTGATTATATCCAGTATGCGACATAATTGCGACGTGTATTTGTGTTCCCGAAGGAATATTATTTAATTTAATAAAATTCATCAAACGAGTATCGACGAGTGGTCTTGAAGGATAATTCAATACATAAGCGGTTTTATCCATACGTTGGTCATAATTCGTAGCATATACTCCCATTGCTTGCTTACCCATAGCAGTTTGATAGGTATTTCTAGGTGCTTGATTATGTTCTGGATATGGAATACAGGATGCTAATACTCCGAAAATAGTACTAGGATGAATCTCACAGTGTGTATAGTTAAATTTTTGGTTTACATCTTGTAAATAATCATCCTTACATTTCATAGCAATCATCGCATAATTTTGTTCTTCAGGGTCAATATATTCCATCACTGATTCATGAATTTTACAATTGGTCAATAAGTCATTCCAAGATAATTCTTTTGAAACTAAACGATCGGTAATTGATTTATCAATCAACGCTTTATTGTCGCGAACGCGTAAGACTGGACGTGTTAACCGACCACCATCATTACAAACACGTATTTCTAATAATTTAAAATCAAATACGACTGACGTGTATAAATTGATGATACCTTTGTATTTTTTATCTTTTAAATCTTTGTATAATTCCATAGGTGTTTCAGTAATACCTAGCCAACAACCATTTACAAATACTTTGACCTTACCATATAGCATTTTAGCAGGGGTTTTATCTACATATAATAAGTATGGTTTTACATATTCATACAATGAAGAACTATTGGTAGGAATTGTAATATGTCCCAAATAACTAATATTTTTCACTACACCAATTGACTGGCCTTCCGGGGTTTCTGCCGGACAATTATGAGTAATGAATGATGAAGCTACAAATGAATGATTATCACTTCTAGTCGTAAAATCATATACTAATTCAGGTTCAATCTCATTGATTGATAATATAGGAACACTTACACAACCATTGTTAGTAATATTTTCTTTAATGAAAGTTTCATATATAATATCTGTAGTAAACCGCGCTGTTTGAGGAAGTCCTTTTTTATTTTTTGATATAACTTTACGTATTTGATTTTCAGTTAAACCTGTTTTAGTTATTAATTCATTAATGTTAATATTTTTATGATTTTCTATAATATATTGATAATTAATATCCCGTTTTATTTTATTGAATTCTTTTATTTTTAAATGTTCAATTATTGGTGCGGATGTTCTTCGTTTTTCTTCACAATATGTATAATTTATTATATCTGCGTATTTTACTAAATTTTCAGAACTATTATCAAATACTATACATACTTTCATTTTAATATCATCTACCTTAGTTGTTTTTATTTTAGATTTTATTTCAAAATCATTGAACATATTCATTATTTGGGACATATATTCTATTGTATTACTCAAATAATCATTATGTGTAGTTTGAAATGTTATGCCTATATGTGGTTTCCATGTTTTACCATTCTTTTGATATGATAATCTAGAACCGTCTCCTCCTTGAAACGCAGATAAGTATTCACGTTTTATTGATAATTCTGAATTTACTATCCATTCAGGTACAGAACGATTCATATTTGTTTTTTTTCCTATAAATCCTCCTAATAATGTTAAGAAATATGCAAATGAACCATTTTTTGAAACTTCCCATGTTCGATGGATAGAAGTTCTACCAGAAATTTTATCTTCAAAATTTGTAATTTTGTTTTGAATAGAAGAGTTTCCAAATCCTAATGCTGAAATATCATTTGCGATTTGATATACATCTGCTTCTTCACCTACATAAAAGGATGCGTAATAATAATTATTATCTGTATTTTTTCGTTCGCCTATATGTCCATCCGTATTTAATGCGGCAATTAGACGAGCAATTATTTTTAATTTATATAATGGAATATTTTGATTGAGTAAATTTAATTCTAATAATTCTATTTTATAATGTTGTAGTACATCAACGTCATTTATATTAACAATTGTTCTATTCTCGTCGATAATATTTTTAACTGTATGACGAATGATCATTTTATCATTTACCTTCAAATCTTCCAAATTTATCCATTCGTATTTGCCGTTATTATTGATTAGAAATGGATGATTGGCTGTAGCTTTAATTTTTCGTCCGCTATAAGTTGTTATTTCAAATAATTTATCAGGCATTTTACTAAAGAATGAATGTATATCAGAGGGTTCATCTAATAATGTTTCAGGATTTACAGTATTTACTCTGTCTCCGTCTTTCATATCTTTTATTTTTTTAACGGTTAAACGATTTGATAATAATACTTCTGTATCGCCAGTTAAACATAAGAAGCCCCACGTTGTGTTATGTAATTTACGTGGAGCAATTAATTCGCCACTTTTTTCCAAAGGAGTATTGATTCGGCGTAAATGACTTAAACTGGAAACATAGGTTAGACGATTCAATACTTGCGCTACACCTACTTTACTGCTGTTCGATTGTTTAATACTGAAATCACCAGTAGCAAGTGCTCGATTGATACCATTTTCAATGGTCGTCGATTTCATAATTTTATATATATTCGTCATGTTCACGATGTTTTCATAATCTTCCGTAGACCTCCAAGAACCCGTATTAATTTCACGAATGATTTGTTTTTGCATTTCTTTTACTAATTTATTGAAATAATTGCGGAATAGATTATTTAATAATGTACCGGTTAATTCGATACGTTTGTTTAAGTATGAATCACGGTCATCAGGAGGAATCCATCCTAGACTCGTTTGTATTAATTTTTTACACATATAGCCAATTAAATATAATTTTTGTTGAAGAGTAAGACAATGAGGGAATAAATCATTGTCCAATACTTCTAATGTAAATTCGCGTTTTTTACGTGCGCCCGTTTCCTTGTCCATATTCAAAGGTGTGAACGCAACAGAGGAGGTAATGTGTTTTAAAGCATCTTCTTGCGTCATATATTTATTCGCATCAATGATAGACGCCTGTAAGCATTTTAATAATTCCACATTTTTTGGATCATCAATGTTTAATAGAATATATTCGCAAATTTCTTTATCGCTCAATACACCCAATGCTCTGAACAATACAAACAGTTCAATTGGGTTTTTGATACGAGGAATGGTAATATAAATTCCGTTTCCGAAACCATTGTTTTTGCTCGCAATCATCATTTCAATTTGCTTAGGCGAAATACATTTGAAATCAGGTACAGATTTGATTTCCGCAAACCAATTCCATTTGGTCGTATTTTTACCATCAAAACAATAGACACGATTTTCCGCAGCGCGTTCTTGTCCCAAAACAGTTTTTTCAGAACCTTTGATGATAAAATAACCGCCACAATCCATATAACATTCACCGGTAAATTGAGGATGTATATGTCTGTTTTGTGTTAAAACACAAATGGAAGATTTCAACATAATGGGTAATTTACCGATATTGATTTTTGGTAAAACTTTTTCGATAATTCTGGGAATATCCATGTTTTCATTATTACGAATAACATATTTTAAATTGATGTCCAACGTCATGGTAGACGCATATGTAAAATTACGCAATTTAGCTTCTTGTGGCAACATCATTTTCGTAGCACCATTGTTTTCATGTATTTGTGGAGGATACAATTTAAAATTAGTAAATGAAATGAACACTTCTAATAAATATTTGTCTTCGCTCGCTACATAATCGTTATCGGAATGAATGGTGACCGGATTGAACATTTGAATGGTTCGCTGAATTTGATAATTTACAAAATGATTGTATGATTCAATTTGATGACGAACCAGACGTTCCAAATGCTGACCTTGAAAATAAGATTCTATAATATGATACGGTTCTTCGATATAATTACCCATATGAGATAATACAGATTGACCTATATCAGAAGCACTATCTTTGAGAATGGTTTCCACGTTTTTATGAATTTCTTGTTCAATAATTTCTTTTAATTGAACAGTCGTATCATTTTCAATCGGTTTCGTCTCGTTAATTTTCACTTTTCTGGGTTTTCTAATTTTTTTAGGGGTTTCAACAGTAGCGACTGAAGGGTCCATTTCGTAGTTCATATTATAATACTTATTCTAATATTATATCAAATTCAATTTTTTATGTGGTTTTTGAAAAATCGATATAATATATTTTACATAAAGCAAATAAACAAAATACATTATATAGATATTAGTAGTTATGAGTTATAAAATGGGAGTAGATTTTATAGAATATTTGGATAAATATCGAACGATTCGACATTGTAGATATAATGATTATGTGAATATTTTAAATTTGATAAACGAAAATTATCATTTTAATGATATAGATGATAAAAATTTTACTGGAATAACCACAAAAAAAGATAATCGTGATAATTATTATCATACACATTCACCTTCTTTATGGAATGCTACGACAACACAAAAAGATAAAGTAAGTATGGATACTTTATACTCGATTTGGCAAAAAGACCACGAAACAGATATTTCATTCAATCCAACACCTGCGGCAATATTACCATTCACTGAACCTGAAAAAATATATAATGTAGTCATTAACGCAAAAATTAATAATATACAGGATTTAATAACCATTGTTGAAAATAATGAATATTACGCAAATACAAGTTATAATATAGATTTGAAATCACTACATTGTATAAAGGAAGACTTGATAAATTTAAATAATATGATTGGGATGGAGAACCTTAAAAAATCCATATTAGACCAATTATTATATTTTATCCAAGAATTACACGTAGGAAAACAAGTAAGTGAATTTAAACATACTGTATTATGTGGATTACCTGGAACTGGAAAAACGGAAATCGCAAAAATATTGGGTATTATGTATTCAAAAATAGGAGTATTGAAAAGTAATATCTTTAAGAAAGTAACTCGAAATGATTTAATAGCTGGATATTTGGGGCAAACCGCGATTAAAACCAAAAAGGTAATTCAAGAATGTTTGGGTGGAGTGTTATTTATCGATGAGGCATACTCATTGGCTAGCCCTGAGCAAAGTGATATATATTCCAAGGAATGTTTAGATACGATATGTGAAGCATTGAGTGACCATAAAGATAATTTGATGGTTATTATCGCAGGGTATGAAGAAGAATTAGAAGAAACATTTTTTAAAACGAATCGTGGTTTGGAATCGCGATTTATATGGAGGTTTAAAATGGACCCTTATAATTCTTTAGAAATGATGAAAATATTTAAGAAAAAAGTGTTGGAACACGAATGGAATTTTGAAAAAGAAGATGATATAAAAGAAAAATGGTTTGCTGATAAAAAGGATGTATTTAAACATTTTGGTAGAGATATGGAACTCTTATTTACATATGTTAAGATATCTCATAGTCGTCGTATTTATGGTAAAGATAAAGAGTGTCGTAAAAAGATTTCACTGGATGATATGAATGAAGGTTATGAAACATTTTTGAAAAATCGCAAAAAGAAGACGGATAACCAGTTTATACATACATTATTTATTTAGTTTTTATATTTTCCAAAATATTTAGCAATTTATTAGTTTTGATAGTATATTTAATTTCGTTAGATGTAAATATACTATATATATAATATTTAATGAGTGATAATAAAAGAACTATAACTATAAATCCAGAATTGTTTAAAATACCGACGGCAAATAAAAGTAGAAAAAAATCAGATGCTACCGATAGTAAAATCAAAGTAAAATCCGCGGCACCAAAAAAACGCGATAACACATTGAAAAAAAAATCGATTTTAAAAATGATTCGCCAACATCAAGAAGATAAATATAAAAAATTATTTGGCGAAAAGCATAAAGATACGACAAATGAAATACAAAAAGAAATCGATTCTATTTCACAAATAGAAAGTGATTTTGAAGAATCAAAGAAATTTTTAATGAAATTGACTGAAGAAAATGAAGAAAAAGAAAAACAACAACGTTTAAATAGCACAATCAAACGTTATCCTCATGATAATAATACAGAAAAAATGTCTTTATTGTATGAAAATTCAATTCCTATATTTGAAACGATTGAAGACGTTAGCTCAAAGTTTCCAGAAGTACCTACGCAAACAACCCCATCTGTAACTATTCAACCTCGTATAACTTCGTCTTCTATACAACCTAATTATGGATGTTTAAAAAATGGTAGTTTACCAACTTATAAACATTATCTGAATAAAACTGTGAAAAATACACCGCTAGTTTTACCTGCGTCGAATTCATTCATTTCTATACCTCATTCTGCTCAACCAATACGGTTGAATAATGTAGAGAATGCTATAGTTGAAAACAAAATTGATAAAATACAAGAGAACATTAAAAAAATGAGCGAAATGAAGCAAATGATGACGAAATTAGAAGCGATAAAAAATAATAAAATAAAAAAATGTATGAGACAAAAAAGAATCGTAAGGAGAACTTATAAAATCGGTAAATCAAAAGTTTTGCCTAGAATTTCGGTACTAGTGTCTAATAAAACATTAAGAAATAATACTACTACGAAATGCCAATTGTTAAAGCAAGATTCTATCGCCGATATAAAAAAATATTTAATCAAACGTGGTTTAATTAAAGTAGGAACATCCGCGCCGAACGATGTGTTGCGCAAAATGTATGAGAGTTGTGTAATGATTTGCGGAGAAGTTCAAAATCATAACCCTGAAAATTTATTACACAATTTTTTGAATGGAAAAGAAGAAATATGAGCATTTTTAGATGTTTCTGATAAATTGAAATACCCATATTTCATTCAATAAAAAAGTAAATAAGAACACATACACTATGCCCTCATTTACTTTTTTATTTTTGCTCTTATACTAATAACATATATAATAATAATCCACTAGTTGTTATGGTTAACGCAGTCATAAATGTATGAATATTACCTACATATTTTTTTACCATGATATTTTTAAATTCTTCGATAGTGTTGTCTTCTTGTTGATTATATACACAATATTCTTCTTGTAAGTATTTATCTAATTTGTAATAATGAGTATTGTAATAATCAGTATTGATTCTATGAATTTTATGAACAATATTATTATAATTTGTATGTTTTATAGGTGGTAATTCGAATTGATTATTACTAGTATCAAGGTCGCAGTAATACCCATATTCAAAATTATTATCTTGTTCAATATGAATTTTAACCATTTTATTTTTTATTGTTGTTGTATTTAAATTATCTGTATATAATTTTTGAAAAAATAATTCAATTTTATCACTTTATTTACAATTGAAAATAATATAAACATAAATGGTTATAATTATAAGTGATAATACGCTAAATATGAGTAAAAAAGAAGAAGCCGAACCCGTGGAAACTAATAAAATTATGAAGGAATATTTAGATTTAACAAAACAATATACGAAAATATATGGTGAAAAAACCATCGTATTACTACAGGTAGGTGCTTTCTTTGAATTGTATGGTTTACGCGATGATAAAGGAACTATTTTAGAAAGTCAAATAGAAGACATATGTATCATTTGTCAACTGAACTATGCTGATAAAAAACTCATGTATAATTCAAAACAAGTGATTATGGCTGGTTTCCGAGAATATATGTTGGATAAAAACATTCCCAAAATAATAGAGGCGGGTTATACAGCAGTTGTATATGTTCAAGAAAAAGATGGAAAAAATATTAAACGCGTTTTACACAGTGTATGTTCTCAATCTACTTATTTATCGTGTGAAACTGATAGTTCTCCTGTAATGACCAATAATATAATGTGTATATGGCTAGATACATTCAAACCAATGGATAGAAATGTATCTACTGTATCAAAAACAAGAGATACAATTGTCTATGGTGTTTCAACTATCAATATCTTTACTGGGAAATCAAGTATGTTTGAATACCAAACGCCGTTTATTTTAAATCCAACGACATTTGATGAATTGGAACGATATGTATCGGTGTTCTCTCCAAGTGAAATATTATTTGTATCTTCCTTAGAGAAAGAAATCAACCGAACGATTTTACAATATATTGGTGTAAAGTGCCCTAGTATTCATATCTATGATAGCAGAGATACTGAAAATAAAACCATTGCCGCTTGTTCAAAGCAAGTGTATGTTCAACATATGTTGTCTACCTTTTTCGGCGAAGAAGCGATGAATGTATGCAGAGAATTTCAAATGAATACGATGGCTACTCAAGCGTTTTGCTATTTATTAAATTATATTCAAGAGCACGATAAAAACATTGTTCGTAAAATTTCCATTCCGGAATTCAATAATACATCTGATAGATTATTATTAGCAAATCATACATTAAAACAATTGAATATCATTGATGATTCTAGTATCGATGGTAAAAAAACCGGTAATTTATCGTCGGTATTGTCTTTATTAAATAAATGTTGTTCTCCTATTGGTAAACGAAATTTTAAAATGATGTTGTTGAATCCATCTACGAATGAAACATGGCTACAACAAGAGTATGATATGATTGAATATATGCTACAATCAGAGAATATATATTTTATTGATATGTTTCGCAAACAACTATCCCAAATACGAGATATAGAAAAAATTTGTCGGCAGTTGCTAGTATTAAAAGTATATCCATCATCCATATATCAATTGTATAAAACGATTGGCGTCATTCATAATTTAAATATCTGTTTGGCTGAAAATAAGAAAATAACGGATTATTTATGTAAAGATATAACTAAAGAACAAATTAATTCATATCACTATATTAACGATTTATGTCTTCAAATCAATGAGTTTTTAGATAATCATTTTGTATTGGAAGATTGTAAAAATATTCAATCGCTAACTTCGTTTGAAAATAATATTATTAAAAAAGGTATTTCACAACCGTTGGATGATTTAATCAAACACCATTATGAAAAAATTGCGATATTTGAATTTGTGAAAAAACAATTGAATGAATTTATGTATTCTAATGGACAAAATCGCGATATAGAATTTATTAAAACACACGAAACAGAAAAGTCGGGTTTATTTTTACAAATCACAAAAACACGCGCAAATATATTGAAAAATTATATCAAAGCGAAATTGGAAAAAGATGCGGACTATTCATTTCACAATACGGAATTACAATTTTCATTCTATCTAAAGGATATTAAATTCGGTGTAGCATCATCGGCAAATGAGGAAATACATATTCCCGTATTACAAAAAATATGTAAAGAATTAATTACCATTAAAGATGAAATCGATGTTGTAATCCGAGAAACGTATCTAGAAATATTAAAAAAGATTGAGGATAACTGGCTTCCATCATTAGAACAATTGGCGAATTATATCGCGAATGTGGATATTTTACAATGTAAAACCTATATCGCAAAAAATTATAAATATTGTAAGCCCGAAATTGTAAATAATAAAAAATCATTTGTATCTGCGCAAGAATTACGACACTGTTTAATTGAACATATTCAACAAAATGAAATATATGTAACAAATGATATATGTTTAGGAAATGAGAAAAGCGGAATGTTGTTATATGGAACAAACGCAGTAGGAAAAACCAGTTTTATACGAGCATTGGGTATTTCAATTATTATGGCTCAGTCGGGTATGTATGTTCCTTGTTCTCGTTTTCAATTTAAACCATATACCGCTATTTTTTCGCGTATCTTAGGAAATGATAATATTTTTAAAGGGTTGTCTACGTTTGCGGTTGAAATGTCTGAATTACGAATTATATTAAAGATGGCGGATAAACGGAGTTTAATATTGGGCGATGAATTATGTTCAGGAACAGAAACCGAAAGTGCGTTAAGTATATTTGTTGCGGGATTGATGGATTTACACGACAAAGACGCTTCTTTTATATTTGCGACGCATTTTCACGAAATTATAAACTATGATGAAATCAAGATGATGAACAAATTATCATTGAACCATATGTCTGTTATATATGACCGTGAAAAAGACGCGCTAGTATATGACCGCAAATTAAAAGATGGACCCGGAACGAAGACCTATGGGCTAGAAGTATGTAAATCATTGTATTTAACGGATGAATTCTTAGACAAAGCATATGCTATACGAAATAAATATTTTCCCGAAACACGTGGTGAATTAAATTTTAAATCTTCTACTTATAATGTGAATAAAATACGAAGTATATGTGAAGTATGTAAAAATGAAATAGCGGAAGAAACTCATCACTTAGAAGAACAACATACAGCAGATACAGATGGGTTCATCGGTCATTTTCATAAAAACCATAAAGCGAATTTAGTTTCTATATGTAAAAATTGTCATGATAAAATACACCATGATAATTCAGGTAAGAATACATTGAACGGTAAACAACGTAAAAAAACAACCAAAGGATATGAATTTATCTAGTAGGTGCCCTTGGATTATAATTACAATTACCATAACATTTGCCTTGATAATAATAGAAGTCCTTGTTTTTAACAAAAATATCACTATAGTTGGCTCGAATATAAGGGCCTTGTTGATTTCCTGCGACGCATTTTTTTCCACCCAATAATACGCAACACGAAGTAGACGCACAATTATTAAGTGGAGTAAGTCTGCATTGGTCTTCTAATTTATCGGGAAAATCTTTTAAACTATCACAAAATCCATTTGCTATAATATTTTTGTCGCTTGATTGTTTATTCGCAGATAAATCAATCATAGTGCGTGATAAATAAACACTATCTTCATATGATGGAACATATGATGATGGCCCAAAACGATAACTACCAGGTTCATTATATAATGTGCTACCTTGTATTTCAGGAAAAGGTAAAATAATAGTGTTTCCACTTTGGTCTTTCACGGTTATTGTTTTTGTAGATAAACCATAACCGTCCTCTTCCGCCAGTATAGTTTGAATGTCATCATGGTATTCTACATTATAATTATTCATATTGAATTTAGTAAGTTTGTTATATGCGTCTTCAGTAGGAGCAGTATTTCCATATAAACCTTGATAATCAATCGCTTTTTGCGCTTTAGAATTATCATTTACACTGCCTGAGCCAGCAAACCCAGAAGAAAACCCTTTTTCTGTTGCGGCTTGTTGTGCGGATTGTGCATAGATTTGTGCGTTTGTAGGAACGGCGTTCATCCCTTCGAATGTATTTTTGATAAACAATACATCAATCGCTAAAGTTAGAACAATTAATACGAACAATGATATTATAACAATTATATTTTTATTCATACGATTTATATATTAAAGAGAATAAAAAATTGAAAATAATATTATTTAACGAAGAATAAATATACAAATATATTATTATATATACTTAAAAATGATCATTCCAATCAAATGTTTTACTTGTGGAAATGTACTAGCCGACAAATATAGATTTTATTTAGCAGAAGTTCGTAAGAAAAAATTAGCGAACGGGTTAAATGTAGACAAAGTAGTTTATTTATCCATTGAAAAAAAAGATAAAACTCCCGAAGGAGAAGTATTAGATGAATTGGGATTACATAATGTATGTTGCAGAAGACATATGTTAACGCACGTTGATATTGAATAAAATATATTTTAATAATATATATGAAAAATCGTTCAAACAAACGAAGTAAAAAACAACGCAATCATAAAAAATCAAAATCGCGTAAAATGAAAGGAGGATACGGCGCTTCTAATTTTAATCAATTATCAACTTCACATTATTATCCATTAAACAATCATAATAACGACCCATCAGCACCTAGTGCGGTTACAAGTGACCGTTTTTTTCCCAAATTAACTGGTGGTAGAAGTCGTCGTTCTAAAAAAATGAAGGGAGGAGTGTCCGGATTAATGTTAGGCAGTTCCGCAAATACAAATGTGTTTAGTAATTTTGGAACTATAGGAGGTGCGATGAATCAATACAATACATTTAGTGGCGTTCAAAATGTAAACAATGATATAATTTCACATACAAGTAATTATGGCGCAACCGCAATTGTATAAAATATTTGTATTGTAATAATAATTTTTCTATTGTTATTACATAATGGCTATCGTAGGTTTACAACAATTATGTTTACCAGCAAAAGTATATTTAGTGATATCGACAATTGCGATATTAGTTATGGGTATTCATAATTATGGAAATATTAACACTTATTGTTTAGGAAGTTATACATGTGATGTATCGAGCACAGTTTTAGTTTTTGTAATTAAAGTTCTTTATATTTTATTTTGGACATGGTTATTAAATTTAATGTGTAGGTCAGGTGCGTCATCTATCGCATGGTTCTTAGTATTATTACCGTTTATTTTATTTTTTGTATTATTGGCCGTATTGTTGGTGTCTAAAGCAAAATTAGTAATATAATTGTGAAATTATAATATGTGATTACATATTATAATGGTTCATACAAATAAAAACAAAATACATAAAAATATTACCAGGAAGAAAACCGAAATAAAAAAAATAATCAACGGAAGAATCATCAAAGAAGAAGAAGGATGGATCATTACACAGATATATGGAGAACCTTATGAAATGGGTTTTGCGCATGGTTATTTATTGCGAAACGAAATAAAAAAAATAGAGAAAGTCTTGAAATTTCTAGTAAAAAATGATTTACATATATCGTTGGATAAATATCTTCATAAAACAAAACAATTGATTACACCTAAAATAAAAAAATATTTTCCTGAATACTATTTAGAATTAAAAGGAATCGCAGAAGGAGCCAAATATGGAAAGGTAGATATTACATTAGATATAGTAATCGGTTGGAATTCATTATTGTCTATGTATGATGTATTTAAAAAAAAGAAGCCAGAAAGATGCAGTGCCTTTATTGCCTGTGGAAATTCAACCGAAAAAGGGGACATTGTAATGGGTCATAATACACATAGCGATTTTGCTACAGGCCAAATGTTCAATATTATATTATATATGACTCCGTGTAATGGGAATAGTTTTGTTATGCAAACCGCACCTGGATATATAGCGAGTGGAACAGATTGGTTTTTATGTAGCAGTGGAATTATTGGGTGTGAGACTACTATAGGAAAGACAAACTTCACAGCAAAATTTGGAACACCCTATTTTTGTAGAATTCGTAAAGCAATGCAATATGGAAAAACATTAGATGATTATGTAAAAATAATGTGCGAACAAAATGCTGGAGATTATGCGTGTTCTTGGTTATTAGGAAATATAAAAGAGAATGAAATCATGTTATTTGAACTAGGATTAAATATAAAACATATTCAGAGAACCCACAATGGTGTTTATTATGGAATGAATTCGGCCATGAGTGAAAAATTACGAAAAGAAGAAACAAATGACCAAGATTTCAATAATATAAAAACATCTTCTGGTTCTCGCAATAAACGATTGAATGATTTATTAAATGAGAAATATAAAGAAAAAATAAATATGGAAAACACAAAAAAAATATTAGCTGACCATTATGATGAATTGTTAAAAAAAAATGTATTGAATTCAAAAGGAATATGTAAACATGTAGAATTAGAAGCGGAAAAAACCACACGACCACCTTTTTATCCATTTGGTTGCACGGATAGTAAAGTTGTAAATTCGGAATTAGCCGCAAAATTAACATTTTTGGGTAAATTTGGTTGTGGCTGTGGAGAACCTTTTGTTGTAAAAGATTATGTTGAAAAACACCCCGAATATAAGGATTGGGGAAAAATTTTACTAGACCGTCCAAATAATAAATGGTTGAAAATAGAATATGATTATTTAGAAAAATAATATAAAAATGAATAGTATAATAAGAATATAATGAAAATTATTGATTGTTTTATTTTTGCGAACGAAGTAGAGTTATTAAAGTATAGATTGGCTATATTGAATAAAGTAGTCGATAAATTTGTGATTGTAGAAGCAAAACACACTTTTTCAGGTATTGAAAAAGAATTGAGTTATAATAAAAATAAAAAACTATTTCAACAATATGCGGATAAAATAATACATATTATCGTCGATTTACCATATAAACAGCCGGAGATTGATTATAAAACTGACCAACAATGGCAAAATGAATACACACAACGAAATGCGATAAAACAAGGATTAGCACAAATTGAATTAAATCCTGAAGATATTATTATTATTTCTGATGCGGATGAAATTCCGGACCCTGATAATTTAGCAAAGGTAAAAGAAGTTGACCCTAATTTTACAGCTCTTAGATTAGAACAAGCCTATTACTACTATAATTTGTCCAGTAAATTTTTAGACCCATGGTATTATTCGGTTATGATTAAATACGGTTATTTACTTGAAACTGGTTTAACACCTCAAGAATGTAGACACGCGCCTAAGTTTGGTATTTTTAATAAAGGTGGCTGGCATTTAAGTTATTTTGGAGATGTATCTTTTATCCAAAAGAAGATTAAAAGCTTTTCTCATCAGCAATATAATAAAGAAGAATACACGAATGATGAAAATATTAAAAACTGTATCAAAAATTCAACCGATTTATTCAATAGGGATAAAAAATTTCATTCTATGATTAAAATCCCTATGGCTGAAAATACTTATTTACCACCTAATTGTGCTACATTATTGAAACAGTTTTGTAAATAAATAATAATATAAATAAATTAAACAGTATACATGTATATGAATTATACATGCATATTTCTTACCAAATGAAGTTATTATATGCTCAATTCCTTCCATATATTTTACCAACCAGCACAATGATTGGTTTATATTCAGCCGCACTGGAAATTGATTATATGGACAAATATAGAATTCCCATTACAGATAATAAAATGTTGAAAACTTTGTTTGGTAATTATGCGTTTGGAATTATAGCGGGATTAACTTATCCAGTAAGTATTCCAATGATTGCTACACATTATATGTATTCTACGTATCATAAAAAATGCTACTAACATAATTTTTGTAAACTTTCCATAAAATTTTCTTTTATTTCCCAACCCAAATCTCTTAATTTTTGATTACTAATATAATATCGTTTATCATTAAATGGTCGGTCTTCTACATACTCAATCCATTCATCATAATTATCCGTATTTTTCATCATTTTTATCAATATTTTCGCAATTTCAATTACCGAGTATTCCATTCCATCATCACAACCGATATTATATATTTCACCGATTACACCTTTATCCAAAATGGTTTCGAAAGCACTCGCAGTATCATTCGCATGTAAAAACGCACGAACATTACTACCATCACCCTGTATCGTTACTTTTGTGTTTTCTTTCAATAATTTTATAAATCTTGGAATTAATTTTTCCGGATATTGATTTGGACCGTATACATTATTACCTCGAGTAATGATGATGGGTAATTTAAAGGAATGATTATACGATTGTGCTAATAATTCTGCTCCTGCCTTGGTAGCCGCATATGGATTGGTTGGACATAATATAGAATGTTCCGTTTTATGATTTTCTTCAATGGTATTCATTGACTCCCCATATACTTCATCGGTGGATACGTGTATGAATTTTTGTACTTTTCCATATTTTTTACACGCTTCTAATAATGTATGTGTTCCCAAAATATTATCATAAGTGAATTGTATAGAATCATCAAACGAATTTTGAACGTGCGATTGCGCGGCAAAATGTATAACATGTGTAATTTCATATTCTTTTAGTATTTTTTCAATAAAGTCATAATTACATATGTTTCCATTTTTGAAAATATAATTTGAATTATTTCGTATATTTTCATCGATATTCTCTTCATTCGCACAGTAATACATCGCATCTATATTGATTAGTTTATTTATTTTATCTTTGGGGAAATAGTTGTTTATAAAATTACTACCAATGAATCCACAACCGCCAGTTATTAATAAATTTGGTTTGGTTGGTAGACTTTTTTTATATCCAATTAACATTTCACGAACAGATTCTTTAATATGTAAAATTTTTGGATACAAAATATCTAAGGATGTAGTATCTAAATAATTGTTTGAACGGTCTGCTGCTAATATTTGACGTTGTTCTTCTTGTGAAAAATTCAACCAAGTAAATGTAGGGTCTACAATTTCTTTGTACATTTCTAAAATTTCATTATGACTAATAAGTCCAGGATTTGTGAAATTTATAGTTCCAGTTATTTTCCTTTTCATCATATCAATAACAAATGGTAATAATTCAGGTAAAACGGTCATCGAATTTGGAATTGAACATATCTTTTCATATTTCGTTATTTTGGTAATAAAATTGCGCGGATTTTTTTCATCGGTAATAGGCATTCTAATTCTTAAATTTAATACATTGTTCGAGTACAATTTCATAAGACGGTCGGTAAACCCTTTTACAATAGAATAGGAAGAACCAAAAAAATTAGGAAGAGAACTTGGGGTAAATCCGTTGATTTCTTTACCAAATGGATGTTCTTCGTCATATTTGAATATACATCCAGTGCCTAAATATGTATAATGAATATTATATTGTCGGCATATATCAGCGAGTATTAATGGTGAATATAAATTATCACGAATATTTTCTACTAATTTACCTTCTTCCTCTAAATAATCAATGGTAGAAAATGTTTTATCGCCGATTTTACCATGCGTTCTACCAATAAATGATACAATATGAGTTGGATTTATTGTTTTAATTTCATTTATGAGTTCCTCGTTATTATCTACTCTACTTTTTCCGATAAAATATTGAATCTGTTCTCTTTCTACTATTTTGATAAATTGAGAACCTATCCACCCATTTCCTCCATAGACTAAAACAATCATTTATTATACGTATATTTATTTTTTTAATTATTTTTTACGAAACAATTCATTTATAAAAATATTTACAAATGATTTATAATGTTAATATTGGACACACCCAGAAATAGCTCCTTCTTTTTCTAATTTGTTTTTTACTTTCTTTTCCATTTTCTCATAAAAATCATCTTCTAATATATTCTCTTTTTTACCAAATAATGATTTACGTGTTTGGGTTAAACTATCTAATAGTGATTTATTTCCTTTATATTTTTTATGAATCGCTCTTGGTAATATTGAAGGGTTGCCTTTTTCAAATATTGTCCCTAAACAACCTTTGTTACAATAATTCTGTACACAACTATCAGTCATTGTTTTGAGTTGTTTTTTTTTATGTGTAATATTGTTCATTCGTTTTAATGTTTTTTTAATAAGTTTGCTATATTTTTCGATACTTTCTTTTTCTTCTGCTGTTAATGACTTTTTTTTATTTTTTAGTATTTTTTCATTTTCTATGAATGAATTTTCAAACATTTTCTTTGTTTCTTCATATATTTTTTCTTTATCTTTTTCATTACACTTAGTATCCATACACTTAGATACGTCTTTGTCCCCACCTTGATATCTTGGTGTTCGTTTTTTCATAGAACGACGTTTTTGTGAACGCATTATATACTATAAATATATTTTTACGAAACAATTTATAGATATATTATATAAATATTATATAATGATTTATACAGTATCTAATGATGAAAATGATATAAAAAATTTATTGGTAAAATTACGAAGCGATTACGGAGATTACGCATTTATTTCTTATATAGATGGAGAATATGGATTACGCGTTTGGGCATATAATAGTATAGTATATACATTTTATAATTTAGTAAAACAACAAAATATTATATGTATTGGTATTACTTTTAAAAATACAAAATGTTTTTTACATAATTTATGCGATCATATAATAGAAATTGATGATATAGAATTAAAATCAACTATATCTGAAAAATCGAGAGATGATAATGAGAACATAATAATTAGTAATTCACATGCTGTCCCCGAGACATTTTTGGTTGATAGTGTTCCTGATAATAATTATTATGGTAATAATGCGTGGGATTTAGTATATGTAAGAGGTATACACAGTAAAATATATGAAAATATTTTACTAGAAATGAAATTTTCTAATATATTTTATACCTTACATATTGATGGGGATAAGTATAGAAATATATTTGGAAATTATAATTATAATAATTTATGCAGTAATGTTTGTTTATATAGAATTAATGATGAAAATATATATCATACAATACCTAATATGAAAAATATGTGCATTAATAATGTTCAAATCTGTAAAAAAAATGAAAAAAATATGAAAACAAATAAAATTGCTATATGGATAAGAAATTCAAATAAATGGTCGTCCAAAAATACTAAAAAAAGTTATTACGATACTCTGTTTAATTACTGCATAACTGAAAATAAAATTTGTTATGTATTTCAAGATATTATTCGTGTGGATTTACCCGTTCATAATAATATAATAGAATGTAATGATAGAATAAAAAATAGACCAAATTTTGATAATTTTATAAACATTTGTAATACTTGCGACTTATATTTGGGTGCTGATTCCGGGCCATATTATTTATTATTGCATCAAGAACAACCTATATTAAAAATATGTGATGATAATATATTATATCATGATGGAAATACTATTATTACTCATAAAAATGATCAAAAGTTAATAAGTATTTTACAAAATTTTTACAATTCATAATAAAACTATTTATTCGAGTTTGTATAAAAATTTATCATTTTACGTATACCTTCATCTAGTGTTGTAAATGTAAAAGAATCTTTATAAATGTCTCTAAGTTTTTTATTATTAGCAACACATCCTATCATATCACCAATAATTTCGTCTTCAACTATTATATTTTTATTGAAATTACCATGGCGTATCATAACGTTTAGTAGTTCATTAATAGTTGTTTTTACACCGCTACCTAAATTAAATATATCATTAAATAGTAATTTATTTTTGATAGAATCTTTTACTATAAATGCTACATCATTGACAAATATAAAATCTCTATATCTATCTAAACTACCTTTGATAACAACATTTGGGTTTTTGTTTAAAAACTGACTTAAATAAATACTAACCATCCCCTTCGACATATTTGTTAAATCTTGTCCTGGACCATAGCATGTAAATAATCTAAAAATTGTAAAATCTATATTGTAATGTTTTTTGTATAAATCTAAATATTTTTCACTTGTATATTTATGTATAGAATAAAATGTATCGTATTTAATTTCACTATCTTCATTATAAATACCAGGGTTTGATGTTCCGCCATATACACATACTGTGCTGATAAAAATGAATCTTTTACAATTAATTTTTTTTGCGTATTCTAATAATATTAATGTCGATTTAGTATTCGCGTTTAAATCATATATTACATCTTCGAAACTACCTTCTTTACTAGCTTGACCGGCAACATGAATAATACAATCAAAAAATAAGTCCATATCTAAAATTTTTTCGTCTGAACAATCTATATTAATAAAATTAACATTCTTCGCTATATTATTTATATAACCGGTTTTAAGATTATCAAAAACTGTTATTTTATTTAAACCATCGTTCAATTCGTTTAATATATTAGAACCTACAAACCCTGCAGCTCCAGTAATTAATATATTCATTATATTATATAATCAATATATATTTAAGTATTTACAAAATATAAATGATATAAATAAATTCCATAATAATATGAAGAAATACATTTATGTATATTATTTTTAGAATAATCTGTTAAACCAAACCAATGTAGTATAGTCATATATATCAAAATATTTTTATTGTAGTTATTAAATAAATGTAAAAAATTATTAATATTATTTGTAATATTTACAATAATGTTATTTGTATCGTTTATAATAAAAAAATGATTATCATTATTATTAATATGGTCAAATCCACTCAAAGAATATATAATTTTGCTTATATCATATTCTTTTAATCCAAATAATTTTGTATTACCAAAATATCCTCTTGGGTCTATAAACCATATATTATTTATATCATCAATCAAAATATTCGACATATGCGGGTCTCCGTGTATTGTATTGTAAGTATTTTTATCTAAAAAATAATTCATTATATTTGAATATATTTCTTCAATTATGTATGTATGATCATACCGAATAGGAACATTATTTACTGATTTAACAAAATTAAAATAAGATAATAAAGTACGTATATTATCTAACCTATAAATAACTTTATCATAGAATTCAATTCTAATATCATTGAATAATTGTCGTTTATCTACTGTATAATGTTCAACAATATGTATTTTTTCAATTTCAGTTAATAACGACAATATAATATTTTGCTGTAATTTTATGTTGGAATTGTTAAATACATTTATTAAATTATTAGCATTTAATATTTTTTTCATTTTATAAGAATTATTTTTAAATTCTATAATTTCGGGTATATTATTCAATGTATGATATTTGAAAAAAGCCATTTCATTAATAATTACTTTATCTCCATATTCACATGTAGATTGTTTTTCTATGATATTATTTGGTAAATCTGTTAATTGATTGAAATATCTAGTACTATATTTTGTTGTTTTATTATTTATATAATAACATAATTTTTGATAATCACCTATATCCGTTAAAACTTCGATTTCATAACTATTAAAATCTCCAAAATTTTCCTTATAGCAATCACATATATCCATTTTAGGTTCAAAAATATTAATTTGTTTAAATGAACCGAAATAATAGATGCCTATAATATTTCCGTAAGGTTTTTTTATTATCATATTATCTATCGCATCATATCTTCCAAAATTTTTATAAGTAAATATAATATTTGTTGTATCAAATATATCGATAGGTATAATTGTTTCAGGATATATGTCGCACCATGTTATTAAAATTTTTTTATTTATAAATTTATTATTTTGTAATGCTTTATGTATTGTATAACTATTTTCTTGGCCATCATTACAATCTACATTTATAATTTCATATTGAATATCTGTTAATTTTAGATAAAAGTCAACTATTTCATTATATTTTGAATCAATTACTATTACAAATTTTTTTGAATATTTTTTCCAATAATTTATAATTTTATTTAATATATTTAAATTATCAACATTCACTAATAACTTTGGGATATGTTGAGTTATTGGTAATAATCTAGACCCTTTACCAGAAGCGCTAATTACAATATAATCAATAATATCTATGTTTTCATTTTTATTTTGTATTTGATTTGATATTATATCTATTTGATGGTGATTAATTTTTTTTATAAATTTTTGATAATCTTCATTCATATCATATTGAATATTCATAAATACTTTATTTAAATCAAAATTATTAATATGAGAAAAATTCAAATATTTTTTGAAATTGAATAATACTTCGTCTTTGAAAATATTATCTCCACAAATATATATTTTTTTTTGATTCGCTAATAATAGTCCGATTTCTATTAAAGAACCTATATGTTCTTTTTCATTTTTTTCTAAGTATAAAATTCCAAATACTGAACTATTAATATCATCTTGAATTACATTACAAATATATTCTTTATCTTCTGTATTAATTTCCTCTTTATTTTTATTAATATGTATCCAATTTGCTACAATTGGATACATTGTTTGTAATTTCAACCATTTATCTCGATGATGCGTTTTGGAGGAAATATAAAATGGTAGGTAATTAAATGATAGCTTAAATAACAACTCACTTATATTTTTAAAATCATTCATTTTATTTGCTGCGTTGATCATATTATAATATACATAGTTTTCATTATTTATTAATATACAGTTATATATTGCGTTTGTAGCAGAAATCCATCCTTTATATGAATCTTCAAATGCGATAATATGATGATTTTCTATATCTTTTGGTAATTTATCTAATAATGATAAATAACAATGACTATCGGGCTTTCTTTTTTTACTTGAATTTCTTGTAATTATAATATTACATTTTTTTAAAAAGGGAAACCTTTTACTTATCAATTCAATTATTTCATCGGTTGCATCGGTTACAATACATATTATTTTACCGTTTTTTATAAGTAAATTGAAAAAATCATAAAATCCATCGATTAAATTTATATTATTGATTTCATTTTTATATAATTCCTTTTTAAGATTATATATATTTTCATAATTTTCAGGAAATATTTTTTCGAAAGAATTATCTAATGAATGATGAATTTTACAGTATTCATTCCAATCTAAATTATAATCAACAATGCGCAATAGAGCTTCTTTATAACAATTATAATGTATCGGTTCAGAGTTTATAATAACCCCGTCTAAATCAAAAATATAAGTAGAAAAATCTAAAATATTCATATTAGACATATATATTTAATTATTAAATTATTTACGTATTGAATACTTGTTAAAAAAATTGTTCACACATAAAAATAGTGGTTCAGGCAAATTATTCATATCAAACCATTTCCATTCAAAACATTTATCAGGTTCTTTCAATTCAGGAACTATCATATTATCAATAGTAAACAATTGATATATTGTTATATAATGTTTTTTAACATCATAAAATATATCATTTGTAAAACCTATTTCACTTGATTTAAAATATTGTAAATCTATATTCGTTTCTTCAAATAGTTCTCTTTTTCCACATTCTTCTGGTGTTTCATTTAATTCTAAATGTCCACCAGGAAATGACCATTCTCCATGTCCATGTGAATTTTTTCTTTTTCCTAACAATATATTATTATTATAATTTAATATAACTAATACTCCTACACCAGGTCGTATCATAATAATTATAATTATAATTATTATTTAATTTATTTACGAAACAATTTATAAATTATTTGTGGATATATTATAAATGTATGAAGAATTATTAAAAAAAATACCAGACGACATTATTATCAATCATATTATTCCATATACTTATCAAAAACAACCATTGCGCTTATTACATGATATTCGAAGTTATACCCGTGAATTCAAATTTGTGGAAGATGTATATTATACTGAATACAATTCGTCTGTTCTATTGTGTGATTTAATACGGTTTTGTAATAATGGTAAAGTCGCTCCAATATATGGTGTTGAATACACATATGAATTATTTTTGCGTAGAAATTATACCTTATCTATGAAATGTAAAACTGATATCATAGAATATGTATTTCAGAATATTCATAACAAATTGACTTATAAAACAGAGAACAAAATAAAATTTATATGGGGACTATTAACTACACAAGAAAGATTAGATTTCATTGACGAATATATTTTGTTCTAAGAAAATTGAATTAAATAATAAAATATATAAAATAATCAACCTATAATTTATATCGATGGAACCCAAAATTTCTAATATCTCAGAAGAATCAGGCATATACTCATTTACTTTATCGGGTGTAAATGTTAGTTTAGCGAATTCTATTCGTAGAACAGTATTGTCTGATATACCAATCAATGTTATTATTACTGAAACATTCGCAGAAAATCAATGTAATATTCTTGTAAATACATCTCGTCTTCATAATGAAATTTTGAAGCACCGATTAAGTTGTATTCCGATTCATATTACAGATTTGGATTTATTGCCTGGTAAATATGTATTGGAAGTGGATGTTACGAATGATAAAGACCATATTATTTATGTAACCAGTGAACATTTTAAAATACGAAATAAAACCAATGATAATTATTTAGTTGAAAATGAAATTCGTAAAATATTTCCTCCTAATGCTAGAACAAACTCATTTATTGAGTTTGCTAGATTACGACCTAAAATTGGTGATAGTATTCCAGGCGAACAATTAAAATTATCGGCGGAATTCTCTATTGCGAGTGCGAAACAAAACAGTATGTTTAATGTAGTTTCCAAATGCTCATATGGTAATACAGTGGATGGTGTAGCCGCAAATAAAGCATGGGAAGACCATGAACAACAAATGAAGGCGAATGGTGCTACACAGGAAGAAATACAATTTCATAAAAAGAATTTCTATTTATTAGATGCTCAACGTAGTTATGTTGCGGATAGTTTTGATTTTGTAATTCAAAGTATTGGTATCTATGAAAACATTGAAATTATTAAAAAAGCGTGTATTATTTTACAAAATAAAATGGTAGATTTGATTAAATCTATTGAAAGTGATATTGTGCCTATAAATGTTAGTGAAACTACTGTTGCGAATTCTTACGATATTATTTTAGAAAATGAAGATTATACAGTTGGTAAAGTTTTAGAATATTTATTATATGAACAATATTACATGAAAGAAAAGACATTATCTTTCTGTGGATTTAAAAAATATCATCCGCATAATAGCGATAGTGTAATTCGTATAGCTTATAATAAAAATGCGGACAAAGATACTGTTCGAACTCATTTAAAATCTGCTTGTGTGGATGCTTCTGAAATTTATAAGAAAATATATAAATTATTTTAGACATTGTAGTTATAGTATCAAATTCGGGCATTTAAGAAAATCCATTTCGTCATTTTTCGGAAACATTTTTCTTATCTTTTTTAAAAATTCATTCATTTCCTCATAATTTCCAGTTCTATCCTCATAATACTTACCGTTTTTACCACACATTTCTTCATTATTTCTAACAACGATACATCTTTCATAATCTATTTCATTTATGTATATAGAAATTAGATTTTTTTTATTTGTGTTTATGATTGGATATAATAAACACTTTCCATTTTCGGGGTTTGATAACGGATGGTTTAATCGGAAATGTTTACAATTTATACATTGTTTTATTGGTTTGATATCTATTGAATAAACAGAACAACATAATAAAATATATAAAAATAACATTTTTTATATAGTAATCTTCTATGTATTTATATTATTTCCTATAACAAAATTCATTATTTACTATATCAAACATATATAAATATAATTCTCTGTATATTTATATAAAATGAATTATGGAACATACAAATTAAAACAATATATACAAATAAAAGAAGATGACCCGGAAGAAATACCTGACGCACATAAATCATTCAGTTATTATAAAATGTTTCTAGCATCTTTTTTTTCTGCGGGTATATTTACACTCATTTATTTAACTGTTATAAATAAGACATTTACTACGTCAACCCAATCAACCGATTTATATTCAAATTCCAATATTCCAACTATTCAAAAAATATTTGTTCAAGAAGATACCATAACACCTACTTATGTATCTACTCAATCTCCTACACCAAACCCTACAGGTAAAGGCTTTACAACATCTATACATTTCACATCATATCGTCACGGTTATTCAACATTATCTTATTTCGATAAAAATCCTAGTGAAATTTATAAATATAAATTTTTAGAAAATTATAAAGGTATTGTTGAACCACATGCGACAATGTGGTTGAATGTTAGTGACACAACAAATTCGGGCGATTATTATTACAAATACACCATATGTGATACTGTAACTGACGAATGTATAAGTGGTAAAAATACGGAAGATAGTTTTTCATTCGGATGTAAACCATTAACTTCTACATATAAAGTTCAAGTATATCAATATCATTCCAAAAGTAATTTATATAGTAGTTATTACAATGATGGTTATTTTATGTGTATGTATGTTCGACGTGAAATACGTGCTTTAACTGATGATGATTTAGATAAAACGATGGAAGCAATGTGGAGTCTTTGGAAATATGATGAAGACGAAGGTCAGGAATTATATGGTTCGGGATTTCATAGCTATAAATATCTCTTGAATTTTCATTATTTCAACGCGGCGTGGATACATTCAGACCATATACACGAAGGTAATGGTTTCGCAGCACAACATATAAAAATGACGAACATATTTGAAGTATCTATGCAATCAGTTGACCCATCAGTTAGTTTACCTTATTGGGATTTTACCATTGAAACCGCCAGCAATATTGCGGTATGGGATTCGCCTATCTTTACAAAAGATACATTTGGTTCTTTGCCTTTACCGAATAATTATACTTGGGGATGGCTATATTCACAAAATTCAGTAGATGATGGACGCATTCCTGATGGTAGATGGGAAAATTTGGAAGTAGATATGAATACGGATTTTGATGATTTATATTATGCGTATGGATATATGCGGTCTCCTTGGAATGTGAATCCTTCCAAATATATAGCACGTTATACATCGATAGATAAAACATTACCTACTTGTAATTCACATTATACATTATTAGAATATGACCAAATTACTGATTTTTTACACGAAATTCCGTATGCTGCTCACGCGGCGGCACACGGTGTAATCGGCGGAGTATTTGGTTGTGATGCGATGGATTATTTACGAGAGGCTGGATATATAAATGATGTAGAAGGTCAATTAGATTTGTGTAAGAATTGGATATTTTATTTGAAAGAATTTTATCGTTCGAGTATTCTTTTACCATCGGATGATTGTACTTCGGTAGATGAGAATGGAAATTATTCCGTTGATTTTGAAGATACCAAATGTACGTATGTTTGTAATAGTGATTACGACAATGTATTGTTAATGATGCTTCAACATAGTATATTAAATAGTGATTATGAAAGTGTTCCTGAATATGGAGTAATGCCTGATGAAGGTTGGGATGCTTGGAAAGATTTTATATGCGGAGGTGATGGAAGCAAAGTATTTGGTGGAGACCATTTAGAATCTGCTTCTCCTGCTGACCCGTCGTTTTGGCCTATACATCCAACCTTGGAACGTATTTTACAAGTGAAATATATGTCTGGTGGATTTATGTCTGATGATTGGCCAATCGACCCCGATAATGAATATGTGTGTAATAAAGTTACATGTTATGATGAAGATACTGGCGAATTTGGTCATTGGGATATGTGTTGCTATGGACATTATCAAGATGATAGATTATTAGATGCGACGAATAACGATAAATATAGTTATGTTGGACCAACCAATCGAGAAATATTTGATGGAACAAACCCTTTATCAGAAGATTATAATATGATTTATATTTATGATAGTTTTACGTGGGAACATTGTTTGATTGAAGATTATGATTTTAATGAATTGATTACCAATTTATATAATAATTATGTCTATAATACATCAACACCAGATAGTGAGAAAGGATGGTAATGCCTTGTGCGTTTATATAAATAAATATATATTTATATTTGATTGTATTATTTAGAAAAATATATTTTTGTATAATATATAAACATTTACAAATGGACGAATTTCGAACGAATTTTCATCCGTTGAACCTAGATAATTGTAATGAGTTTGCCAGACAATATATGTCGTTGAAACGCGCAGGACGTAATGATTTTCTTTATAATATAAGGATAGGTCCTAACGACCCTAACGACTCAAGGGCTATAACACTTACCGATATTGAGGAAGTATCATGTAATAATGGTATTATTACTATCAAACATTCAAATGGTAAGATACATAGCAGGAATATACGAACTGAAAAAACTAGAAATTTTACAATAATACCATTTAAACAGAATAGGGGTGGAAAAAGAAAATCAAAGAAACAAAGAAAATCGAAGAAACAAAGAAAAAGTAGAAAACACAATAAATAGACAAAATTGATTTATAGAAAAGAATACATTCATATAGTTATATTTGAATTATATGAATATGAACCGTTTACGAAATGTTTGCGCTGCTTTATTTTGCGGTTGTTTATGTAAAATAAACGCCGTATCTAATATATTTTCATATATATATAACGATATGGAGTATTTAGACAAAATTACATATGAGAATACTATACCATTCATTCCACCAATTACAAGTGGTAAAGTTGTAAAAGTCTATGATGGAGATACTTTCACTTTAGCCGCCAAATTACCTAATACGGATGGTCCTGTTTATCGGTTTACTGTTAGATTGAATGGTATTGATACACCTGAAATTAAAGGGAAAACTGCTACTGAAAAAGAATTGGCGAAAAGAGCCAGAGATGCGCTCAGTAGTTTAATTTTGAACAAAATTATTATATTAAAAAATGTTGAAACTGAAAAATATGGTCGCTTACTAGCGGAGGTGTATCTTGATGATATTAATATAAATAATTATATGGTTGATAATAAATATGCGGTGAAATATGATGGTGGAACAAAAGAACGTCCAGAAGAATGGAATTAGATAGTGGTTTCTTTATATTATTTGTGAAAAAAATATAAAAAATTGAATTAAAGATTATTGAGTAAATATAATATAGTTCCGTCTAATTCCCTTATAAATTCCCATATTAAATATCCGAGCACGAGCAGAAATGGAGAAACGCATCAATAAGAAAATAGAAACCTATGTGACTAGTTTTAAAGACCAAATCAGAAATAAAATAAATGAGTTAGAAATATCCGATAAAAATAAAATGAGTGAATTAATGGAATATGTATATGAATATCCCAGATTTACTCTTTGTAAAGATGATTTATCAAAACGCAAACGTATTAAAAATTCAATACCATCATTAAATCGTTGTAGTGCTAAACGTGCGAATGGTGAACAATGCACTCGGCGTAGAAAAGAGGGATGCGAATTTTGTGGAACTCATTCCAAAGGAACTCCAAATGGATTAATACAAGGGGAAAATGTAGACGATAATGGAGTTCCTTGTGGAAATTTCCATAAATTAGAAGTATTTGCGGAAGAAGTAAAGGGAATTGTATATTACCTTGATAAATATAATAATGTCTATAATACTGAGGATATTTTAAGTGAAAAACAAAATCCTAGAATTATAGCCAAATATGTAAAAGAGGAGGATAAATATACCATTCCTGAATTAGGTTTAGTGTAGTTATATGTCTTGTGTATAGTAGTTATTTACTAGTAATTTTACGTTCTATTGTTTCTTTCACTACTTCCTCTTGATTTTCAATAATATAATTATTCAAATGATTTGCTTTTGCTATATCACCATTATAAAAATTAGATAAAATATTCATTAATACTTTTTTTGTGATTGGTTTTTTAACATTCTTTTTAGTATAGCATATTTGACCATCATTAATATCAAAACAATCTATTTCATTTTGTTTCATCGTATCCATTAATTTAACAGACAATTTCTTTTTTTCATTTTTGCGAGCGGTCAATTCTTTACTAATCTTCCTGATATCATTATCCATTTTCACCCATTCTTTGATTGTTTTGATTAATTCTTCTTTCGTTTCCATTATATATTATAATACATATATTTTTATATTTATTATGAAAAGCAATAAAAATTTAGGATATTTTTGCTATAATTAAATATATTCACATTTATATAATAGGGAATAATGAATAAAATGAATTTTACGGTATATAATAAAAATGATAAAAATAGTGTATATTCTCAACCAAATATAAATACGGGCCAATTATTATCATTTAGACAACTTACACGACAATATAATCCAAATGTAAATAATCAATCTAAACCGGAAGTTGTAGAAAAAAAAGATGAAATACAACCAAAAAAAATGAAATGGGGAGAACCTACTTGGTTTTTATTTCATACTCTTGCTTATAAAGTGAAAGATGAAGATTTCCCAAAAGTAAGAAAAGAATTATTGGGAAATATATATAATATCTGTTCAAATTTACCTTGTCCAATATGTGCTGAACACGCGGTTGAATATATGAGAAAAATAAATTTTACTAGTATTCAAACGAGAAGACAATTGATAGATTTGTTATTTAATTTTCATAATGAAGTAAATAAAAAAAAGGGATTTCCGTTATTTAAATATGAAGATTTGGATGAAAAATATTCTAAAGCAGTTACTAAAAATATTATTTTTAATTTTATGATACATTATCAAGATAAACATAAAAGTATTCATATGATTTCCAATGATTTATATAGAGCTAGACAAGTGGTTGTTTTAAAAGAATGGTTTAATAAAAATTTTAAATATTTTAACCCTTAATTGAAAATATGAATATCGTTATTCATATATTCTTACTTGGTCACTTAACCCAAATTGGAAGATACTAATTTTCCGTTTTTATACACATTACACTTGAATGTATTTTTGGCGGGTCTACTACATTCGGCATTTCCAGATACTTTATTAAAATATTGTAAATTGGTCATTTTGGTTTTATCAATGATAAATGCCCATAATGCGCCCATTCCACCACCAATAATTAATGATATTAATAATGGTGCTATACTAACACAATTGTTCGTTATATTCCATATGATATCAAATACAATAATAAATGGGAAAAACACTAGGGTTGGTATGTTCGATTTCACATACTGATATTTTAATATTAAATATAGTAAATAGAAAAAGGTATACCCAAAAATTGCTTGTCCTAGTGGTAAAGACGTTAATGATGTATGACCTAATGTGATTAAATTGCTGCATATAGGTTGTTCTACATCAACTGAAGGTTTGGGTAATAAATTCATTACAGGGTTTCCTACAGTTATTAAAATGAATATTGTAATTAATAAACCGATCAAGTAGACTAATCCTTTGAAATCTTGGTTAAAGATGGATGATAACGAAAAAAAACAGACCAATATAAAAGGTGCTAATCTCAAAAATAAATATGTGATAGTAAATATATTCAATTCCATCTAAATTATAATATACAAAGATATTTTTGTATATTATATTTATTTATTTATTCAAATACATATTGAAAGACTTCGTTGATATGACTTACTTCTACAAACATAATATCTTTCATATATGGTTTATCACCATATACTTCTATTATTTCTTGAAAATCTTTACTATTTGCCTTTGGATATAAAAAGGTTTTGATACCTGCTCTAATTCCTCCTTGTATTTTATTATCTAAACCACCAATCGCAGTTACTTCTCCTTGTAAATTTATTTCGCCTGTTATTGCTACTGTATTTTTTATCTTTCTTTCATTGAATAAACTGTATATAGCAGTTGTAATTGCTGTTCCTGCTGAAGGTCCATCTTTAGATACTGCTCCTTCTGGACAATGAATATGTAATCCTTGGCACTTGGTTTCTTCAAAATATTTGATTAAATCTTTTTTCCGTTCGATGGGTGTAATATTCCATGCTAAACTTTTTGCTACATTCATACTTTCTTTCATTACATCCCCCTGTAATCCAGTTAAACGTAAATCTAAAAAGGTAGATGATGGAAAAAACATGGTCTGTATTGGTATAATACCTCCTCTACCTAACACGTTAGCCCATAAACCATTTATGATTCCTATTTCATTATTTGAATGAACTTTCTTCTCTTCGATTTTATGATATTTTTTCAAATACTTATCTATTTTATCTTCTGTTAATACAATTGGTGTAATAAAATTCTCGATATCTTTGCATTTTAGTATTTCAATATTTATTTCACCATATAAATCAAATAATATTTCTTTTAATTTACGAACACCTGGCTCTAATGTATAAGACATGATTATATATTCTATCAGGTTCTCATTGATGGATATAATATCTTGAAAACCCATCTTTTTATTTATTTCCGGTAAAATATATTTGTTTACTATGACTAACTTCTCATCTAATGATAAGTTTTCAAAATGTATACGATGTATTCTATCTAACAATATTCGGTCGATTTGTTCGGGGTCATTATAGGAGAATATAAATAATGCTTTGGATAAATCGATATTTATTCCTGTAAAATATTTGTCTTGGAAACCATCATTTTGCGTAGTATCTATCAAATGGGTTAAAATACCAATGATTTCTTTTCCATTTTCCGTTTTACTTACTTTGTCTAACTCATCCACATAGATAATAGGGTTCATACATTTTGTTTCCATCAATATATCTACGATTCTTCCCCACGTTGAATTTACATAGGTATATCCGTGGCCTTCTAACGTTGACCCATTACACGAACCTCCTAACGCGATGAATGCGAATGGGCGCGATACACCATTTTCATCTTTTAAACAATTTGCTAATCCCTTTTTCGCCAATGATGTTTTTCCAACACCAGGAGAACCTTCGAACCCAAAACAATATCCGTTTTGTTCTCCGTTCATCCATTGTCCTATTATCTTTAATATTTGATTTTTCGCATAGGAATGCCCATGAATGGAGTCATCTAATATATCCGTAATTACATTCATATTATTCTCTATTTTCAATATATTCGTTTTTAAATAATTCATGTCTGAAACAGTTTTTGTTAATGATATAGGAGAACTTGTTTTTATTAAATCATATATTTCCATAATATGCGTATCATTTTCAGCGGTTTTTACATAATCCATTATATATTCGATTTTTTTTGATTTTTGTTCAGTGGAATTGATTATCTTTTTTGCTTTGTTGGTATTTGTGATGTAATGTAAAACATTGGTTATCTGTTTTATAGGTAGTGTTGCTAATATTTTATTTATATCTTTGGATACATTTCCTACTATCGTTGTATTCATCTCTTTGATATATTTTAATATTTCAATACTTGTGTATTTATCTTTTTTTGGAATACTTACGGTAGACATCATATTTTCACCATTATTCAATAGTTTTAAAAATGTCTGATTTATCTCTTTCATTTTTCTTAAAATTGGTTCTTCTCTATAGAATCCGAAAGGAATCTTGATTAACCCTTCCAAATATTGCTTTGCCTTTGTTCCTAATTCGTCGGATTTTCCTTTAATCTCTTTTAATTTTATCATCGCTTTTTCTTTTATCGATTCATCTACTTTTAATAAATAGATTTGTTGCTCTAATGATATTTTATTTATATCATATTTTTGCGTCATATCGTGAGTGTATTTTATGGTATATTTTATTACATCTTTGAAGTATGACTTGATTTTCCAAGGTAAACTTTCATATATCAATAATTGTTCTTTGGTATCTACATTATCTGATGAATTTACGGAAATTAAATCGTATAGTAAATAACATATATATTGAATTTCATCTTCTTTATTGTATAATAATAAATTCAATAACATATTCCGTTGTAATGTTATGTCGTACTCTAAAAAACGCTTGATTGTTATATCTAATTTATTGTTTTTCACAGAATTTATTTCGGCCATGATAGCATATATTCTTTTATGAAGGTCTAAATCCCCGGAAATCAATATTTCTTTGAATGTTAATGCGTTGATTATCCTTTCCATGATATCTTTTTCATTTGTGTTTAATGAATTTGCGTGTAATTTTAAATTCTGTTTTCTTGTATCTATATAAGAATTATTTAAACATTCTAATTGTATATCTTCTACGATTCCATTTACAATTAATGTCTTTTTTAATTGCTGATTCTGTATAATCACCCTTATACCATAAATTTTTTGATGAAATAATTTTACGGATGCCTCTATATCGAAACATTCAAACATATTTGCGTCTTCTATTTGTATGATATCATCCATCAATTTATTACTACATAATACTCCATTGAATGGCTTCAATGTCTTTTTTCCATCCTTCCAGTGAATAATCTTATAACCTATTGGGTAAACATATTTACGAATTAATTCATATTTATCGTTGATTAAACCACTTTCCGATTTTATTTGAGAGTATTGAGAACCGAAACTGATAAATAATAAATCATCAATATTTAATGTTCCAAAGCCGCATATAATCATAGATAATTTATCAATGATTTTTTGTAAATTGTCGATTATTTTATCACTCTCTATGGGCGTTTGTTTTAATTTATTTGTAATTTCATTGGTTTTTTCATATAAATCATTCAACACATTTATAGAAAGCGTTATATCATTATTGCTAAATATTTCGTATAATTTATGCCGTTTTATCGAAATCATCGTTTTGCGGATAATTTCTTGTATATACACAGTTTTCTCCGTTATGAATTCTATGATATTTTTCACATCACGTTCATCGATTACATTTTTTAATTTTATAGAGTTTTTATTCGCTTCTTTTTTTTTAGAATTCATTATACATTATATTATCATAAATATAATCTATAAAATTTTTATTGTAGAATATATAGGTAGATTTTTTTTACACCTTTGGACATTTAAGTTCGCACAAAATATAATAAAAAATTATATAAATATTTTTTACTATATAATAGTATCGTAATGGATGATAAAGCAAGAATTAAAGAATTAGAAGAAAAAAATGCTAAGTTAGAAGAAGAATTACAAGCAACCAAGGAACATCTCAAAAAATATACAGCACCTCAAAGGAAACGAGAAAGCAAATCAAAAACCAACGAGCGAATATTGTTATTAGAAAAGAAACGAAACAATATCATAGAAAAGGAAACTCGTTTATCGTTCCAAAGCAGTAAATCGGTTGATTATGAAAAGTTCAAGAAGTATATACAAGAAAAGGATAAACTCAACAAAGAAACAACCGAGTTTTACAAGCGTAATGTTTGGCGGAAAATGAAGTTTAGACAATATAGTTATGGTAAGAAAAGTATAGATAAGTTCCTCAATAAAATCAAGGAAACTTTTGGAGACAATATTCTCATTGGTTATGGAAATTGGAGTAGAAGCACACAAATGAAACATTTTATGCCTACAATGAATAAAGGGCTGAGAAAGTATATCCATAAGAAATATGATACAATAACCATCAATGAATGTAATACCAGTAAAAAATGCTGTGAATGTAATAATGATTTATCTTACTATAAGAACAGCGAGGGAAACAATGAGTTTCGTCTATTAGTATGTTCTGGATGCGTGAGACCACAAGTCAAACAAACCGTATTTAAAACAAGAGACGCTAATTCAGCAATCAACATAATGAATATTACAAAATGCTGGATAGAGAAACAAGAACGCCCAGTGTGTTTCCAAATTTCGTCTTTCACCACTTCAAATACAAAAAACGAAGTGGAAAAAGTAAGACCATCGTAGGTGAAACTCCTACTATTGATTTACACTTTTAGATATTTTTGTGCGAACTTAAATGTCCAAAGGTGTATTTGCGAATATTCTATATTGAAAATGATATAAAAATAAAAGTATCTATATATCAAATGGGAATACCAAGCTACTTTTCGTATATTATTAAAAATTATCCTAATATTATACGAAATCTACAATACTTTAAAACCAATGAAGGGTTTGAACATTTATTTATGGATTGTAATTCGATCATTTATGATGCGGTAAATACGATGAATAGTATCGATGACTATAAAAATTTATCCACCGCGGATTTTGAAAACAAGCTCATTGATAATGTTATACAGGGCGTTGAAAAATATATTTTATTAATACAACCTACCAAAACCGCATTTATTGCGTTTGATGGGGTTGCCCCATTTGCGAAGATGGAACAACAACGAACCCGCCGATATAAATCACAATATATGAGTAAAATTAATGGTGATGATACCAATAATAAGTGGAGCACTTCGGCGATCACACCGGGAACATCGTTTATGAATTTATTATCGAAACGTATTGATTCCGCATTTTTATACTCGGAAAATAAATATAAAGTTAAAAAAATGATTGTATCTTGCTCTACAGAAAATGGTGAGGGGGAACATAAATTAATGGATTTTTTAAGATTGGGTAATTGTGCGAATGAAAAAGTAGCTTTATATGGGTTGGACGCCGACCTTATTATGCTTTCTATTTTTCATTTACGTTATTGTAAAAATATTTGGGTTTTTCGTGAAGCACCTGAATTCATTAAAAGTTCTATACCTGTAGCAATACAAGGTGGTATTATGGATTTGTATTTTTTAGATATAGATTGCTTAGCCAATCGCATTGTTCATGAAATGAATTGTGTATCTATCGATAAACATCGTGTATATGATTATGTTTTTTTATGCTTTTTGTTGGGAAATGATTTCTTACCGCATTTTCCAGCCATGAATATACGTACCCACGGTATTCAAGCATTGATGGATATATATAGATTATATATTGGGAATCATGTAGACCGTTTTTTAATTTCTAAAAATTACACAATTCAATGGAAACACATCCATACATTTATTTCATATATAGCCAAAAAAGAACACGAATATTTAACCAATGAATATTTTGTGCGCGATAAATTCGATAAACGTACTTGGTTAGATACTACCCCCGAAGAACGTAATGAAATTATATTGAATATTCCAGTTATATATCGTGCTGAAGAAAAATATATTTGTCCCAGCGAACCAGGTTGGGAAGGACGGTATTATAAATGTTTGTTTGAACAAGAAAAAAATACGACTTTTATTAAACAATTGTCGAATAACTATTTGGAAGGTTTAGAATGGGTATTTAAATATTATTCTTCCGGTTGTCCTAATTGGAGATGGAAATATAATTATCATTATCCACCACTATTTAATGATTTAGTTCATTATATTCCTCATTTTGAAACTGATTTCATTAAACCAAATAATAATGCGTTTTCTTCCGATTTACAACTATCTTATGTATTACCTATCGGTCAATCTTCTTTATTACCAAAACAAATTTCTGAGTTTTTAAAAACGAATTATTCTGATTATTATCCGGAAGATTATCAATTCAAATGGGCATTTTGCCGTTATTTTTGGGAATCACACCCAGTCTTACCTGAAATACCTTTCGAATTATTAGAACAGTGGGATATTCAATTCCAACTAAATAAAAATAAATAGAAAATTGAACTCGTTATAATTGTTATTTATTACTAACAATTATAATGGAAATTATTGAAACAATTAAAAGTGTTGCGACTTCTTTTGTAAATTTGTTTGGAATATATTTGGTATGGATAGTCATTCATTATGGTGCTAGTCATTTATATATAAAATTGTGTGTTCCTGATAATGTGAATGGATTTATATTATCACCATTCATCGCGCCTGCTCCTCATTGTCAAGCATTGCGTTGGTCTATTTATAATGGTGGAAATAGTATTTCTGCTATGTGGATTATATTGGGCGCGTGGTCATTATCTCATTTACAACCTATTCGCATTTTTCGAAATAATCCTCCTAATAAAATTAAATAAAAATCAGTAAAAAATATACACATTACGCGTATATCTTTTATTTTTTATTTTTTATTCGAATATACATGGATTTTCAGATAACCATCGCCAATCTAATTTATCAAATTGTTTTTCTATATTTTCTTCCAAGTAAAATGCGGCGTTTGGATTTTTACATAACCATCGCCAATCTAATTTTTCACGATATTGTTCTAATATTTCGATTGCGTTTGGGTTTGCTGATAAATAACACCAATCTATATCTAATGTATTTTCCTTTATTAAATGTATTGCGTTTGGATTTTTACATAATTGCAGCCAATCTATTTTATCCTGGTTTCCTTCTAGTAATTTTATGGCTTTTGGATTGGTAGATAACCAACTCCAATCTATATTTTTTTTATTGTTTTTTAATAATTTTATGGCGGTTGAACTTGGGTTGGTTGATAACCATAACCAATCGATCATATCTTTATTTTCTTTTAATAGTGATAATGCGTTTGGATTTGCGGATAACCAACTCCAATTTATTCGATCTTCATCGCATTCGTTTACTGAATATTGCGAAACGAAATCATAATCATCTTCGTTGGGTTCATACGGTAATTCTTGAAACCACGAACATACGTTATACGGGTTTTCTGTTAGAAATTCCACCGCACTTGGATTTTGTGATAAATTTTCCCAACTTAATATGGAATACTCACAAATTCTTCTTTGGCGTTTATATTTCGCCATATTTTCTTCGTGTTTTTTATATATTAATTCTATTGCTTTTGGGTGCGGATTTAAACATATTTTTTTCCAATTAATGCGATTGGTATTCCAAAACATATCTATTGCGTTTGGATTTGCGGATAAATTTGACCAATCAATCATATGTTCATTTCCTTTTAAATAGGATATCAATTTTGGATTAGGGTTTCTAGCCAAATATTCTAATTCAAGATATTCTTCGTATGGTTTTATCCAAGATGCTAAAGACATTTTTCAGAGAGCGCTTGTAAAAATGTGGGTTCGGTTATAAGATGTTGTTGTGAATTATTGTTTATTTATATATTAAAAAATAATTCAATTTTTTGGTTTACTCCAATATTTTTTTTACGTCTTTACCATACAATGTATAATTTTTCATCAACTCATCGACTAATATGTTCATTTTTTCTTTGTTTTCTAATAAAATCATTTTCGCATCATTATACGCATTATTTACTAAGTCCAACGATTCTTTATCTAGTATTTCTTTGGTTTTTTCAGAATATTTATCACCTCCGCCTAATGACCTTCCCAAAAAGGGCGTTCGACCATTATCGATATTCTCATTATAAAATGCTTCTAAACGTTTTCCCATACCATAATTTCCAATCATTTGTTGAGCTAATGAATTCGTTTGTTTTAAATCTTGAACCGCACCGACTGATACAAAATCTTCACCATAAAATATATTTTCCGCTGCTTTTCCACCCATTCCTATTAATAAACGTTTTTTTAATAAATCTTTGGTATATAACCCACTATCGGTTATATTTTCATACTCATTGAATAATGTATAACCGCCCGCACCGTTATAGGTGCTTTGCATAGTAACCTTTTTCAAATCGAAATATTCACTAAAAATGGCGACTAATATTGCGTGACCTACTTCATGTATCGCAACTCTTCTTTTCGATTCCTCACTACGATTATCTATTTTTTTTGATAAACCTACCACTAATTTGTCTACCGCATTCAATAAATCGAGTTCTTGTATCACCGTTTCACCTCGTCTTGAAGTAAATATAGCTGCTTCGTTCAATAGATTTTTTATTTGAGCTCCTGAGAACCCATTGGTTAATTCAGATACCAATTCAAAATTAATAGATGGACTTAAGAATTTATTTTTAGAATGGACCTTGAATATTTCTTTTCTTGATTCACGGTCAGGCAATGGAACGGTTATAATTCTATCAAACCTGCCTGGACGTAGTAATGCGGCATCTAATACGTCTTTTCGATTGGTTGCAGCGATGATTAATATTCCTTCGTTATCGGCGAATCCATCCATCTCTGCTAATAATTGATTTAAGGTTTGCTCTCTTTCATCATTCGCCATATTTATTCCTGCGCCTCTTTGTCTTCCTACCGCATCAATTTCATCTATGAATAAAATACATGGTTTATTATCTCTCGCTCGTTTGAATAAAGCGCGTACTTTTGATGCTCCCATTCCTACAAATAATTCGACGAACTCACTCGCGGCAATGGATATGAAATTCGCATCGGCTTCACTCGCAATTGCTTTTGCTAATAATGTTTTGCCTGTTCCGGGCGGGCCTTCTAATAATATTCCTCTTGGAATTTCTGCTCCGGCGGATTTATATACGGTACTGTTTTTTAAATAGGATACGACTTCGGTACATTCTTCGAATATTTCGGTACTTCCTGCGAAACTATTTAATGAAATATTTGCTTTCACCATATTTATTTTATCTGCGTCAATCGCTTTGTTGTTTTGAAATCCGGGCATTCCTGGTAAACCTCCATTTGAATTCATACCATTCCCGTTACTTCGAAATAATGAAATGATGAAGGATAAAAAAAGAAAGGGGAATACATACGTATCTAGAAAACCAAAGATACTGTTTAAGAGTAATTCAGCCTGACCGATTTGCGGTTCTTCTAGAAAATAGGTTTCTATATTGTTTCGATTACTTTCGTCGACAATTGTTTTTGCTACAACTGGATTTATTTTTGTTAATGAATAATCAGTTATTGCGTCTCCTTGACTATCTTTTGATTCTGATATTATAGCATCTAATTTATTCGTTATGAATATTTGTTTAATATCGTGATTTTTGATTTTACTGATTAATGAATTATAAGTATTCTCGGATAATATATTTCTGTATTTTAATGCTTGCTGTGCTGTTATTGTATAATCACTATTTACCATTTTCAACTTGAAACCACTGGTCAATGGTATCAATGATAATATAAAAAATAATATTTTCATACTTTTAAATTATAAATAAAATTACTTTTATATTGTTTATGAGAGAACAGTAAAAAAGGCCTTCGCCCTTTTTATTTTTTATTTTTATTTGTAGTTTTTATTTTTTATTCGGATGATGCTGCGTGAGAAAGAAGGATATGAATAATATCGTCGGGATTAGATAATGGTTTGTTGGCGGTAGATTTTTTGGATTTCTGGGTAACCCCTTCAACAGGAACTTCAGAAGCCGCTTCA